TTATAACATAGGATTACTTAAGAAAACAAAACAGTTCAGTAACAGGCAGCAGCCCCCCGCCCGATAGAGGCGGGGAACCCTCAGCAAAATCAGCTGGAAATCCCATCCACGGCGTCGAAGACGCCGGAGACGCGCATCAGACGGCTACGGGAGCTTTGATTGACGGCCACGGGTCGTAGTCGATGAGATGGAACATGCCCGGCTTGTAGTCGAACAGGCTGTCCGCCTTGTCGATTTCCATATGCGGCCACGGGCGTGGCTCGCGCGACAATTGTTCGCACACCTGTTCCAGATGGTTCAGATACACGTGCGTGTCGCCGCCGACCCAGATGAACCGTCCCGGCTCCAATCCGGCCTGTTGGGCCATCATCATGGTCAACAGCGAGTAGGAGGCGATGTTGAACGGCACTCCAAGGAACATGTCAGCCGAACGCTGATACAGTTGGCAATCCAGAAAACCGTCTCCGCGCACGTGGAATTGGAACAGGGCGTGGCATGGCGGTAATGCCATTTCGTCCAATTCTCCCGCGTTCCATGCGGATACGATGATTCGACGGCTGGACGGGTTATGTCGGATAAGGTCGAGCGCGTTTGACAATTGGTCTACCGTGGTGCCGTCGGTTTTAGGCCATGAACGCCATTGGATGGGATATCCTTTGCCGATGGTTCCGTCCGGCAACACCCATTCATCCCAGATGTGGACGTTCTGCTTTTGTAGAGTGCGGACCTTGTTGTCTCCGGCGATGAACCACAACAGTTCCGCGATGATGCCACGCAGGAACACTTTTTTCGTGGTTACGAGTGGAAAACCGTCTTGCAGGTTGAATTCCATACGCGTGCCGAACGTGGACAACGTTCCCACTCCGGTACGGTCGTGAGTCAGCTCGCCTTCCAGTACGACTTGTCGTAACAGTCTCTCATATGGCTGGTCGCGTTCCAATGTTCCGGCAACATAGTTTTTAGCTTCTTTCGGTGTCATAGTTTTGTCCTTTCAAGCCCAGTGACATTCTCCCCCGTCTCTCATAAGGCGGGGGGAGAATGTCACACAATCTTGTTAAGTCCTCCGAATCGGCGGGGGCTACAGCATACATCCCCGACTCAGCAAGTCACCGACATACTCCATGTCCACTCCACGCTCATTGAACGCCTTACGAGTGTAGACAAGACGATTCATGTTCGCATGGAACAGCACCCAACGTGCCAGTTCCGCGCGTTCTGAATGGTCGTAGGCGGGAATTGGCCTATCGTGCAGGATGGCGCGTTCCAACAGGTTGCGAAGACTCTTGACCTCAAGATAATAGTCCGACTTCAATTTGAACATGTACCCGTCGGCATCGTACACCACAACGCCCTCACGGTCAGACCAGCGGCGTTCCTCGTCCAACATGTGCCACAGGCTCTCACGCTGTTCCTCAGTCTGGAAAACGGCCAGAACTTCGGGACGGGCAAAGAATCTATCCGTATCAATCAAATCGTCGGCATCATAGTCGATATGGAAGTCAACGGTGTTCTTGATGGCGTGCAGGAACACGAGCTGCGACGTATCATACTTGATGATATGACGGTCGGACTCTTGGTCGATTACCTCGAAAGCCAAGGTGACGTTGGCATCATGGGCGATGTTCCACAACGCCTGTTCCTGACCAATGTCCAAAGTCTGCTTGAAAAGATGTTCGATAAGATACGAATAGTCGGTCTGACCACTCTTCGACCAGAAACGCCACGAACCGCCTCCGCGTGCGGACACCAAGCCGAGGAACCCGTTCTCCTTGCGTTCCACGCGCACTGGGAACTTGAGACGCTTGTCGATGTTCTCGCGGGTGGTCTGCTCGTTCTCTCCAAGATTGAAGAACTTCTCGAATCCTCGTGCCACGACATTGCCGTTCCCGTCGAGGAACAGTCCGCGAGCCTTGCTGGAATATTCGTCCCAACGCTGGTTTTTGAACGCGTCACGGCTGAAATTGCAAGCGTATACGTCGTTCTCGCCCTTGACTGGACGGACGTTTACGTTATCGGAATCTCGCATGAGTTCGAGCAGGTTCCTTCCATCCGTGGAGAAGTCGGCAAACCCGTCATTGGTCTTATGTGCGCCCTGTTCCAACCACTTCGAGTAACGGTCGAGAGTCCACTTCCTACCATCTTTGAGCGGCGGCATATCCAACTGGATGACACCGGTCAAATCACGTCCCTTTGCCGGTACGGCGGTATAACCGAACTCGGCATTGTCGGGAACACGGGTCTTGTCGTTCCACAGCAATCCCACGTCCACCAGTGCGAGGTCTCCGGACGGATTCATATGGTAGGTTCCGTCAACCTTCCTTACATGGATGTTGACCCAACGGCTTTCATGGTCAAGGTTTTCATGCCAAGTCTCATACTGGGTGCGCAGATATTCCTCCGGCACACGGTCGTTTTCCGGACGGGTCTGGTTGCGTTCCAGCAGAACGTCCAACGGCGTGTTGAATGTGAAAGTCTCAACATGCGCCTTGTGGCGGGCGGCAATCTGCACCTCGTCCACGCAGAAACGCGGGTTGACATGCTGGGAGTCGCTGATGACGTTCACACCTTTGGCGAGCAGGTCGCTGATGATGGTATGCGCCTGACGGACGAGAATCCTGTTCAACTGTGGATTCATGGTTTCATGCCATGTCTGACGGCCTCCCGCCATCATTTCACGCAAACCGTCCAAGCTGACGATTACCGTATTCGAATCGACATGCTTCCGCGCCCAAGTGCTCTTTCCTGAGCCGGGCAATCCTCTAAGAATGGTCAGAGTGGTCATTTTCTAAGCCTTTCTTTACTTCAGTTCTGCTGAAACATGCGAACAAGTTCTACTTCGGATACGGGGCGCATGTTCCACGCGTCCAATCCCACGTTGATTTCGTTGCGGTTCTTGAACTCATGGGGAGTGTTCGCATGGGTGTGACCGTGCAGCAATCGCATGTTCTTCCCCACTTGAGGAATCGCATAACGTCGAAGCTCCGGCTTCGCCCAATTGGAGGCCATGCCATCCACTGCCGGTACGTCGAAATCCTCACGCCATTGGAAGTGGCAGAGGAACACGGTCATAGTGGTTTCTCCGTCCGTGATGTCCGTCATGCCGATGCGCCCGATTTCGCCAAACGCCTCGGTCAAATCCTTGAAGCCCTTGCTCTTCCCGTACAGCACATCGTCATGGTTGCCGAGAATCAGATGACGGTTATTACGAGGGCAACGTAGGCTTTTGACATGCATAAGCGCCTGTTGAAGACTCCACGCGCCTCCGCTGCATAGGTCTCCCAGAATGTAGAGTTCGTCGTTCTCCCCTACCGTCTCGTTGATGTGGTCGGTCACGTCAATGTCATGCTGGTACCAGTTGACGCAATCCTTGACCTGCATGTGCGCTTCGTTGGCCTGTTGCTTGATGGTGTTGTCCGATGTGAACCCGGGCTTCGCATATCCCCGCAATGCGGCTACGAACGGGTGGGCGAAGTGAGTGTCAGAAGTAAAGTATTTGGTCATCGTCTTTTCCTTGAAAAAGTTAAGGGGATAGGATTGGCTCCTATCCCCTAGAATTACGAACTACTTGATGGGAACAGGAACGGCCAACAGCTCATTATTGGCGTTCTGCACGAGGATTTCCGGCGAGTGGAACCGCTTGGCCCAGTGGTTGAACTGTTCCTCCGTAAGACTGGTGTCCTCTCCGCTTTCAGGGTCGAATCCTGAGATGAAGAACGTGCCCGCCATCATTTCCACGATTTGCGAATCAGCCCCGTCTTCGAGGTCGTAGGCGCGGATTGCGCGGTTGAGTGTCCACCTGCCGAGTTTGCCTTCTTCGTTGCAGTAGATGGTCGCCCCGTTTTTAAGTCCGAATGGTTCGATGTAGCCGTCTACCTCATGCTGTTTCGCTTCGAGTGTGTTGGGGATGGTTTTGCGAATGGGTTTCTCGTCCTGCTTGATGACGAGGATGTCGATGGTTTCCTGCTTGTCGCTCATTTTCGCTCCTAGCTTGTTTGTGTGAACGATTCCACTATATCACGTCGTGAGAAGGAAGCAAAATCCCGCAAAACCTTGACCATGCGGTGATGATAGCGGCCAACTGCGGCGGATTATGCCTTACTTGCTGTTTTGCACCCATTCTTCCAGTTCTTTCCTGAACGTTGGATGATATTCCGCATACTCTCTCAATGCGGGTAGATTGTTCTGAATCCAAAGGTTGCGTAGGCTTTCCTTGGACGCGATACGCAACATGTATTCGTCGTTCGAGCCTCCGCCGAAAGGTTTTTTCGGTAGGCAATAATGGTCTTCCTCGAACAAAGCCAATGAACTCTCAAGCTGTTGCCGTAATTTTACTTGGCGGGGGGCGATTAGACGGCAACACCAGCTCTTCGGATAGGGCGACCAACCTTCGACCATTGCTCCCACGAACAGCATTTCAACAAGGAGCGTACTCAGGAAAAGTTCTGTATCGAATCCGTAGCCAATATTGTCGGAAACCAGTTCGATAACGATAATCACGTTGACACCTAAACCAATCGTAATGGTTAATGCCGCACGAATCGTTTCCACAATTGAAAGACGCCAAGTCTTCAACATGCCGACGGCACCGCCTACCAATACGAAGGCTGTAGTCAATACTATGCCGACAATGATGGCGAGGAACAAGTATTCTACTATTTGACCGATTTCCGACCATGGGAGACGGAGGAACCATTCGGCAAAACCGTAGAGCGCTTTTAGTAACAGTATTTTCAGAGAGTGAATGCGCTCTCGAATGTGTAGGCTTTTCCAATCAATCCGGTATAGGACATAACCCAATCCAATAAGCAAGGGTATGGCCGCAGAGGCTATGTGAACCAACCACTGCGGCGGGTCGAATCGTTTTATCCTATCTGCCAATCGTTTACTCGTTCAGCTTATCTTCGTGATACCGACAAGATGATTGCCATTCCCATTGCAAGTCTGCATCCAATCGCCGGAGCCGGGAGCATACTGGGCACCCTGAACGCTCTGTCCGTTAACCCGATAGGTGGAGCCGTTCATGGTGAACGTCTGACCCGCTTGCAGATTGTTAATCCACGCGCCACCCGTATTGTTGTGTTGCGCATACACGTGTCCGTTGCCATAGTTCAAGTCCACGATGCCGCCGCCGTCAACCGCGCCTTGGCAGTGGTCTGCGGCAGAAGTCAAATCGCAGGACATGGAACTGTAGTAGCCGCGCGGAGTGGACTGGGTTGGAGTGTAGGAACCATAGTTGGAACGGGTAGGCGTATAGTTTCCGCTTGTGATGTTGGACGGCTGAGAATAGGACGCGGACGCCACGCTCTGCTGACGTTCCTGTCCGATACGGAACTGACGTGCGTTCATATCGTCGGACACCTTGTTAATCAGCTTGTCCAATTCGGACACGTCCACGCTCATGGTCTGCACGTCCGTGGATTCCATCAAATCCTTGGCCTTCTCCAACAGGCCAGACAGTTTATCGCGATTGTCTTCATCATCCACGTTGCCGTTGGATGATTCCAAAATTCTCTTACCCTTATCAACCATATCGGCAAGCTTCTTCCTCATATCATTAAGCTTGTGGGAGGCGATGGCGGCATCCACGGATTTGGCCGTCCGGTCGATGGAACGGATAAGAGAGTGAATGCGATTATTGGACTCGACCGTCTTGTTGGTCAGGGATGAAACGGTGAAGACAGTAGCCTTCTCTTTTTGCGACATGTGGATTTTAGTCGCTTCCGTTAATTGGGATTGCAATGCCTCACGGGCAATACGGGTAGCGTCATCATCATCACGAGCGACAATGGTCTTGTTTTGAACGTTTTCCGTATCCTGTTTCAAACGTGCAGTCAGAGTGACTGTATGGTTCAATGCCGTCTCATATTCTTTCCGATTCTGCATGAACTCGTTGGCGGTAGCCGTGTTGGCGGGAATAAGAACCATTGCGATAGCCAGTGAGATGAACATGATGGTTCTCATGGTCTTGGTGTTGGTTTTCATTTTTCGCTTTCTTGTTCTTTTTGATTTGGTTTCTTTTTGTGGAATATGTTTTTAAGGCTTTAACCTAGGAAGGCCATTTCGTCGGCTAGTTCGTCTTCGCCTTTTTCTCTGAGTAGATTCGCCACGCCGTACCGTTGGTTCCAGCAACGGACGATGGTGTCCGCTTTTATGTCGGATGCTCCCCAGACGGTTGGTAGAATGGAACATTCGTCCGGCTTGTGGCTGATGCCGTAGCATGTTCCGTTTCCGGTATTGTCATAGACGAGTCGAACCGGCTTACCGCAGAATGGGCATGAGGCTAGGTGGTAGCTCAATTACGACACTTCCCTAAAAGCTCTTTGATTGGGGTGACTTCTTTTATTTCGAGAATCCAAGCCGGGGTTATATGGTCGTTAGTCCAGTTTGGGGAAAGTCCCTATCCGTTATGGTTTGAACCATCTTGCGGTGTTCTTCGTCCTTGTTGGGGGTCTGCGTATACGCCATATATTTTGACGCTGACACTATGGGGCTTTCGAGGACTCTCGCATCTACGTGCAGTTTCATTATGGATTGCTCCTTTGGATTTCTTTCGTGTGGACACTTCTAGTATAACACGTCTTTGGTTTAGTTTTACCGCACCTAGTTCCACTCTGCCGTTGCATGTCGATTAGTCGAAATACTTCCTCCTCATCCAAATCGACCCAACGCCCGTCGAACGGACTCTGATAGAACTCGTTCTGCGGCAGTGGACGAATCTCACCATCTTTCAAACGGATTCCTCCCTCTGTTTTCGACATTCGCGGAAGACGCGCAGAAGAATCCGCGTAGCCGCCTGTTCCGGAGTCAAACCCTTCAAGTCCAATACCGGAATACTGGTGGAACCAACATTCACGTGCAGTCCATCGAGAATGCCGTAACAGTAGTCGTCATAGGTTCTTAATTCGGCGTGGACTCCACGGTACGGCATGGAAATGTTTTCCACGTCCCCGTTGCAATCCCAGTGGGATCCGCCATGTCGTTCTATCAAATCCAACAATGCGTCTTTGACCTGCGAGCCGAACGTGGAAGCCGAATACGTGATTTTAGGCGTCACATAGTTCATGCACCCGCAGTTTGGACAAGGATACGACTGCTGTTGCCCGATTGTTCCACCGTACAGCCGGGTGATAGGAGTGGAACAGTATCCGCAATCCAGCCTGCCGTTGATAACCATATTGCTACTAACTCCTCTATTCAGTTCCATATTTTTTTGGCGGCTTCACTCGGCGGCATTCCCGCATATTCGAATACAGGAAGCTCCTCATGGTTGACGTTCACATGCAATCCGTCAACCCTGTCATAGGAAGGTTCATCGTAAAAGTAGATTCTGACATTCGTTGCGTCAAATCGAATACTCATGCCATCACCCAGCACCAGTGGGTTCCAATCCACGTATCCACGAATGAACGCTTCAACACACATTCCCTCATATAGTTCGACACCATATTTTTCTGCCATTGCGACTACCGTCTTTCCTTCCGAAATACGTCTTTTAGATTGAATACAATCCGTAGCTGATATTGATAGTGAATCAGAGCGTTGACGCTTGGGATATTCACCAGCTTGCAACTGAAATCGTCCGGCATGGAAAGCGCGATAAAGCCCATGATGATTTTGAGAACATTATCTTCCCCCGCATGGTAGAGTCCATTCTTATCGAGCCACAGTTCGTCATCCTGAATCAGCCCGAGTTCAACGAATAGACGGTAGACCTCCCGACTCATACTGGGTTCGTCATAGCTAGCCCAGACGAGACGCCGTCGGTCAAGATTCTCGCGTCCAAGACCCGTGTAATCATGTTTGGCGCTGTTGAATTGGACGCCATACTTCCGACAACTAGCCTTGTAGGCTTCCGTGATTCTTTCAGCCGAATAGTTGCTTTCGAAAAAAGTAATCCTTGTTGGCGTAGTAGCCGTCACACTCCCAGTCGCCTAAAGTCAGTTTGAAAATCATCGTGGCGCCCTTTCCTTTTACTTTTCTTCTCGACCATGATTGTCAGTTCTTCTTCTGTAATCTTTTTGCACGTCGTTCTTCGGGAGTGCCGAAACGCTTGTAGTAGCATTCCTTGGAGCAGATGTCGTAGGCTTTCATGCCGGAATAGTAGGGGTATTTTCGACCGCATTCGGCACATGTTCTGGTGGCCGTAGCCATCATGTTTTTGGCGAAGGCGATGCCCTCCGGAGTTCCAGTTGCGATATACTTGTCACCGCGCTTGACGTAGGTGACGCACCCGTAGTGGCGGAGCCGTTCCATGCTGGCTTTGGCTGTGGGCTGGGAGACGTAGTTCCAGCCGTATCCTTTGCGGGAGATTTCCTCAAGGATGTTGAACATGTCGTATTGGAGGTACTTGCGTTCGGGCCTGTACTGTCCGACGTGTGTTTCAACGAACTCGTTGATAGCGTCCATGTCGGGGATGAACCAGTCTCCGATGTTGGAGTAGTGTTCGATTTTTCCGAAGCCTTTGCGGGCTAGGGATTTGAGGATTTTCTTGGTTTGTTCCAAGAGGATTCGACTGTTGTCTTCCCGCTTGTCGTGGGAAGAAATGAATTCCAAGAGACTGTATTCGTCTGCTGTGATGTTGCTCATGTTTGTCTCCTTGTTTGCTCGAACTATCTTTATGTGAACAATGCCAGTATAGCATAGATTGAATGTTTAGCCAATCTCGCCAAACGTCACTCAGCGCAAGCCACGGCGGCATGAAAGACTTTGTGTGAACAATTCCATTGTGACGTATGTGGTCTGAAATGCAAAAAGCAAAAAGCCCCAACCCTCCTTATATCAGGAAGGTCAGGGCTTCCAATCTCAAACAGACATCAGTCGTTGCGGCGGACAGAACGCTCCACCCCAACGAAGCCAACACCCATCATCAGGGCGACGATGGATACTGCGGCGATACCCGCCACATCCACGCCGGTGGCGGCAAGATTATCCTCACCAGTGGCCGTGACGGTCTTATTGTCGGCGTCCACCTTATATGTGGTGGTCTTATAAGCCTTCTCGTCAGCGGTCTCGGCCTTGGACTCGTTCTTCTTAGTGGAGACGGTAGTGTCCGTCAGGGAAGAGCTGTCATCCTTGGTGGTGTCGGTCTTGCCGGTGTCTCCCTTGGAGGTTCCGGTAGAGTTCGAGTCGTTCGGCTTGCCCGAATCGTCCGGAGTAGACGGGGTATCCGGAGTAGACGGCTTGGAAGAATCATCATCGACCGAGAAACCGGGGTCGATGATATCACCCTCGCCCGGCTTCGCGGCGATGCCGTCAAGAGCGTTCTTCGCATCCGTCAGAGCGGCCTCGGTCTGCTTCTTGTCGGCCTTGGCCTTGTCCAGCTTCGCGTTCGCGTCGGACAGCGTCTTGTCGGCGTCGGCCTTAGCGGCCTTGGCCTTGTCCAAGTTGGCTTGGGCGGTCTTCTGCTCGTCCTGCGCCTTGGACAACGTCTTCTCCGCTTCTGCCAGCTTCTTCCGGGCTTCGGCCAGCTTCGCGTTCGCGTCGGTGTAGCCGTCCAGCTTGGCTTGAGCTTCCTTGACCTGCTTCTTGGCTTCGTCCACTGCGGCCTGAGCCTTGTTCACGTTCGACTGGGCGGTCTTCACCTGCTGATTCGCGGAGTCGAATTCGCTCTGAGCATTCTTGGTTGCGGACTGCTTCTGCTCGTACACGGTCTGCTTCGCATCGGCCTCGTCCTTCGCCTGAGCGTAGGTGCCGTCGGCGGTCTTACCAGCCTTGACTGCGGCATTGTATGCGTCGAGGGCCTTCTGGTAGGCTTCGTTCTTCGCCTTGGCGGTCTTGGCCGCTTCGTCGGCGGTCTGCTGTGCGGACTGCGAACGTTCCTGTAGTTCGGCAAGCTCCTGCTGGGCCTGTTGCGCGGCCTTCTTCGCCTCGTTCGCCTTGTCAAGAGCCTTCTGATACACGTCGGCGGCGGAGTCCAATGCGTTCTTGTAGGAGAGAATCTGCTGACGGTACTCGTCCACGGAAACGCCGCTAGCGTACAGGTATTTCTGGCTGAAGTTCTGCGCGGCGGTCAGCGAACCTGTGATTGCGAAACCGGTGGTGTCGCAATCCGGGTCGATGATGTTCAGATAGTGTCCGGTCTGCTCGTAGATGTCCGGATACTTCATGTAGATTTCCACGGCGGTCATGTTGCGCAGTTCCGGATTCTTCTCCGCATACTGGTCGAACACGGCCTTCTCTTCCGTATACCAGCCATCGTAGGGGTTATCGTAACCCCAAGCGAGGTTCTGGGAGGTTCCGGTGAACACGTGCCCAGTATTCTGGGAATACGTATTGTAGTCGGCGGCGAGCTGCGCGTCGGCGGTGTCCGCATCGTTGACAGTCCACTCCGGCAGTCCGAGGTTACGGCGAATCTCATTGCCCTTGTCAATCATGTCGAGAGCGTCGAGCATGTTCTGCAAGCTGGTTGCGGAGTTTTCCTCACCAATCTTCACCCAGTCCTCGTTCTGGTATTTGACGAGCTGGTCGAGGGCATACTGGGTGTCCTCGTTCTTGTAGCTGGAGGCGAGCTTCCACTGGTAGAAGCCGATGGAACCGGATGCGAGCTGCTTGTCCGCGTTGTCGGCGGCGGCTTTCTTGGAGTCCGCGTCGGCCTGCGCGGTGTTGGCGGCGGCTTTCTTCGCGTCCGCGTCCTTCTGCTTCGCGTCGATGCCGTTCTTCGCGTCCGAAGCGTTCTTGTCGGCGGTGGTCTTCGCGGTGTCGGCGTCGTTCTTCGCTGCTAACGCGGCTTCCAGTTGGGTCTTGAGCTGGCTGATGGTCTTCTGGGCTTCGTCGGACTTGGCCTTGGCGTCCGAAGCGTTCTTGTCGGCCTTGTCCTTGTCGGATTTGGCGGCGGCTTCGTTGTTCTTGGCGGCGGTCAGACTATCGGCCTTCTTCTGGGCTTCCTGCTGGGCCTTCTTAACCTGCTGGTTGGCGGATTCCAACTGCTTGGTGGTCTGGTCGAGCTGGCTGTTCGCGTCGGAGAGCGCCTGTTGGGCTTTCTGCTGGTTTTCCGGATTGGTGGCTTCGCTGGCGTTCTGCTGGGCCTGATTCAGATTCGTCTGAGCCTGATTGACGGTGGTCTGAGCGTTCTGAACCTGCTGGTTGGCGGCGTCCAGAGTGGTCTGGGCGTTGTCCACCTGAGTCTGGGTCTGGTTGACGGTGGTCTGTGCGCTGTCAACGTTGGTCTGTGCCTGATTCAGGTTTGCCTGAGCCTGATTGTCGTTGGCTTGGGCCTCGTCCACCTTGGCTTGTCCGTCGGACACGGGGTCTGACCGTGCGGGGGTCGTGGTGGCCGTAGTGGTATTGTCCGGCGTAGTGGCGGTCTGGGAGGTTGCCTGTGTGGCCTGTGCCACGGTGTCCTGAGTCTGGGATACTGCGGTCTGCGCCTGTTCGATAGCGCCGTTCACGTCCGGCTGGATATTGTTGCCGTCATCCGCGAACGCGGTGGCCGGTGCGGCGAGTGTCGCAACCGCCACGGTCGTGGCGATGAGCGTCTTCTTGACGTTTGCCAAGATTATCTCCTTTGTTTGGTTTCTTTTCCACGTGTGGGGTGGAGTCTTTCACATTATACCCCCTTGTTAGAAGGGTTTCCAGCTCGCGCAAGGAAACCCCGAACGAGAGGAAAAGCGCCTTGGATGGGATTCGAACCCACGACCATCCGCTTAGAGGGCGGATGCCCTATCCACTGGGCTACCAAGGCAAACCCCCAAAAAATGGGGGCTATGTTTTTTAAGATTAGAACATCGCTCTTTCCAGAGAAGTGAGACCCTTGCTTGTCTGGTTCAACTCCCAGAAACCACGCTCGAACTTCTCAGCCAATCCCAAGACCTGTTCGACCTTGTCGAGAAGTATCTTGGCGGACTTGTCAACAGCCTTGAAAGTGGTGATAGGCACACCATCCCGATACATGGGGATTCGGGCAGTCTCCGTGGGGATTCCAGCCGCGCTTCCATTGTCTCCAGCGTATTGCAGTGAGAGGTCGTAAGTGAGAGAGAAAGTAGCCTCCTTGACGTATCCTTCTTCGCCCCACATACATAAGGTCATCTTCCAAGAGCGAGAGAAGGAACGTTCGGGATTGCAGACATGGCTTTTCGTCCAAACGTACTTGCCTTCCTTGGTGTTCCTTTGAAGGTAGGAAAGGTTTTCGGTCATTCCTTTTTCGAACTCTTCGAGAGTGGTCTGCTTGTTCATGGTTTGCTCCTTTTTGATTTTCTGTTTTTGTGTGAACAGTTTCAATATAACACAATATTGGGGCAAATCAACCCAACGAAGCCAACTCCACCTCAATCCCAGCCAACTCCTCCAACAAACGCTTACGACGAGCCACCAGCAGACTCTTCCTACGAGCACCCGAGAACACAGGATGCCCCGAAACAACATCATGAGCGTTCACCATATTCTTCCCCGTCGGACTGCCATCACGATTATTGCCCAACATGGTCAAATCAGCCGTATTCAACGAACCATCCCGAAAACGGAACCCGTTCTCGAACATGACCCGCTCCAAATGTGCGATATTCAACGCTCCAAACTGGGGAACCGTGACCCCACTGGAATATTGGAGACGGCGGGACTCCCGCAGTCGGGCCAGATAATGCAGGAATTGAGCCAAGGATATTTTAGACAGTTTCGCCAATGAGCCGACACCAATCGAATACAGGCGGATACGGAAATCGGGGTCATCCACCCCCTCACGATATAAAGCGGAATCCTCCACCGGGCGGAAATTCAAACCGTTTTTTCTCAAACGGTTCCCAACGACTCGCATATAATCCGAGCCAAAAAGTCCAGTGAATTGTTCGGCGGTCATCGCGGTGATATCCCCGACCGTGCCAAGTCTCATTTTCAGCTTGCGCAACCGGAATTGGTCGGAGATTTGGCCGCGAGTGTTGACGAACAGTTTTTCTATCGGGTCTACCGGAGTCACTGTGGACATTCTATAATCCCCTTTTCTTAACAGCCTTCGCCGTGGATGGCGTTGCGGTAGGCTCCCCCATAACCGTCTTTCCCCTCATCCTCGACGGCGGTCGGAACGTAATCCTCGACGTAATCGACGGAACCCAAGGGGATGCTCACGCGGTTGGTGGCGGAAAGGAACGCCTGTATCCGTTCAGGGTTCGCCACCCTGTATTCGGTGCGGCGAATCGGCGGACGGTAGGTCATTGGGTAGAACACGTTTTCCAATAGTTCACCGCTGATGGCGTGAAGTGCGATGCTGGTTTCGTGGTCGAGCACGTTGGCTGTGATGACGGGTTTCGTCAGGTCGATATTGTCTTCCGTTATGAGCGTATGGCCGCTGTTGAGGTGGATTATCTTCCACATTTTTACGTTCCTTTTTTTTACTTCAGCTTGATTGTGTGAACGATTCCAGTATACCATATAAAAAGACAACAGGAAAGAGTCGTGTCGCAAGGTCTGAATATTGATATATACTGGTCGCGTCCACAAATAAAAAATCAAAGCGCTGTTCAAGAAATGGAAACGACACGCCGGGGTTGTCAGAAGAACACTGTGTGTTATAGTGGGAACCACGACATATAGTTTAAACAAGTCCGGTGACAGACCGGAATTGACCGTAGAGCGGCGATAGGACGCAAGTCCCAATCGCCGCTTTTTCATGCAGTGCGGAAAGAGAACAACAGACCTTGACCGCAAAAACCAATATCCGCTATCGCGTGGGAGCTGACGTAGGACTCAACAGCCTAGGATTCTCTGCAATCCAACTCGACGCCAACGGCACCCCGACAGCATTGCTCAAAACCCTCAGCTACATTCACGACGGCGGAGTAGACCCGACACAAAACAAGTCCGGCACCACCCGCAAGGCCATGGCTGGAATCGCACGGCGAACCCGCAACATGCGCAAACGCCGCCGCCACCGTCTCAACCAACTCGACCGTCAGCTCTACCAACTGGGATATCCGGTGGACGAAGTGCCGGAAACTGAACACGGACTCTACGAATACTGGAACGTGCGTTCCGCATTGGCGACCGCTTACGTTTCCGACAAGGACAAGCGTGACCGGATGATGGTCATGGCTATCCGACATATCGCACGCCATCGCGGTTGGCGCAACTCCTATAGTCGGGTCGAAACCCTGTTCGAGGACGTGGAGCCGTCCGACCAGTACAAGGATTTGAAACAGCGAGTGGAGACCCGTCTTGGAGTGAAACTGGACGAGGATATGACTCCGGCGCAGCTCGTCGCATTGACGCTCAACGAACGCGACAAGAACTTCATGAGGGTTCGTACCAGCACCAAATACGGTGAGGGTATTCTACCGAACCGTCTCATGCAGTCCGACAATGCGCGTGAACTCCGACGCATCTTCACCGTCCAGCAAGTCCCCGAGGATGTTTGGAAGCCCATCCTGCGTACCGTGTTTCACTGCGCGTCCCCCAAGGGTTCCGCAGAGAAGCATGTCGGAACAGACCCGCTCGACCAAACCCAGAAGAGAGCGTTGAAGGCCAGCATCGCCTTCCAGAAGTATCGTATCCTCAACGTCATCACCAACCTGCGTATCCGACGCAAAAGCGAAGCACCCCGACCGTTGACCGTCAACGAGAAACAGGATGTGTACGAACTGCTCACCACCGCCAAGGAAGACTTGGAATGGTTGGACGTGTGCGCCGTGCTTGACATCGAACGCAACGAACTCAAAGGCGTCGGTACTCTCACCCATGACGGGGAGGAAAGAATCGGTAACAAGCCACCCGTCTTGGACACCGTAATCCGACTCCACGGCATCAAAAACACCAAACTCCGCAAGATGATGGACGCATGGTGGAACTCCGCCACCGAGGATGAGCGAGCCGCGATGATTCGACTCCTGTCCAACACCGTTGACTTGGACAAGGTGCGCGACCTCATCGAATACGCCTCCCCCATCGAATTCATCGACGGATTGGACGAAGAACTGCTCACCCCGTTGGACTCCATCAGCCTTCCAGTCGGACGTGCCGCCTACTCCGAAAAGACACTCGACCGACTGTCCAAACGCATGTTGGAAACGGAAGACGATTTGCATTATGCGATTCGCCACGAGTTCGACGTGCCAGCCGACTGGAAGCCACCGGTTCCACCGGTTCAGGAGCCGACCGGTAATCCCGCCGTTGACCGAGTGTTGAAAGCGTTCAACCGTTTCCTCAGCCAATGCGAACAAGAGTACGGCATTCCGGAAAGCATCGCCATCGAAACTACGAAGGAATCGTTCTCGTCCATCGCGCTCGGACGCACGCTCGACTATGAGCGCCGTCAACGTCGGGACAAGGACAATCAGACGCGTGCCGCAATCCGTGAGGATATGAGGAAGCAACTGTCCAACGGCGGAAGCTTCAAAGTCCACGACTACGACATTCGCCGTTGGGAAATCGTCCAATCGCAGAACAACACATGCCTGTACTGTGGTTCGACCAGTCCACGATTCAGTTTCGACAAGTCGGAACTCGACCATATCGTTCCCCGTCGTGGTGTCGGTTCGGACAGCAAACGCACCAACATGGCCGCAGTATGCCCAGAATGCAATGCCAACAAGTCGAACATTCCGTTCGCCGTCTGGGTGCATTCCGACTATGCGAAAGCGCACGGCATCACCATGAATGATGTCATCGCACGAGTGAACCAGCTGATGTTCCCACCATCCATGAACCGCAAGCAGGTCGGTCAGGTGAAGAAGACCATCATCGGCCGACTCAAGCAGACCGAACAGGACGAGCCGTTGGACAATCGTTCCATCGAATCCGTGGGCTGGATGGCCGACGAACTCCACCGCCGACTCGATGGACGATACGCCAACAAAACGGTGAAAGTGTCCACGTTCCCCGGCTCCATCACCTATGAGGCGCGACGCGCTTCCGGCATCGACGGGCAAATCCATTTCATTGGCGCACAGTGGAAGACCCGACTCGACCGCCGACATCACGCGGTTGACGCTTCGGTCATCGCCATGATGAACCAGAGTGTCGCTCTCCGTCTTGCCGAACGCCACTATTTACGCGAATCCCAACGCCTGTGCGGGACCCCGTTCGGACAGGCGGACTGGAAGCAGTATCCGAATGAGAACACTCCCGGCTACGACCAATACCAGCAATGGAGCGGACAGATGAAGAATCTGCTCCACCTGTTGAACAAGGGTTTGGACGAGGACACCATTCCGGTCGTTCGGAGCCGCCGCCTCCGCTTGGGCAACAGCACGGCGCATGATGCGACGGTGAAACCGTTGCAATACGTGCGACTGGGAGACGCCATGCCGACCAGTCTCATCGACCATGCGCTCACCCCGCAAGTGTGGAAGGCATTGACCGGATTGTCGGATTATGACCCTCAGAATGGTCTGCCCGCCAATCCGAAACGTGTCATCACAGCCTTGGGTGAAGTATGCCATGCGAAGGATGAAATCGGTTTCCTTCCGGGCAACAATGCCCAATTGTTCGTCAACGGTGGAGCCGCCGATATTGGCGGAACCATCCATCATGCCCGTATCTACCGTTGCGAACAGGTGTTGAAGAACGGGAAACGCAAGACGTTCTATGGCATGGTGCGCGTGTTCCAATGCGATTTGATGAAACGCAGGAAGAACACCGACCTGTTCCGAACCCCGTTACATCCCGCCGACGTGTCCATCCGGTATGCGGATGGCAAGGTCAGGGACGCCATCCGACAGGGACACGCAACCTGCATCGCACGACTCACCATCAACGATGAAATCAAGTTGACACCTGAGATGATGAGGGACATGTGTCCTGAATACGCGAACATGTTCCATACGGATTCCGGCGTCGAACGACGATTCATCGTGGCCGGTTTCCCCTCCCCTATCCAGTTCAGACTAGTTCCCTCCGTCATTGCAGGAGAAGGATTAAGTAAGATGGTTGAACAAGGTTTGGAGGTTCCCCCCAAGGTCGAGAAGATGTTCAAACTGCACACCTTCGTTCCAGTGGTCAATAAGATTGGACATGTTTTAGAGCAGTAACCACCGCTTCTAATCGTTTCTAAAAAGGAAAGGGTCTACCAAAAACCATCTAAGGTTATCAGTAGACCCTTTCCTTTTTAGGAGGTTGATATGGCAAAAGGGTGGCGAGTCATCGACTGCACCGCAATGACCGGCAGACTGACCTACAAGCGCGGACAACTCGTCGTGGAACACCACGATACGGAGACGCGGATACCGTTGGTCGATACGGCGGTGCTGCTGCTCGGTATACAAACAACCGTCTCCACAGCACTATTGCAGCAGTTGGCGGTCTTCGACGTGGAAGTGTTCATCTGCCAATGGAATCAGACACCAATCGCGGCAATGCAATCATGGAACAAACCCAACACCCGTTCCGCCGCCCGTCAGAACGCACAACAGGAAATGAGCATTCCCGCGAGAAAAGCAGCATGGAAACAGATAATACAAGCGAAAATTCTCGGACAATCGCACGTACTGGACATGCTCGAATTGGACGGTGGACAGCTTCTTCGGAGCCTAGCGGCACAGGTGCGCTCAGGAGACCCGAACAATATTGAGGGGCAGGCGGCACGCGAATACTGGCATCGCATGTTCCCTGAAGAACAATTTCGCCGATTCCCCGGATACGGCGAGGGGCGCAATGCTCAACTCGATTATGCGTACACGATACTGCGTGGATTCCTGATTAAGTCCATCTGCACGGCGGGACTCTCCCCCACCATCGGCATACATCACCATTCAGCCAGCAACTATTTCTGTCTGGCAGACGATTTGATAGAACCGTTCCGACCGGCCATCGACTACCAGATAAGCCAACTACCGGACGGACCGTTGGACTCGGAAATGAAACAGCAGATAGTGCTGTCCGTCAACAGCCAATTCAACCCAAAAGAACTAACCATCCCATCACTAGTGGACGAATTCTGTGGACAATACGCGCAATACTGCGAAGGCTGGCTGGACAAACTACCCGTCCCCGTCTTCGGAAAAAGGCGCTAAAAATGAAGAGAGATAAGGATAACGGCATGTGGACGCTGGTCATGTACGACCTACCCATTACAACGAGAGAGGATGCGGGAGCCGCGAACAGATTCAACCATCTACTCTCTGATTTAGGTTTCGTTCGAGTGCAATATTCCGTCTATGCAAGATACACCCCCACCCAATCAGGCGGTCGTTCTGCGTTAAAGTATATTCAAGCCGGACTACCTCCCCACGGCAACGTGCGAGTACTCTGCGTAACGGACAATCAATGGTCTGATTCACTGAAGTACATCGACAAAAAGCAGCAGACCACAGACGAACAGCCGGGGTTACTGACGCTTTTTGACGACGAAGAATAGTTTAAAAACGTTGATATGAAGCCTTTTGCTCAAACTCGTAGTTTGAGCAAAAGGTAATACGACATATATTCAAACTCATTGGAAAAGACCTCAATCACATTGTAGTTTGAGTAAAAGGCAATACGACATATATTCAAACCAGAGCGCATATCTTCGTCAATTTTCTGAGTTTGAGAAAGGTAATGCGACATATATTCAAACGGGTCTGGGTGGTGTCTAACATTCCTCCAGTTGAGTAAAAGGTAATACGACATATATTCAAATCAGGCTGCATATTTTCGTCAAAATCGACAGGTTTAAAGAAGGGAAATACGGCATATATTCAAAAATTCAAACAAAATACCCAAAAAAGAATAAGCCGGTGTTTTCGCCACTCCCACCGGCGAGGAGCTGTTCACACAAAGATGCGGAGCAGGAGAAGGGTGGAGAGAAAAAAACACCCGTAGACTCCGCTTTTTGTTTGGCGTTGACATGGCTTGGTTGTTTCCCATCAGTGAGTTCATGTCGTGAACACTGGCATGTATGCGTGACTTAAGAGGGTGCAAGGCATACGGCTTGCTGACAGTCCTTCATGGATTTCCGGACTATCATCCATCGCGCATGTAAGGGGTCATGCCATGGATTGTCCCACGAGCTTTAGGGGATAAAAAGTGTGGGACTTTGTGCGGGAGACGAGATTCGAACTCGCAATACTTGCTTGGAAGGCAGGTGTGATGACCTTTTCACTACTCCCGCAGTAAGAGGAATACAATTGTGATTGTTTACGGGAAAGCACTACATACACGAGATGGTTTTATTACGACCGTTCCAAACTTTTCGGAACGGAAGGCTCGCAACCGCAACCCATTCCCCAGCGGAGTCGGAGGGATTCGAACCCTCGAACCGTATGAAACGGTTAACACCTTAGCAGGGTGCCCCTATCGGCCACTCAGGCACGACTCCGAAGTTTCGACACGCCAAAAAACGGCCGGTCGAAACTTAGCTCCCCATGATGGACTCGAACCACCTCTAAAGGTTCCAAAGACCCGTGTGCTGCCATTACACTAATGGGGAATGTGCAGACCGTTTTTATCGGTCCGCGAATAATTATTTGGATTTTGAAATCAGCTTGTCAATGTCCGCGCCCAACTGCCTTAACTGGGCGAAAGAGTTGGCGACGTTGCGTTGCGCCGTTTCCTCTCTCTGCTGAGCGGCTTCCATCAGCTTCTTGCTGTTCGCATCCAATTCGGCGGCATGCTGTTCAGCCTTCTTGGTTCGGAGGTCGATTTCCTGTGACGCCTTGTCCAAACGGTTGACTGCGTCAGCTTCCGCCTTGCTGATAATCTGTTCGGCTTGTTTCTTGGCCGCGTCCAACTGGATGGCAACCTTATCGTCGGTTTCCTTTTTCAGTTTGGCGCATTCCTGTTCAAGCTTCTGCTTCTTATCGTGTGCGGCGGTCATCATCTGTTTGGTGGTTTCCGTCGCGGAGTCGAGTCGCTTCTGTGATTCATCCTTGGCCTGTTGGAGAATCTGTTCGGCTTGCGTGCGGGCCTGTTCCAGCTCCTCACGTTTCTTCGACTCGTAAGTGTTTTTCAACGTTTGGAATTCTTTGCCGAGGCTGGTACCTAATTCCTGCATCGGGTTTTCCGACGCTTGACGGGCGTCCTGCAAGTCGGCGTTCAACCGTTCAATCTGCTGGCAGAGGGATTCAGCTTCCTGCTCCCGTTTGCCGAGTTCGGATTGACGCTTGTCCAAGACCATGTTTTTTTCCGTCAACTGGCGTTGCAGATTCCAAATCTGTGTTTCCAACCCGTTCACGTACTGTTCAACGGAATCCTTGCGATAACCGTTGAATCCGGTGGGGAGGTTGAGTGGTTGTACCTGTGGTTGGGTCATTCCTTCCACGGTGAGAGCGTGGGAGGAGATGACCCGTGTTTCATCAGACATGGTCATTTTGAGTTCCTTCTTTTCTGGTTGAAAAACACGAGGGGGTCGTGCGGGAGTTGAACCCGCTTCTTCAAACATCCACAGTTTTCTAATCGAAGTGGCACCGCCGATTAGAAAACTGTGGCCGCGTGAGGAATCCTGTCTTCGACCCATGGCCTACTATTTGAACATTCCAACGCCCGTAGGCCGAAACGTTGGAATACTTTCCCGCCTGTGTAGTGTGTGATGGGAAAATTTTCCTGCTTGCAGTGTGCCCAATGCGTCAGTATTGGTACAAAATATCGCGTGAATTGAATTTATATTACGCAAGCAGGAAAATTCGAGCCTAGAGTAGGAATCGAACCTACGACCTGCGTTTTACAAGAACGCCGCTCTAACCAACTGAGCTATTTAGGCAATGACATAGGTTTCAAGATTTGAGTTTGAACCCATGTCTAAGCTAAGGAAGAACCAATTACGGTTCGTGCTTTGAGAGGGAATCGAACCCTCACGTCCTTTCGGACAGTTGCTTTTGAGGCAACCGCGTATACCAATTCCGCCACCAAAGCAAAGCAAGAGCCGCCACGGCGACTCAGGAGACTGTTCCCGCAGACTAGGCGGGTCAGCTGAAACTGGAGCCGCCACAAGACGGTTCCGACGCCTTCTCAAACAACCTGTAAGAGAAGTAGCACGGCATGTTGGACTCGAACCAACATCGACGGTTTTGGAGACCGCCATGCTACCGGTTGCACCAATGCCATATGTGGATGGTCACACCCATGAAGCGTGACCATCCACCGAGTCGCCGTTAACGGAAGCGTCCGCCGCTTTCATCTCCAGACAAGCCAACACCAGCGGTAGGCGCTTGCCTTCGGGGGTAGTACTACTTCCCCAACGCGGAATGTGAAGGATTCGAACCTCCGGCACCTCACAGTGCGACTGCTTTCGAGACAGTTGCATTAAACCACTCTGCCAACATTCCAAACCCAACTTAGTTATTGTCCAAGTTGGCATGACAGCGGCATGGCGGACTGGATTTTACCGCCAACGGCAAGGTCGTGAGCTGCTAAGTACCCCGTTTCACCGTTCTTCCCCTTCGGTCATCAGCCGCCTGATTAAGGCAGGGAAACTCTTATCCTCCACAAGACCATGTAGGATTATTCGAGCAATGCCATCGGTTTCACGGACAGCTACCTCCGTGAAACCTAGTACCCAAGGTTGGAGTCGAACCAACGACGTCCGGTTTAGGAAACCGGCGCTCTATTCCACTGAGCTACAAGGGTGTATGCCGTCTCGTCGCGGGGACGTCGCAACTCGTCTTCCGATTCGACGGCTCACATCATCCTTTCGCTACTCGTCATGGCGTTGCGACTTGCCACGACTTCCGCTACTGGGACGATGGTGTTTAGCGTGCGTTCCACACGGCCGTTTTGACTTATGCGCTCGACCACCAGAACAGAAGTTCCGACAGCCAGTTGGACTCTCACCAACCTTCCCGCAGTCCCAGCGACTGCTGACGTGCCCCCCGTGGGACTCGAACCCACAACCCAAGGTTTAAAAGACCCTTGCTCTAACCATTGAGCTAGAGGGGCGGAATATGGGAGGCGAAGGAACGAAAAATCCACCTCCCGTGAGTTATAAAGGAAGAACCATATGGTTCGTGCCCCAAGAGGGAATCGAACCCTCACGTCGTAAGACAACGCATTTTGAATGCGTCGCGTCTACCGATTTCGCCATCGGGGCAGTAGCACGATTGAGGGACATGCGTTTTCGTTCTTACAGAACGACCCATTGATTTTCGTACCACCCTCCCAGCTGCAAATCAACAAAAGTCAGGGATTGGAGGAAACCGATTTTTTGTTTACAAAGTTTTTCCTTCAAGTTTGGAGAGTCTGTTTTGCAGGAGTCGCTTAGCACGCACATCAGTTTCCTCTATTTAGGGTTTGGATAAAAGCCCGTAAGGCAATTATCCAAACATTGTTTTGAATACGGTATGCATTCAAAATCGTGGAGCCGGAGGGAATCGAACCCTCGTCCTTGAAAACGTTGATAATGTTTTCTACATGTTTAGCCATCTCGTTTATATATGTTGAAAGTTCCGGTCGAAGAGGCACCCCGGAACAGTTTTGCAACTCAGTCATGAAACGATGAACAGTTGCCGTTCACCGAGTTTTTGCTGTCCTTTCTTTTTCAGAATCGCCTTACAGCAAATCAGCGACCCTGTTCTTCCTTCAAACCGTTTTTTCAGGCGGCGAGCTGGAAGTTACGCGAAGAATTCGTCTTGGCGTTTATTGTGTTAATGCGGTTGATAACGGTTGCCGCATAATCCTCCGACATGCTTACATTACCTTGATTTTCAAGTCGAAACCTGTCGGCCCCAAAATGCCGTCTTCCTTCCGGTTTTCCACCCGAGCTTCCCATGAGCGTGGTCAGAACCAATAGGATGGTTGACTGGGATTTCCAGCCGGAAGGTTGACAGCGGTTTTGCCTGTCATGGTTTTGTCTTCAAGCGTTTTCATGCTTTTCCTCGTGTGTTTGAGTGAACAGGTGAGGATAGGTGTGATAGTTCTTGAAGATTCAACCATGATGGGCAAGTCTTCATATCGAACATGATTCGACGGGCTTTAAGTCCTATCGACCATGTTTCCTTATCTCTATTCATTTTTCAAACGGGCGGCAACATTCAGGGGAGTGTTCCTTACTGGGTAAGGTCTTTACCCCGGTTGCCTTGGTGACTGTTCCAGTAGTGGACTGGAGATGAGAAGCGTTCTTCTCACAGCCTTATTCACACGTGATGTTTTTTGAACCTCGTTTTGTGTGAACACTGCCAGTATAGCAGTCTTAGGAAACATGTCAAATCACAGAACGAAAACAATGTTTCCCAAGGCGTGTCGCACATTACCAACCTTCACCAACAGCATTGGATACTTGGACAATACTGTCGCCCACAGGTTACACTCCCCTACATGCAGTCCAAGCAGATACAAGAAGCGGCCACCGTCGCATACATAGAAGACCAGTTCAAGTCGGAAGACCCCATGCTCATACAGTCCGCCGCCGGAAACCTCGCCAGACTGTACGGCATGACCACGCTCTCCCAGTTGACGGGGTTGGCGAGACCGTCCCTCTACCGGAGCCTGTGCGAGAACGGGAACCCGTCCTTCCAGACCATGTGCCGAATATTGGACGCTATGGGCTACACGGTGTCGGTGCGCCGCAAGGAGCAGAATCCGAATGAGTGACATACGAGTCGAGCAGGATGTTCTTGACCTTGGTTCGACGGGCATGGAGTTGGATGTTCGACGGGTCAACCTGTTGGATGATATAGAATCCCGCGAGCCGAACAGTATGGAAATATGGTATGGGCATTCCATCCTCACCGCCACACTGTTTCCACCGGCCCAACCGTCCGATGATGTGGATTTCGTCAGCAAGTCGAACGGACGGTTGGAATACATGCTTGAAGCTGGCGTGACGGGTGATGGGGATGATAGGAAACGCCGGTTCCCGTTCGGCAAATATCCGAGACTGTTGATGGCTTGGATGGCGAAGCAGATTCGTGCGGCGAAAGGCCATAAGACGAGGAATGTTGACCCTGAGACGAAGACCATCACCATTCCAAGCATCTACCAGTTGTGTGAGGAAATGGGATTGCCGCATGGCGGGCGCACAGCGAAGAGCGTGCAGGAACAGTTGGAACTGTTGTTGGCTTGCCGTATCAGTATTCGCGCGTCCGGCACGGGGAAGGGTCTGAATGTGAGGGATACGGCTTATCTGCCTATCGTTCAGGCCGTGCGCATTATCAATGATGAGAAGAACGTGGGCTATTCCGGTGCCACGTTCCGTCTGACCGATGAGGTGTATGAACGGTTGAGTCGTGAGTCGGCTCCGTTCGATACGAGAGTGTCCACTTACCTGTTGAAAGGCAGGTCGGTCATGCCTTACGACATTTACATTTGGCTGACTGGCAGTATGAAGAATCTTCGCCGTGACCTTCCGGTGAGTTGGGATTGGCTGTATGAACGGTTCGGAGACCAGATTGCGGTCAAGAAGTCTTTTCGGCGTATGTTCCGTCAATCGTTGGAGAAGGTCAAGAAGGTGTATCCGGGGTTGAATGTTGAGTGCCCCACGTATGAGGATTACATTATTCTGCATCCAAGTCCCACGTCGGTTCCTACTCGTGCTGTCCGTGAGGTTGAGGTGGGTGCTAATGGGGATGTGTTCGAGGTGGCTTTGCATTCGTTGCAATCGGTTCAACGGAAAGGTGCGCGAAAGGCCACGTCAGATTGAGTTGACCGTGGCTTTTCAAACACCTTGGAGGGTATTGGTGTCTGAAAGGCCATGTGTGGGCGGGTGTCTGCGTGGCTTTTCGGACACCTTTCGCATGGCTTTTCAAACACCTCCCAACGGGTTGAACGGTTCCTTGACGTGGCCTTTCACGCACCCTCATATATGCTACGGATTGCACGCGCCTTTCCAGCTTTAATTTATCCACTGGTTTTTCGTTGGAATTTCAACCATTCCACACGCTTATCCACATTTCCACAGGCGGAACGTCGAACGTTCCGTGGACTAACAGGCACCTTTAGTGGCGTTTCAAACACCATGACGGTTATGAATCATGCCGGACATGGACTATCAAACACCATCAGTATGGACTATCGAACACCTTTTTATGGGGTTTCCGACACCTTTCCGTGGACTAACAGGCACCTCGCATGGTAGGAAAACCGTTACGGGAGTAAGGCTCAACCGGCATGGTTATATATTATATACTCATAGTTTCTTATAGTTCCGGTTTTCTGAGCCGAGGAATCAACCAGTGCGAAATACTGGAGTTATGAAACTCCTATACAAAATCACAGGCATATATCGCAAGGCACGCTGGCTCATGTGGCTAGGTGGAATCCTGACCACCACGCTTATTCCCATGATGGGCTACGGAATGCACGCTTTGAACATTGCGAAAGACAAGCAGGAATTAGCCACGGACAATCCGGAACTCGCTTCGGAGGTGACGGCTGGCTCATTGTTCGATTGGATAACCGGTGAAAACGTGGGAAGAATCATTGGAATCATTACGATTCTTGGCATTGTTTTCATCCTATTGCTAGTTGTGTTGCAAATCTTCTCGTTCATTGGTGCCCGAACGTCAGTATCCGGAACAGACCATGATACGGCCACCAAGGAAGCCAACCGTAGGCAAGCAGACTTGGACGAAATGGACGTGGAACCGGAGGATGGGGACGTGGCCTTTCAAACACCTTCCCAACCGAAACCCGTCAGGAAAAGCAAGCCGAAACCAGCTCCCCCCACTGACGGCGATGATGATGACTGGTTCATCGACTAGTCTGAATGGTGTTTAAAAAGCCACGCGCCGACTGACTTGTGCGCGAACTATTTTTCCAGTTCGCTGAGCTTGGTCGGCGCTTTCTTATGTTTGAGTGGCAACGGTTTCCCGTCCGTCTGATTGTAGACGCAGTAGTTGCCGTTGTCGGTTTTGTGGATTACCACGTTGACATGTTTGTTGTCTTTTGTATAGACGGAGCATTCGGCGTCCACACCGTTCTCGATGTCCTTCATCGAGTCCACGGTGTATTCGCCCCTTCTTGTGGAATGTAATATCCCTTTGGTCGTTGGGATGGTCTCGTCCGTATCGGAGTACTCTTTGTGTTTGCATTCGATACTGGACAGTCCGTACACGTATTCCAAGCTTTGGTTGAGGGACGGGGCTTTCGGCATTTTCACCGTGGTCGCGGTGACGAACGAGAGGAAGAACACGAGAACGGAAACAATCGAAACCAGTATCCGACCCTTGTTCACGGCGAAAGCGCCGACAACAAGAGCAATGATACTAACGATAATGAGAGAACTGATAATAAAATCGCCCGTACTCGCTTGGTCGGCAACCTCCTGCCAAGCGGAGAAATCCGCTGTCACTTCTGAACCTTTTCCAGTCGGGTGGACAGTTCCGCTAATCCGTCGATGATTTTATTCTCCTCCACAGTTTTCCTCCCACCGGATTGACCGTCACGGAATCGTTTCTCGCACTCGCCCATGCCCCTGCGGATATCCTCATTGGTGATGCCATAGGCGATAGCGAACGTTCCCAACGCTTCCACCACGTCGCAATACTCTTCGACCAACCGACTGTAAATCCGCTTGTCAGAAGTTCCGTCGGCAACCCAATCCATTCCCACTGCGGCGAGTTCAGCAGACTCCTCCAACAGTTTCCGCCACTGCCGGTCGGATGGTTCCGCATATTCCGGAGCGAATGTTCTGACGGTGCCAAGACTAGCCAAACCGTGTTCAGTCATTTCCACGCCACGCCCGATGAACTTGTAGCCGGGATTCTGTTCGCAATAGTCGCGCACGTCACGCAACCATTGGATAGCATTGGGGATACTCCCCCAGCGGATGACCTTCCCATTGTTGTCGAGAAAGTATTTCTGTTCCAATTCGTCAATGGAATGTTTTCCGATTTCCTTCAGGGCATCGTCCACCATGTCCTTGACCACGATGGCGGACTTGCCGTGCAGGTCGGTGGTGGGCCGCACATGGAACGCTTGGAAGAAGTCGGAATAGTTGAAGGTCGGATTACAGGAAGTGCCGACCATATCCGAATATTCCAATCCACGGTCTTGCCAATCGCAGGAGACCATGAACGCCATATCGTCCGGAATGTCGGAACGGATTATCGCAATATCGTAACTCAAATCGCACCTATTCTTTCAAAGAGTGCCCAACAGAACATGATGAAAAGGATTGTCGCCATGATGATGAACGCCACCATCAGGGCGACGGCCAAATGATAAAGGAAACGCCAGCCGTAGATTCGTACTCCCAGCCAACGTTTCTGCCCCGAAGTGTAGGAGTGTTCCAAAACCGCTTTTTCCAAGAGCGTGACGGAACGGTCGAACAATACCGCCATCGTGTGCGACATGAGCACACCGGCTATACAACCTATGCTCAATACCAGTCGGACGAGTATGCCAGCCATGATTCTATTCAATCCTCTAAGTTCAGTACCGCCAGCTCGCAATCCAATCGTCGGGCAATGTCCAGTTTGGTACCGGAGAGTCGGAATTGCGGGCCGACGGCGGTTCCGTTTCGATACTTTTGGGCGACCATATTCGACTGGATGTGAATGATGTTCCGTGCATGCTTGTAACGCCACACGTTGCCTCCACCATCACTGTCGAGGTTCATTCTCATGTTACGGTAGAAGTCCACGTTGTCGTACAGGTCTCGGGGGGTTAACGGGTCAGTCTGCATCGAGCATTTCCTTCCACTTTTCCAATTCGTTCAAATCGATAGAGAATTGTTTATGTTCGGTGCAGTCGGAAAAGTCGATGGTCAGATACGGTTTTCCACGGAAAGTGTCACTGGACACGATGACGGTGTCACTGCCCAGTCCGCCCTTCTCATGTAACAGTTTGTAATATTTTTTATCCGGAACCATCGGCTTTTCCTTTCTAATATCAGGTCAGGAGAGTTTGACCAGAATTCCGTAAGCGATGATGAGAACGAACCAGACGACAGCCGCCACTACCGTCCAACGGTTCAGGTTCTTTTCCGCCACGCCCGAGCTTCCCGCCGAACCTGTCAACGATTCAGCGAAATTCGAGAAACCGCCTCCCTTGCCTTTGTGCATGAGAATGAGGGGAACGAGCATGAGACTCAACACGGCGATGAATCCAAGAAGAATATGTTTCATAATTACTGCTCCTTTGTTTTGTTGTAGAAGACCAGACTTTTCCATCCGCTCGCAAGCCGCCAATGTTCGCCCGGCAACCGCATAAGCAACGGTTGCAGGATGCCTTCGACGATGAGCTGGTCTAGTGACCCGTGTACGGCGACCGTCCGTCCTCGCACGATGGTGCCGTCCACGGTGACGGCCTTGACCATGCGGCTGTCCAAAACCTTCGGTTCGACGTTCTCCCAGTCGAGGTCGGCGGGCTGGTCTTCCTGCGAGTCCAAGGCGGCTTTAGCGAGACGGCGGAACGAGTCACGTATCGCGTCCATCTGCCCGTCCCACAAGTCTCGTATCTGTTCTTCGCTCGGATTGAAGTCGGCCCAGTTGGTTTGCGCGGCGAAGACCGCAATTGCGGCTTTTTCGATGCGTTCATCCGGCATAGAATTTTCCTTCCTTACTGCAATCCAACACCTGCAATGCGCTCACATGGTCGGCCTGTCGGAAAAGGCCGGACGGGGATTTTTCGATGATGGGCACCATGACTCCCATGTAGACGCCTATCGCCCCACCGGGAGCTATGATGATGGTCCCGTCCACGACGGTGCCGTTGTCGAATCGGGCGATGACGCGTTGCCCTTCAAGCTCGGCTGTTGTGGCGTGCAGCCAGTCCACGGGATTGTAGACGATGCCTTCGCCGCCCATCAGCCGAACACCCACAATGTCAGCTTGCCCAGTCCGAAGTCCATTCCTGAGACAAGCGCCATGAGCAGCAGTACGAAGATTCCGGACGCGACGCACCAGCCCGCCCATTCGCGGACGGTGGGCGTGACTACCTTGCGAATTTCGGACACAACCTGTTTGACGAAACGGATGACGCCGAGGAATCCTTGACCGATTCTGACGAACGGATTGTTTTTCCCATCGGCAATGACGGGCGTGGCTTTCTCAACCATAGATTTCCTTCCATTGAATCAGACCGTCGATAATTTTCGCGGCGGTTCGATTGTCCAAATATTTCTTATTCAAGTCTTCCTTATAGCGGACTACGGGAGGGCAGTTTTCGAGGTTTTTCACGTTATTAAGGTCGGACTGGTCGGTAAGTTTGAGAATCAGTCGAATCTGAGCTTCCGTGGCCTTGCGTTTCCGTCCCGCGTAAATCATCATCGTTCTCCCTGACCGGAGTGGTGGACGTCTGTCGTTAGGAAGTGTTCCGACAACAGGTCTTTCGTGTTTTTTCTTAATTGGGCGGACGCGAGTTCCTGCACTTGAGAGACCGCTATCACATAGTCGGTCAGCTGGTTGGCGAAATCATTATCGTGATGGCGTCGAGCCAGTTCGCAGACAGCGCTGATTGCAGAAACATGGAAAACGTCCGATACGGGTTCGATGTAATTGCCGTCTGCCATGAGGGCACGATATTCGAATCGGTTTCCACAGTTGATTTCCCGAACCATGCCGTAGACCTTACCGTCAACCACGACTAGATAGTCTTTAGTTTTGCTGGAGGATTGCGTGTAGCAGGAGAAGTTGATGGCAGACAGTGTTGCCGAATACTGGTCTTGTATCATTGCCAGTTCATCGTCCACCCATTTGAGTGAATGAAGTTGGATGAGGTTAACCTGATTTGTTGTTTTTTGGTTTTCCAATGGTTTCCTCCCGAAAACTGCTCATGTGTGGACTTACCCAGTATAGCAGAGTTTTCTTCGGAAGGAAAGCCGACGTTCAGGCGAGAATGGTCAACGACTTGAAAAGCGTGTCCGCCAGATGATTGCCTCCACCGTTGAGGCAAACCACCACATATTGGGGTAGGTTCACGAAATTCAGGCTTTCCGCACGTAGACCATCCTCGGTCTTCTCCATACGATATTCCAATTCGCCGTCGATGGTGGTTCCTCCGACAGTAATGGCGATGGCCCTTTTACCGGCCAGTTCCTCAATGGGCTTGTCCATCCAATCGGGAATGGTCTCATGCACATCCGTATGCATATAATCCTCCAATATTCTACTTGCTCGCGTCTACGAACAGTGTGGCCTTGTCTTCTTTGTGAAGCTTGTCCGCTTGGCGTTTGATATCGCTCGTCGTATACCAGAGAGTGAATTCGGTCGGGTCGGTTCCGGTAATCAATTCCTCGACCATGTTGATGCTCCAAGATGGAATGGTGTCGTATACGCGGTACAAGTCAAGTTTCTTCACATCCTTGTCCACTATGCCGCCGACATGGATGCCGTGGGGCGCGTCCCCCAACGGATGATAGTCCGCGAGCACGCTGATGGCGTGTGCGACCTCGTCCCGAATCTCCTCAAGGGTTTCCAATTTCAGTGGACATTCCTCGCTGAACAGCGGAAGGTAACGTTCCTGAGCAAGCCAGAACGGGAACTCCTCCAAATCGTACTTGTCCATGTCGTGACGACTTAACGGCTTCTCATAGTCGATGATTGCGGTGAGCTTGCCGGTCGGGTCGGCTATTGGACGTTCGTGGATTGAGATGAGTTTTTCGTCGGGATACTGGTGGTCGTATAGCGACTTGGTATAGGCGTATGAGTATTTTTTTGTCAACGGTTGTCCTTCACTCTTGTATGATGTGAATGTTTCCAGTATAGCAGAGGAAACGGTAGAAACGTCAGCAGTCAGTGACCTTGACCTTGTTATGCGCAAGAATAGACTCGAACAGTCGGAGTGGATTGCGGGAGTCCAACTTGTACTGATGGTGATTCCGCGCGGTTTCCGTTTCGAGAAATCGTCCGCTCTTGGATGGCCCCTCGACAATCATGGGAATCCAGCGCCATTTCTCACGGCCTTTACTGTTCTCCCAAACGATTTCCCCGGTATCCAATACCCGCTTGTAGGCGGTCTTGTCGGGAAATGACGAGTCTATTCGTGCGACCAGATTCAATCGGCTCATGGTTTAATTCCTTCTTCTCTCAGTTCTTCGTAGTCTTGCGGCGTGAGGAAAAGCCAAGCTCCACAGTAGGGACACTTGACCCTATTGGCATCGACGGTGTTCTTGCAATACCAGCAGGTGACATACCATCCGTTTACATATCGGTTTTGCATTGTTGCTCCTTTTTCTTGGCAAAGAAGTCGATGACTTCGATGAGATAGAGGAACATTTCAAGCAGGACAAAGAACACGAATCCCAGTACGTCAAAAGTCCAGTTTTTCAGTTTTTTGAATATGTTGGACATTGCTCTCCTTGTCTTGATGATTGTGTAAACAACCCCAGTATAACCCCAAAAAAGCAAGACTGGCAATCACGCCAAAAACCGGAAAATAAACAGGCCAATCGTATCTTCGGGCAACATCAGCGGCTTACTTTCTCGCTCTGATTTGGCACTTCCAACGGCATGGAACCCGAATATCCCAACTGTTCCTCGCAGTGTGCGATGACGGCTTGCAACGCGAACCGTTCCCCTACAAGAAAATTCTCGTCCGAAGCGGTGGGAATCATCTCGTTGATTCGGATTATCTGTTCCTTGCACCAATCTATGGTGTCATGCAGGGTTTTGTCTTTCTGAGTGACGTTCACCGCCATCCTGTTTTCCTTTCTTCTGTTAACGGGGCTAAAATCGACTTTTTGTTGAAAATGACCCCGTTAACTTTCATTTTTCTGACGATAGGGGTCAATGTCGGCGTTTTCGACCATGCATCCGTAGTCTTGACAACGGCACATGGATTGGATTTTCGCATGTACTTCGTATCTGCCATTGATTCAGTCCTTCTTGGACGGGGCTTTTGTCAAGACCGGCTTGACCAGATTCCCTTGAGAATCGTACACTCTGACGGTGTTCCTCTCCGAGTCGCCTACCACGGTGATGACCTGCCTCTTATGACCATGATTGGAGTAAGACACGCACGGGGTGTCTCCGTCCCGCACGTCACCAACCCCTTTGCATTGTACGGATTCGTACCCGTAGGATGTAGCCAATGCTTCCTCGAAGGTCGGGTGCTGGGTCTTCTCCGCTCCCAGCGTCATAATCAACGCCACTACACTGATAATGCATCCTACTTCTAACAGTCCGCCTACGATTTTCTTAATCTTTTTATCGTTAAATAAAAAGATAATTCCGGAAATGAAGGTCACTGTTATAACCAAGGTAAGAAACACCGCAAAAAGAGCGAAAGGGTCTTGACTCCACTCGTTGAAATCTACCATGTTTTACTACTCCTTCTGATTTTAGTTTTGTTGAGGTAGAACCAGTTCCAAGTAGGTTCCTTTGACTGTTGCCTTAAGTTTGTATCTGCCGTTCCTGTCGGTGACGCTTCTGGCGGGATTACCGTCACCATCCTTGTAGGGAGTGCCATCGTTTCGGACGACCATGACCGTCACATCGGGAACAGGATTGCCCTGCCGGTCGATGACGGTGCCCTCAAGGGTGATTGGCCGCGTGGATTGCGCGGTTTCCAGCCGATTCATTCCGTCCGCCAGTTGGGGTTCGATTATCAGTCCAATAAGGGTTAATGCCGCGACCAGTTGGACTAGACTTAAAACCAGTTGGGTTATCTCTTTTATCCAATGCATGGCATCAGCGGTCCCGTTCGGTTTTCATCAACTTCCGGCCTGTCCTGCTCAACTCGAAACCGTCGAGATACAACTGGAACAGGCTCACATATTGGCCGTCTTCTATATCATCCTCCGGTTTCGCATACAGTTGAGTGTTCAGAACCGCGACCGGCAGACCGGTATGCTCCTCCTGTTCGATGTGGAAGGGTATTTCCTCCTGACCGTGAGCGTTCTCGCGGACTACCACACCGTAATCACCCACCTGCGGTTGGTTGTCCTCACTGCTGTCGTCCCAGTCTTCATAGGTGAGACAGGACGGCAGAAATGGATTGGGAACGTTTTTCAATCGGGCAATGGTGAATTCGTAGGCTGTGGTGAGGCCGTCGTAGAAAGTGTATTTCTCCAACAGTTCCTTGTCTGGGGTTTCGGAGTCTTTGACGGCCTTGTCCCATTGTTGTTCCAACCATGCCGTGAGGTCGGATTTAGGCTCTGACTGATTCATGTGGGGGTTCCTTTTTGTGGATGCTTCTTTGAGGTTCAGCATGATTCATCCTTTTCCAAAGCTTTGAGCAGCGTTTCGGCCATGTGGACGCGCCATGCGTGTAGGTCGTTGTATTCGCCGCCGCAGTCGCATCTGACCCGTCCTCTGTCGGTGTAGGAGACGTGGAATCCGAATTCCATGTCCAAGTCACCCAAATGGTCGGCCAGAACATCACATACCGCCTGCGTGGATGTTTCAGCGGGTGCGGCGTTGACTTCCTCCCCTGCCTGAAGGCGGGGGAGGAAGTCAACCACGGGCACCGCCTTTTCATGAGTTCCGGAAATTCTTTCTCGTTGCATGTCGATGAGGCGGAAAACCTCGGCCTCGTCCATATCTACCCATCTGCCGTCGAACGGGCTTTGGTAGAACTCGTTCGACGGCAGTGGCGTTATTCTTCCGCCCGCCGGTGAAGCCTCCCAACGGCGGCTTGCTGCGTCGAAGTCCAATGCGTCCAACAGGGTGGACATGATGATGAATCGGTTTTGCAGCATCGTGGTCGGCAGAACCATTTCGAACTGCTCATGCGTCACGAAGCCCGCGTCCTCCGGCAGACGGTATACATACATGCCGTATTTGAACACGTCGTTGATATGCCTGAAGTTCTCGTCGGAGATTTCCTCCAACTTGTTTTTGACGGATTCGTACCAGTCGTGCATGTGTTTCTTGGTCGCACCGTAGGAGCCTGACGGGGTGGCGTATCCCAGATGTTCTGAGACCTTGCTGGCGAACGCGCCCGCCGAATCCATGTCGGCGTAGACGCCGTGGATGTCGGTGAGGTTGATTCGCGCGAACGTATACCAGTTCTCGCCGTTGATGTCGCGCACCGGTTCGACCGCGTTGACGAGGAACATGTCGGACCCCTTTTTGGTTTCATATGGGTTTCCGGTGATGATTCCGACCCTGTTTCCGTTGCTGGCGTGGAATGTGAGGCCGTCTTCGGTCTTCTCACATTCCACGTCGTTCAAGTAAGCCATGTCAGCCAAGGCGGATGCCAGTTGTCTCGCCCGCCACCGTTCGATGTCCGTGGCTGGGTTCTTCTTTCCCGTCTTCGAGGTCAGGGTCTCGTAGATGGTGTCTCTGCTTGTCATTTCGTCAGTTCCATTCCTTCGGCGCGACGACAATCCAGCCATTCGACAGCGGGTATACGTCGCAGGGTTCGTCCGACTCCAAATCGTCGTCCAACGGGTTCCAGTCTTCGAGACCGTCATGGGCGATTTCGTCGTTGAGCGCCCCACTGTGGATGCGTTCGGTTTCGACGTGACATCCTCTGAGGGGAGGAAGAGGAACGAGAATGGTTCGAGCATTGGTTCGAAAAGATACGGCAGTCCGTCATTGGCTCCCCAGTTGGCGACCATGTTCATGTGTCGTCCATCATCCGTTTCCACGAGGATTATTCCCGATTCCTGTCCAGTGAGGTCGTGCAGGTTGATGGTCATGTTTTTCTCCTTGGTTTTAACTTTTTGTGCGAACAACTCCAGTATAACCCACAAAAACAGGATTGTCAAACGGAAAGACAAGCAAGGTTCCCCACCTTAGAAAATGACAAAACCAAAACGGCAAACACACGCCCCAGCCCGCCAGTCAGACAATCAGTATGCATATTCGCATTCCGAGTCGAGATACCGCTTGCCGTCGCGTTGCCACAACACATGCGAAACAGTGACGGATTTATGTGTTGCGCCGTAAAACCTCCGGCTTTAGCCGGGGGATATAAGGCGCTTTCTTTTTTACCATTCCAGCTCACATATGTAAAAGAGTGTGCTATACTGGAAACATGAACACCAAGACAGTAAAGCGGGCATACCGGTTCCGCTTCTATCCCACGACGGAACAGGAGAACATGCTCCGCCGTACTCTGGGATGCTGCCGCAAGGTGTACAACATGGCCTTGGACGCACGCTCGACCGCGTGGACGCTCCACCGGGAGAAGGTCGGCTATTCGGACACGAGCCGAATGCTCACCGCTTGGAAGAAGACGGAGGAACACTCCTATCTGACGGAAGTGTCGTCCGTCCCGCTGCAACAATCGCTACGGCATTTGCAGGCCGCGTTCAAGAGGTTCTTCGACAAGACCGGCTCCTATCCGAGATTCAAAGCGAAACACGAGGGCGGTTCCGCCACCTACACCGTCTCCGCATTCACATGGGATTGGGGGCACAGGGCGTTGACGTTGGCGAAGATGCGCGAACCATTGCATATACGTTGGTCGCGCACCCTGCCACGCAAAAGCCGACCATCCAGCGTGACGGTCAGTTTGGACGCGGCTGGACGTTGGCACGTCAGCATACTGGTCGAAGATGCCATCCTCCAACCAGCCAAGAACGGGAACATGGTCGGCATCGACATGGGCTTGGAACACTTCGCCATCCTCAGCGACGGGGAGAAAATCGACAATCCCCGATATCTGAGAAAACACTTGAGGAAACTCAAACTGGCCCAGCAAAGACTAGCCAAGAAACAGAAGGGAAGCAACAACTACCGCAAAGCCCGTTTGAAAGTGGCGAAGGCATACGCGAAGGTCAAGGATTGTCGTACCGACTTCCTGCACAAGCTCTCGACCAGAATCATCCGTGAAAACCAAACGGTGGTCATCGAGGACTTGAAGGTACGGAACATGAGCCGACGTTGCAAGCCGAAACCAGACCCGAACAATCCGGGGCAGTACTTTCACAACGGGCAGAAGGCGAAAAGCGGTCTGAACAAAAGCATTCTGGACGCGGGTTGGAGACAATTCCGCACCATGCTCGAATACAAGGCCGAATGGTACGGACGCCAACTCACGGTCATCGACCAATGGTATCCCAGCAGTCAAATCTGCCACACGTGCGGCAAAAACACCGGCAGGAAGACATTGGACGTCAGAACATGGGAATGCCCATACTGCCATACCATGCAAGACCGCGACCTGAACGCCGCCATAAACATACTATCCGCCGGACTGGCGGTACGAGCCTGCGGGGATTCACGCCTCACCGAAGCGACACTCCGGTGAACACAAGAACGTGAATCGTCTAAACCCCCAGGAAACCCTCCCCGCGAGGAGAGGAATCCCCCGACTTCAGTCAGGGGAGGAAGTCAATTAAGTCGATGAACCATGCGGCCAGATATTCCATATCCATGTCGGCGGCCTCATCGCGGAGGTCATCGCAGAAGGAATCCCATTCGGACTGCTCGGCGTCGGAGTCGGTAAGCCTGCGGTAGCGGGTCTGAAGCCCCTCCGTAGGAAGCATGCCCTCTGCGTATCTGCTGTCAGCTATATTGAGCCACGATTCCACACACCGGTAAGCCAGTTCGGAAACGGGGGTGGTGAGAATCCAAGGATGCTCGCCTTTCCACCTGTAACCCCTTTCTGCGAAAAAGCAAACCTCCGTGGCTTGAATGTCGGTGGACTGAGTGTCAGCGTCCATGTTGTTCTCCTTTTGAAACCTGCTTGTGTGAACAATTCCAGTATACCTCTATAAAGGGAAGCGTCAACCCGCCCAAAAACAAAAAAGGGAACTTGTACGTTTCCTGTACAAGTTCCCTCAATTGGGAAATTAATCCCAGTTGCACATGAAATAACCGTTGGGGTCGATACCATCGACAAGATGGGCAGTGGCGCAATCGTTCACGGTGAACATAGGGCGGGGCTTCACGTCATAATCACCCCTGATACGCTTGTTTTTCAACTCCTCCCCCACGAAACAGTCCTTGACGGGAACCACACGCCCACCCTGCGGGGAGCAGGTGGCACCATCCACGACCTTGTAGGCGAGTTTGCGGACGTTGACGCTCTTGCCGGTCTTGCTGACCTTGGTCACTTGGTAGAAGTCCACGAGGGTCATGCTGTAGCCCCAAACGCTGATGAACACGTCCCCCACATGCACTTCCACGTCGGTGGTGGAGGTCTGTGGCTTGCGGCGTTCCTCTTCTGTGCCGTTGATTCGGAAGTTCTCCCGAGTGAGCCAAGGGTAGATCTTGATGGCCTTGTCGATGAAGTTCTCGACACCCTTCATGGTTCGCCAGTACTTGCGTCCACTGAGGTAATTGCGGCTAGTGATGTTAAGGAAGTCGTTGGTGACATCCACCCAACGATTGGTGCGTTTGCTGATTTGGACTTCGAGGCTGAGCATTCTGGTTTCTCCTTTTTTGGGGTGGTGGTTTTTTCAACCCTGTTTGTGTGAACAATTCCAGTATAAGCTATGTTAAACCAAAAGTCAACCCAGAAAAACAGGGGCATAGTCCGCCCAAGCAGACCATGCCCCAAAACCAAAAACTCACCGACCAGCCAAGGCAATGGAACGAACCATAGAATCCAGCCTTGTGCTCCCCACCGATTGAGTCACATAGTAGCTGTCGTTGTCGAGGTCAAGCCAATAGACGACCTCGTTCTTGTCCTTATGGTACTCAGAGAAGATATAGCGTTCATCCGGCTCGCTTTTTGGAGACGATTCCTTATGCTCGTCGTAGACGTGCTTCCAGTGCTCTTTCGTCAGCTTATTATGTCGAATACACAGCAGAGCGGTGTCATCATCGCTCCAGAATTCCAGTTCGACATCAAACGGCTGGATGGTGTCGCTGATATTCATAGGGGTTCTCCTTTTTTGCGTAGCCTGTTCGGCCTTTTTGTGTGAACAATTCCAGTATATCACATGATTGAATAAAAAACAAAGGCAACCAGCCTAAAAGACCAGTCACCCTAAAAAGCCGCTCAATCAGTCATGGAAATCAACAAACCAGACACGAGCGGAAGAATCAGCCCCCAGCCTCTCAAACAGAGCATCCCTTGACACGGGGAACCACACATCACCTTCGTAACCGTCGTTGTCGCAGACGACGCTCACATTGCATTCCAACAGCTCTCTGACCTTGGAATCATCGTTGCCGTAACGTTCTTTGAGTTCGCCGCAGGTGATTCCCTGAAGCCCGCCTACCATTTCCTCCCAGCGTCCGCCGAACTCATACCAGTCGTAGAACGAATCGTCGTTGAAAGTAGATACCACATCGCCGTCTTCGTTCAGACTGTACCCATAGTATTCGGCATAGGCTTCGAGCGCTTCTTCATCATTCAATACCAGTCGGCGTTCCGCTTTCTCGAAGGCTTCGCTCATTCTGTCGTGCTGAGTTTCGCTCTTGCTTCCAATTAGACTCCTGTCGCTTTCTCGACTGGTCTTCAGGAATTCATCCCGCGTGTAGAGGACGTATTCCTCGACTTCCTCGTATTCGCTGTAGGGGTCGATGATGTCTTCGGCTCCGCTGGTGTCGTTGCCTCCGATGACTGCGCCTAGGAAGTGCATTTTTTCTCCTTGTTTTTGGTGGTTTTTTCAACCCTTCGTTTTGTGTGAACGATTCCAGTATACATCTTTGGGAGAACGACACGCTCACATTCAAGGCAGAAAGACATGAGTGGGCAAAAAGGTGGAAGGTCTTATTGGCAAAAACGTTGATATACCGCCATTTTTCAAACCGTTGGCAATGGTTTCCGCAATCTCGGCAAGAGCGTATTGCAGACCGTTCGTACTGACGTGGGCAACGCCAAGTCGTGGCTTAGGGGAATGTATGGTAGCGCCCAGAAAGGCGAAACTGCTCGCTAATCCCTAAAAAACAGGAAGGCCGGAATCCCCAAGGGAAGAAAAACCTTGAGCTTTCCGGCCTTCCTGTTTTTTTCAGTCGTTGCGGTCTTCCGTGGAACCGTATACCGCTTCCTTCATATCCATCGGGTGAGCGTATTCGTAGGTGCTGATTTTCACATAGGCTTCACCATCCCTGTTGGCGAGAACACGATGGCTGGTGGCCTTGCCCGCGAAGCGGGTCGGGCTTGTCACGTCGGGGTAGACGGTGCATCCGGCGATGTCGTTGGGGCTTCCATCATAATTCTTGCGGAGTGGGCGGATTTGCACGGTCTTGCCACTGGGGCTGACCTTGACCACTTCGTAGTAGCTGTTGAGAATCATGTCGTAGCCGTAGATGGAGTGGAGCACGTCTCCCACTTTGAGGGTTCCCACCGCCTTGGTGTTGTCCTTGCGGGATTCTTCGCCTTTGATTTTGAAGTCTTCGAGCGTATAACCGTTGTAATCCATGACTTTTTGGCGGAAGTTTTCAAGCCCACGCATGGTCTTCCAAGTACGACGGTAGGTGCCTTGGTAGGTGCGTTCGCCTTGGCTGTTCTTAGTCCAAAGTTCGAGGCTGAGTATTTTGGTTCTCCTTTTTGTTTGCAGTCTTCGTTTGTGTGAACAATTCCAGTATACCTCATGCGAGAACAGCCAAAAAACGGTGAGTCGGAACTTTTCAATTATGATTCAGCCACAAGGGTTTAGAAATCTTTTCTTCTCGCCCTCAAATAGGACTTAATCGTTTTACGGGGTACTTCTCTGTTAGAAAACAGCACGTCGTGACTGTTAAGTCTGACTAACACCAAAGAGACCACATCGTTGTCCACGTAGTAAATCAGTAATAGGTCTGATTCCACGTGCAATTCGCGGAAACCTTTCCAATCACCGGTCAGCTCGTGGTCGGAATACTTGGTTTTGAGTAGGTCAACATCGTTTTCGATAAGAGCTTGAAGAGGTTCGCGAATCTTGTTAATGTCGTAATGCTTCTTTTTCAGCCGTTTGATGTCATTGTCGAACGGCTGAATGGTTTCCAACGTTCGTTTACAAAGCATTGAGATAATCCATCATGTCGTTTACGTTTTGGGAAGAGTGGGTGTACTCATGATTCAACGCCTGACGGCGAGCCTCCTCATTGCGCAATGCTTCCACTTCGCATTCAAGCTCACGGAAATGCCTGTAATCATGCTCGTTCAGTATGAAATAGGTTGGCCGATTGTTTTTCATGACTGTGACCGGAGAATCGTCTGCCACTTTTGAAAACTCCGCGCTTGCGGTTCCTCTTCCAAAACGACTGATGGGAACCATTGTCTCCACCGGTATTGTCAACTGCATTTTTCCTCCCTTATGTTTGCATGTAAAAATACATGCTATCACATGAGGTGGCTAAAATCTCAGCAAAAACAAAAAGGCTGGACGGGGAGCCGTAATGTTCCCTATCCAGCCTTTTCACTTATCTGCCGTAACCTACTTCTTGTGGCGTGCGGTCACGGTCGTGTTTCCGCGACGGTGGGCGAGCATCAATCCCATTCCCACGAGTGTGAACAGAATGACCGTCATGATAGGCGTGTTCACACCGGTTTGGGCGAGTTGGCGAATCGTCTTCACGATGGCCGGTGTCGCCGGTGGAATGTACGAGTTGGTGAACTCAGGTTGGGTTCCAGTGGTTGTGACCATGCTGGGGGTTGTGGTCGGATTGTTCTCATCCTCACCGGCATCCCCGTCGGTCTTGTCGGCCTTAGCGGTCGGCATGACGGGCATGGTGCTGGAATCCTTCGCCGTATCGTCCGTCGGGTCGTATTGGACTTTGGCGGTCAGGTTGCCTTGCAGGTTGTCGCTTACGGTGACGGTCACGTGATGTTCCGTCTTGTCGTAGGTGACGTTCTTCTCGCCGGTGTTCTTCTCGCGAATCACATACCGGTATTCACCGCAATCATCCACTCCATCATTGTCTCTACCGTAGGTGAGCGGCTTGAACTGGATGTTGCCCTGCTTGTCGTTCTTCTCACTGTCGATGACATTGCCCTTGTCGTCCACAAGTTCGAACTCGAATTCGTAGGCTTGCAGTTCACGTCCGGTCAGATTCTTCTTGGCCGACAGTTCGACCAACACGTCTTCCGGCTGGTACGTGTTCTGGAAGAGGATGCTCTTTTCGCTGGCTTTGCCGTTGGAGTAGGCGACGCTGGCGGCGAGCTTGTGGCTCTTCGTGTCCTCGGTGACGGTGATGGTGACGGTGTGGCTGGTGGTGTCGTAGGCGACGCCGCCCAATGTTCCGTCCTGTTCGTCAACCGTGTACGTGTACACGCCGGTCTTGTCGAACGTGAGCTTGTCGAATTCGAGGGTCCCGTCGCCTTCGCGTGCAGTTACCTTGTCGGATTGCGCGTCGCGTGGAACGCGGGCGAACTGTTTGGCTTGGAGCAGGTTGCCGTTGGAATCCTTCAATTCGGCGGAGAATTCGTTGTCGTTCAGGTCACGTCCGGTCAGATGTTTGGCCGCTTCGAGTCGCACGCTGACCGGTGTCGGAGTATACGTGTTGTCAAATCGGATGTCATTGGTCTGACGGTCGGCGGTGGCAGCGAGCATGCCGTCTTGGTCGGTGACGGTGGGGAGGATGAACGTGAACTCGTCCACGTGCAGTGCGGCTACCTGCTGTTGGGTGAGGGAGCCGTCCATGTATGCGGTGGAGCATTTGCCGAATGAGGTGTACTGTCCGGCGTTGGCGCACGGGTAGTTCAACGTGTCGTAGCCGGTGAAGCTTACGTTGACGGTGGTGCCTTTGTCGGTAATGGTGCCGTCGTCGTAGACGGTGGTTCCGTCGTTGACGGACTCCTTATCCACGGTGATGGAGCTGGGGAAACTACCATTGTGGTCGAACGAGTCGCACTTCCTGTTGTGAGTGCTCTTTCCGTTCCACTTATAAGTGGTGGTTTGGTGGATTCTGTCCCAAAGTATCGGCTGCCATTGCTTTTCACCCGCATGCTTCGCATGCTTGTCGTCGTCGTCCTGAAACACGCTGGACACGTTCAGCTTGTAGCCGATGCTTCCGCTGGGCACTTCGATGCCCTTCAACCCCTTCGACCTGTCCTTCCAACGCATCGCGGTACGGACGAGCACATGCAGTTGGCGTCCCTGAATCTTGCCTTTGCCTTTGTTTGGCGCGGTAGCGTCACCCGTATTGAAATCGTAGGTGCCGCCGCCCGTAATTTGGTATTGCAGGCTTATGTTCAGGTTGAGTTTCGCGCTTACGGTCACGTCCTTTGGCGTGTCCGACATTGCCTTGTGTGTTCCGGTGTCGGTGGGATTGTTCTTGTTCCATGCTGTCCACGCCTGTACGGTCGGGCGGAATTTGTATCCGTGTGGCGCGGCTTTGACTTTGACCGCGAGCTGGATGGCGCTGGTGCCGGGGTTGACGGTCGGACTGTTGGAAGTCGGCTCCAACAGGCGATAGCAGGTGTACACTTGCGTCTTCACACCGTTGATGGTTTCGGTCGTGAGTTTCGGCTGATAGCCGGGAGTCTGGTCTACCCAACCCATTTGGTCGGTGTCGAACGTGACCTTATCCGCCGGATAAGGCAGTTCGAAATGGAAGCCGACACGGGTACGCTTGTAATAGTCCATGGTCGAATCCGGGGTGACGGTGTAATCGTAGTCGTAGATTACATCATCGAACGAGCGGACTATATCATTGCTCGCGTCCTTATCGTCGCCACGCTCATTGTCATTGTCGAATGGTGCGGTTCCAGTGACTCGGTCGGTTAGTTTGAGTTTCGACACGTATGCGGTGTCCGTGTCGAGCATGTCATGAATGGTAACGTCTTTAGCATCTTCCGGAGCGGATTGCGCTCGGATACTAGTGTCGGCGTGAACGTCCGACTGTGTTTGACTGTCAGCATTACTACTGCCGGTAATGTCTGACTGGGTGTTGCCACTATTAGTGTCGGCGTTCCCACTATTACTGGTGTCGGCTTGGACTTGCGTGGACGAATCCACCGTCAAATCGTCAGCCAAAGCGGTAGACGCGGACAATGCGCCACCACCGAACATTGTCGCCGTAGCCAAGATAAGCGCGGCAACCTTTCTCAGGCCGGGTTTCATAACCTTGAGCTTCCCTTCTGGAGAGTGTGTCATGAAAACGGGAGAAGGGCTGAAAAGAAGCCCCCCCCCGCGCGTTTTTTGATTGTTCAGTTATAAGTATGGAAAGCTGGTCTCAAGTACGGTTTGCAGGAGAGTTCCCAAGGCCAGCCTTCCGATTTTTGCCCGCTCCGACCATGCTTCTTCCAATCTTTGGCAACTGGTTGAAGCATGGTTTCATGTCGGGGAGGGCAAGGCTTTATCTGTTATTCGGCTTTATGGGCCGGTTTCTTCTTGTCCGGGTCGGATTCGGTTTCGGTCTCGGCATTGGATTGACCGTCGGAGGATTCTTCGGTCTGGCTTGCGGTCTTACGTTTGCCAAGCTTCTTGACGGCCATGGCCAACAGTCCGCCGACTGCGGCGAGCACGATGATGACCAGTCCGATGATTCCGGTGTTCACGCCGGTCTGCGCGAGGTCGCTTACGCCAGCGGTTCCAGCGCCTCCGAACAGTTTCTTGGTGACGTGAACCTTGTAATCCTTGGACACGAGTCCATCTCCGGATGTGACGGTGAGTGTCGCATCGGCACCATTCTTGTTGATGGTGATGCTCATTCCCGAATCCTTGTCGTATTGACCTACGACCGTCCACTTGTCGGGATTGTCCACAGCCACTTCGTAGGAGGTTTTGTTCGGGTCGAATCCGTTAATGAGCTTGCCGTCCACGGAGATGCCGGTGAGTTCCGCCTTGTGGGTGGCGGCGGTGATGTAGGTGACGGTGTAGTCATGTTGGGTGAACGTATTGCCGTCCGGAGAGAGCACGCTGACCGTATACGTGTAGGTCATGCCCTTGTGGGAACTGGACACTACGGCGCTTTGGCCAACCTTCGTCTCATAGGAGAAGGTGCCGCCTTCCGGAATGTCGAATTTGTCGGATGTGACGGGCACATACTTGCCGTCCTTGCCAACGTAACCGACGGATGCGAGGCTCGTGTCAGTCTGAGAGTCTGGTGTCTTGACCGGAGACTGTTCCACCGGCTCCTTCGGCTGGAATTCGGTGACGGCGGTTTTGACAGGACGGGTTACGGTCACACTGTAGGTGCGGCTTGCTCCCGTGGCGGTGTCGGTGACTGTCCATTCCTGTCGGTTGGATTGTGCGCTTTGGGTCACGTTTCCGGCTTTGACGGTTACTCCTGCCGGGGCTTCCGGTAGCAGGTAGGCGCTGGTGTTCGCGTCTTTCAATGCGACCACATAGTCGAGCCTGTTCGGATTCCAATTGTCGATGAGCGTGCCTTTTTCGGCTTTGCCGGTGAGATTCACGTAGATGCCGTTGAGTTTGGCGGGACTGTCCGGTTGGATGTCGGAGGTTTGGAAGTTGACTCGTACCGTGTAGTCCACGCCGTTCACGTTGACTGTGATGATTCGGCTGGTGCCGTCAACACTCAGTTTCGGACGGGATACTTCCGCGTCGAGACCATGTTCGGCGGAGAGGGAGAAGGAGTCCTTCGCGTCGGAAGCGGGAAGGTCAACGACTTTCTGATGGTTCTCATCAAAGTCCGTCTTATTGATTTCGTAACTCTTGGACTTGCCGTCGGAGGAAGTCTGGGTGAGCGTCATCTTCGTGAAGTTCTTATCCTCGGGACGAACGTCTCGGGTTCCCACCGTGTAGGCTTGTTCAATCTTGTTGCCGTGTCCGTCATCGACGGTCACGGTTCCCTCTGCTGTTCCGGAGAGCACGACGATATTATGCTCGTTGTCGGCACCCACCATGGTCTTGGGAGTGGATTCCCATTTGACGGTGGCTTTGTCCTTGTTGGACAGTGTGACCTCATGGTAGGAAGGACTGTTGTCCTTGTCGGACAGGCCCGTTGCGGAATATCCGGCGTGATAGGAACCATCTTCGTACTTGCTGAAAGGAGTCCCCTTATCGGTGCCATTGTTCAACGTGATTTCCTCGCCAATCGAATATTCGAATGGTACGGTGATGTCGAACTGCGGCAAGCCTTTATCCGGGTTCGCGTCGGCATGGTAGACGGCTGTGCCGGATACGATTGCTGTGCCGAGCTTATCGCCCGAAGTGATGTGTTGTTCCCTGAAGGTCGGTTCAATCGTAAACTTGGTGTTGTCGTCTTCGTTCAGTGAGCCGATGGTCACGGTGGTCGGACGGACGTTCACGGTCGGAGTGGTGAGGGACTGGTTACCACCCGCGTTCGGAAGATTTATGAGCGGAATCTGCTTATCTCCAACCTGCGCGTACCAAGTGTTGGTACGTGAATAATCTCCCAAGTTGACGGTCATATGCCAGATTTTGGTTTGTTCGGTCTGAACGTCCGTGTACTCGTAGTTGCCTGTGGCGACGCCGGTTGCGGATGTCACGTGAGTGGCGTTGTCCACGCTGACGTTCCATGCGATGTTCAGGCTTTTGCCGTTGGACAGTTTGACTGTCTTGACCTCATTGCCGTCCTTGTCAACGACCTTGCGGTCTTTGCTCACATGATAGGACTTGTTGGCGGGCACATTGGCTACGGCTTCCACGGTTCCGTCCGGGTTTTCTCCGGATACGGTGAACTGGGTGCCGTCGGCCAGAGTGATGTTCTCACCCGTGGAATATTTGAACGGGATGGAAACGTCGAACGCCGGATTGCCGTTCTTAGCGCCGACATGGTAGACGGCTGTGCCGGTCACGTCCACTTTGGCGAACGTGCCGTTGGCTGTGAGGCGTACGTCCTTCAGGTCGCCGTGGTTCAACGTGAACGTGTCGTCGGAGTCGTTCGTACGCACGGTGATACGTCCCGGAACCTTGTCGGACGGTTCGCTGGCCGTGTAGGATTGGTCGCCGGTTTCCGGATTGTTCGTGAACTGGAACGTCTTCCCTTCTACCTCACCGCTCCAAGTGTCGGTACGGGAGTAGGATTGGTTGACTTGAATCGTCCACTCGTATTCGGCTTTGGTTTCCGGGTCGATGGTCTTGTACTTCTGGTTGACGGTTCCCACGACGGTGGTCACATGGGTTTTGGAGTCAGTGGTCTTAGACCATGTGATTGGCAGTTCTGTGCCGTCGGACAGTTTCAGGCTGGTGATTTCCCTGCCGTCCTTGCCGACGACCTTGCCCGCCTTGTTGACGGTGTAGTCCTTGTTCGCGTAGTCCAACACGGCGGTCCTGCCGTTCTGTCGGATGGTGAACGGGGTGCCGTCCTTCAAGGTGACTTCCTTGCCGTAATCCTTCGTATAGTTCACGGTCGCGGCGAATTCGGGGAGGATTCCTCCTGCTTCCTTGGAGTATCCGGCTGTGCCGGTCTCGTGAATCATGCCGAGTTTGCCCGCGCCGGTGGTGGCTCCCGGCGTGATGGTCGGATTGGTGAGGGTCACGTTGCTGCCGTTGCTGCCGGTAACTTCCAGTCGTTGAGGAATGGTGTTGCCGGTCATGGACGCGAGCTGTTTTCCATCCTCGTCGGATGTGGTGAATGGGATGTCGTTGCCCTCATAGTTAGTTGACCAGCTGGCGGTGTTGGATGCGGTCACGCTCGTGTGCGTGTTCCAACCGTAGGCGTCGATTCGGGTTCCGCTGTCCCAGTTGAAGTCCATGATTTCGACTCTGGCGGTCGCGGTTCCGGTTTTGGTGACGGTGTAGCCGTTCCTGTAATCGTATGTGGGTTTCGACCAGTCGATTGCGGCTGTGGTGCCGTCCGACAGGCGGACGGTGTTTTCGGACGGATTGCCGTCCTTGTCCAAGGTCACGCCGTTCAGTGTGGCGTTCGCGGTGTTGGTGTCGCCTTGCACGACGAACTTCGTCCCGTTCTTTAGGGTGACTTCCTTGCCGTAGGTTTCGTCCACGTTCACGGTCAGTGTGACCTTGCGGCTTACGGTGTCAGACTCATCGAATGTGCCATTGTAGGTGACGGTGCCGGTCAGATGGCTGACGCCGACTTTACTGTGGTCGATGTTGAGGGTCGGGGTTTCAGCAGACAATGCGATAGGCTTGTCCTCGCCGTCAAGCGTGGCGGTGGCGGCTTCCAACGGGTCGCCGTCGTACTTGTCGATGGTGGCCGTATAGTTGCCGTCGCCGTCCTTCTCGTAGGTGACGGTCTGCTTTCCGTAGGTGGTTTGGAGTTTACGGCTTGTCGTGGTGGTCTCGCCGCCGGAAGTGGATAGCGGGGTCGTCGTATTGGCGTCGTCAACGGCCAACGCCGTCACAGCTCCCGTTCCCATGGAGCCGACGGCCATCACGGCAGCAAGACCCACGCCACCGATTTTCTTGGCGGCATTGTTCCAATTGTCACTCATTCAATGTCCTATCCGAAATGTGAAACGTTTCCTTTGCGGATTTCGTCTACCACCTTAGCGGACATGTATGCCGTCAACCTCGTATAGGTGGGAAAATACCTTGAAAAAAATTTCAGGGTGGACGGTATCCAGACTTTTGCCGGATTGTCCACCCCGAAAAAATCGTTTTGGGAAATGTCATGCCCTCTGGGGAAGGTTCGCTTTAAGCAGGGGTTCGGTGTCGGTGTGGTGTCCGCGCTTGTTGTACCAAGACACGACGCTCATGCCGCTGGCCTTGTCGCGTAGGGTGATGCCGTACTGTCCCTCATGCTTGCCGGTGCCGACATGCACGGCTTGGGCGGGTACCGGATTGTTCTGGTGCGAATAGTTGAACATGCTACGGAATCCGTCGGCGTCGTTCGCCTCGTATCCGACACGGGAACCGTATCCGTCGTAAAGGGTGTTGGTATGCTCTCCGCGAACCGCGAAGGACACTTCCTTGTCCTGATGGCGCATTTCGATGCTGTCCTGTGGAATGTTCATGTTGCCGGTCTTACGGCGCATGAGCTTGGCGGCGCTTTCGCTGTCCACCGGATGATAGTAGTTGGATGCGGCTTTGTTTCGACGGTCTGCGACTTTCGACTTGTAGTCCGCGTACTCCTTGTCGCTGCTGAACTCGCCACGGGCCTTCTCGACCTCGGTGCCTTTGTTGTTCATTTCGATGGTTCCCCAAGAGGTCACATGGTCTCCACTGGTCTTATTGCGGTAGAACTCCTTGCGGAAGTGCAGGGCGTTCTGCGGATGGCCGTTCGCCTGTTTGCCGGTACCGGCGCTGATGGCGCATTGCACGTCGTCCAGTCCTTCGGCTTGCATGGCGCGGGTCATTCGGGTCAAATCGTCGCCCGGAACGATAGCCATTGGGGAGCCACCCTCATTATGCGGGCGGGGGGCACGTTTCAGAAGACCGGTCTTCGAGTCTCGCTTCAAGGCTGGTGCGACGTGCGTCTTGCCTTCCTTGTCCATGTAGACGAACACTTCTGCGGAACGCGCGTCGGCATTGTTCAGACCAAGCTTATTCTCGTAGTAGTGGCGGGCTTTGACCTCCGCCTCCGCGAAGTCCTTCGGGTCGATGTGGTACACCTTCGCGTTCTCGCCTTCGAACGCGGCACGGTTGACCTGCTCGTTCGTTCGGGCGTTCAGGGTGTCGTACACCTTACCGTCCTTACGCCCCTCCAATTGTGCGGCACGACCGCCGAAACTGGTCTCGTCCAACGGCAGGTTCTCGCTGACCGGCTGGAACTTGTTTCCACGACACATGCTCAACGTGTGTTCCGGGGCCTCACGGTCATGGTTGATGACTCCGAAGCAGGTGTTGCCGGTGGACGCAATGGCGAGCTGTTCGCCGTCCTCGGTGCCGGTGATATGCACTCGTTCGTGAACCTCATGGTTTTTGAGCGTGCTGAAATTACGTCCGCTCGCGCCGACGTGCATCATCTCATAGCCGCTGGGCATTTGGGAGAGATTGTTCTTGTAGTACTTGCGCACGTTGCCGCGACGGTCAACGTACTCATGCCAGCCGACAGTCAAACCCCATTCAGTCCACTGTCCGATGGGGTTTCGCGGCTGTGCCGGATTGTAGGCCATGTCTTGTCCTTCCTCGACCTGATTCCTCCCCGAACGGGAGGTTTTTCCAACATCAGATTCCAGTCTACAATCCTCAAGGTCTATAAAAGGCGAAAGAAGGTAATCTACCGGTTTTTCTTACGCTTCGACTTCTTGGGAAAATGGTCGGAAACGTGGACGAACACGGTTTCAGCGAACACGCCCACATCCTTGGTGAGAATCCTCAAACCCTTCCACAGCAATCGTCCCCACGTCTCCCCCAATATCCAGAAGCCTACTATCAGGCCGAAAAGGGACAGGATGGATTCACGAATGTCCAGTCTGCCATCTGCGGGAACGTCGAACGACATGTAGATGACGGTCGCAAACAGGATACTCGCCCCGAGCAGGGTCTTGCCCAATACGCTTTTCCAACTCATTTCAACCTCCGGTCGTGTTCCTCCCAGCTCGCGTCCGCTGAATCCGCTATCGCTTCCAACATTTGGAACCCGTCCGGCACGGGGAACACGAGCAGTCTGACCAAATGCCGTCCGCCATGGTTCAGATTCTTAGACCGGACGAACGCCACGCCCTTGCAATAGTTCGACGTGGTGCCATGCCATGCGCCGACGTTCGCTCCCGCTTTCAGAATCGCGTTCACGCTTTCTGCGGTATTGTCCGGGTCGGCCTGCGCCACGCCATACGGGTAGGCGATGCTGGCGATGACGATGTACTTGCCGTACCCGCAGTAGGGTTGGCGTTTCCAACACTCCTCCGCGTAGGCGATGAGCTGTGAGCCGACCTTCTCACGCACGCCCAACGTGTTGCCCCTACCCCACGTGGTCGCCTTGCGTTGACCATGCTGGCGGGCTTTCAAATCCGAATCCGTGTAATTGCTGGTAATCCAGATTTTGTCCGGCACGCTGAACTTCACCTCATAGCCGTCACACCATGCGGGACGCTCCCCCACGGGAATGTTCCTCCACATGCCGACCACGCTCGACGCCAATCCGCCCGTAATCTGATACTGCGGGTTCTCGTCGGAAATCGGAATGATGAGAATGTCCAGCAGATAACAGCCGGAAGGCGCTTCGATGGGCGATTGCAGGTAGATGGTCGAATGCCGGTGCAGACTATCATCATCGTCCCACAGGCGCACGTCGGAACCGGCGTCGATTATCGGCTTCACGGTTTCGGCGGCTCGTGCTGGGAACACGTTCCCGCCGTGGGGTGCCGACACCGTGACCACGGCCAGAAACCGTTCCACCTTCCACGCCTGTTTCATCGTTTTCAGATTCCGCCACTTGTCTTTCGCATACCGACGGATTCTCGCACGCCGTAAGGCACGCGTCTTTTCGGTCTGCACGGTGTCGGTGCCGCTCCACCATTCGACGGGGATGGTGATGGTCAGACGGTATCCGCCGCGTTTAACCGCTACGGTTTGACGAACCATGACGCTCCTCCGAACCATGACGATTCTCCGAACGGACGGTGGCTGCCGGACTCATGCACGCCCAGACAGTGCTGGCACATGGTCTCCCCGTCGTATGGGGTTTTCCTGACGCCGCAGCGGACGCAACGGCTGGTTCCCTTGTCGGTCGGATGCAGTGTGAATCTCATTTTCGGCTCCCCATCTCCAATGCGCTGATATCGGCTTTTAGAAGGTCGATGATGTCCTTACGGGTATGGTTGGTCTCGATTTTGCCGGAAACCCCGTGAAGGGCCTTTAAAGCGACGATACGGTCATGTTCGGCAAGCCACTCATCGTAATCCTTTTCGTCTGCGGGAAGACCGGTCTGAACGTAGGCACCATCGCAATACCGGCCACGAACGGTCTCATCATCAAGAGGCCGAACCGGCGAACCAGTCGGAAGCGCGATAGGCAAAAGCATGTTTTCTCTTTTCCGCTAGCCAATGTGGACTAATCCAGTCTAACGGAAACAACATTGGAAGAATCTGAAAAGCACGGAAATACGACGAAGAGAAAAACCAGCGAAACGGGAGGGGCGGGCTTTTTCTTCTTTAGGGAACCCGGGGTAAAGGATTCTCGCTTGTTAACGGTTCACACGGTTTCAGATTTTATCCGGTTTTCTTAAGCAATGAGAAAAGCCAGTGAGCGGTAATCTAAGTTAAGGATTAACCCGTCTCCATTCCCCGACATAGGGGGGTCACGTCTGTTGGCCTCTACCCAGCAAAAGCATTTTTCCTATATTTTTTGCTTTTTCAAATTTTTTAAAATTTGAGCCCATATATATTATGTATTAGTTATGTATGTTATGTATATTTATGGGGATGCCTGAAAGCCCTTGTGGCAGTAAGGCTGAGAGACTGTTCTTATATTCAAATTGTGAACTTTTCATATTCAAATTGTGAACTTTCATATCTAAATCATAAACTTTTATATTCAAATCATAAGTCAAAAATAGGCAAAAAATGTTTTTCCATACTCAAATTGTGAACAATAGGGTGCTGTAGACAGTGTTGTTGAAAACCTCATAAAATACAGCCCACAGCCTACAATAAAGAAAAAAGGGCTCTGTTAGACCAAGGTTGACCTAAGAGGATATATGACAGAAACCCGCTTGTTTAACTGTGCTGAAAAGTCAAACAAGCGGGTAAATGTCATATATCCTCTTAGGTCAACCTTGGTCTAACAGAGCCGAAAAAAGAGAACCCCTCTGCAATAGGCAGAACAGGGGGGTTCGCTAAAAACCAGAGTAAAAGGAAGTGGTTTCATGTCCAATGATACACCAGCCGTCAACAAAAAAGACATCAGCTATTCCCCTAGCCTCATGTCGCAGATTGCCATGTTCCCTCTCAAGAACCCCGGTGACGTCCGATTCGTGGAAAGGACGAACGGATGCGTGTCCGTGGCGGTAATGCAATCAATGTGGGGTTGGACATATGGGAAGATACCCCGCCTATTTCTGATTTATACTCGTTCTTTGGTGCAAACAGGCTCCGACAAAGTGGATATGGAGCACCATATCGTCAAGATAGATAAGTCTTTCCACTTATTCTGTGAACAGGTTGGATTGGCGGCTGGAACCAGTGTCAAAGATGTCGAACAGTCTCTTCTTTGCTTATCCGGAACGACTTTCACGATTTCCCTAATCGGCAAAAGTCCTAATGGGAGACATTTCATAGAGGGGCGTAACCTACGTCTTGTGAGTCAATTCCATCTGCGTTTCAATAACTCCAAGTTCGACTATCCTGGTTTTAAAGATGATGGAGACCCGTCTTCTTATATCCAGTTCTCTGAGGAGATGTGGAGTATGTTCACTGACAATCCGGTGCCGTTGAACAAGAGAATCACCTTCGAGCTTGGCAAGTCGGCTAGAGCATTGGATATCTACCAGTGGCTTGCCTATAGAGCTTATGGGTTGAAGAAGCCTTTGTTTGTTCCATGGCAGTCTCTCAAGGCTCAATTCGACATATCGGATACGCCCATGTATTCATTTAAACAAAAGTTCAGTAGAGCCTTAAACAAGGTATGTAAGGCTTGGCCTGAAATCAAAGTCATATGCGGGAAAAACGGGCTAACCTTATACCCCTGCAAGAGTTCTCTGGACTCCGAGGAACCAGTCCAAAAGACTCCCCAACCGGTGAAGCCAAGGCAGGTGGAACTAAACCCGTTTGCCTAATCCAGCCTTCTCAATGAGTAGAAACGTATTCTCCTGTTTTCTATCGTCGGGCTTACACGTGGCAAACCGTTAATTAGTTAAGAAAAGAGCGGTCATATGATTGACAATAGCAACGAAGGCTACCTTCTGAAAGTTGCCGACAATCTGAAACTTATACCCATCGCTGGCGTCTTCCCTATAGAGAATACGGGAGCTGAGTTCTTTGAGAAAAGGAACGGAACGGTCACGGTCAATATTGCCCCGGAAAGAGGAAAGTGGGCTTATGGGAAGATTCCTAGGCTTATTCTTCTCTACTTGAGTTCTTTAATCATGGAAAGGTCTGAGAAAGTCGATTTCGACAAAAAGACTATAGTCTTTAACGAATCATTCCGTTCTTTTTGCAAGCACTCTGGCCTAACATATTACGGCGGTTTGGCCGAAAAAGTAGACGAGATGCTGAATCGTATACTGAATACGACTATCCAGTTTAGGGGCCGGTTCGACGCGAAGGAAGAACGAATACTGGCCGTGGGAAACTATCGGATTTTCGATTACGGAGAATTCCACTTTCACGACGTGGACACTTCTCGGAAAACATATATCAGATTATCTGACTTGCTGTGGCGGATTCTTACGGAGAATTGCGTCCCCTTGAACAGAGGTATCGCCGCCCAATTAGGACGTTCCCCCAGAGCTTTGGATATCTACCAGTGGCTTGCCTATCGAACATATGCCCTGAAAAAGCCCGTCGTCGTTTCTTGGGAGAATCTTCGGAGTCAGTTCGATTCAGCGGATACGCCGATGTACTCTTTCAGACGGAGGTTTTGCCGGTCGTTGGAGAAGGTGTCGGACGCGTGGCCGGAGCTGGCGACTTCCGTTGGGGAAAAAGGATTGACGCTCTATCCCAGCAGAAGCTCCCTCACTTCGGGAAAAGGAAAGGAAAAGGCTTTCGGACAGGGGGCCGTCTCTTCCGCAAAGGAGTCCGCCATGACGGAAAACCCGTTCTAACAAAAAGCTTGGGGCACCGGTTTTTCGATGCCCCAAGCTTTTTGTTGGGAAACGGAGGGGAAAGAGCTATGCGACAACGTCGTTGTACATGGCGAAGTTTTGCGCGTCGGCCATATCCCATGCTGTGAATTCGACTTCCTTCAAGGACTTGTCGTATCCGCAGTTTCGGAGCGCGTAGCGTGCCGCCGCGTCGATGCCTTTGCCGTAGTGCCCGTCGGCTTCCGCCTTGTCACGGAGTTCGGCAATGCCATGCAAGGCCGCGCTGATAGCCATTCCGGCCATTTTCGTCACGTCATTGTCCGCGCTGATGGAGAACGGTTGCCAATCGCATGCGCCGCTTTTCTCGAACACCCAGAATTGCATAGCCACAGGCTTGCGTCTGGTGCGTTGAAATGCTTCCGCCGGACAGTTCGCAACCGCCTGACGGTAGAACGACGCCTGAATGTGATAACCGTATTCGATGACATGCTTGTGGAAGTCCGTGGCGCTGGCACTGCTCGCGGTCTTCAAATCCACGAGATAGTCAACGCCGGTCGGAATCAAATCCGGCTTGGCTTTCAATCCCAAGCCGGTATCGTCATCCGTCCACACGATGCACTGTTCGCATGTGCCTTTGCCGATAAGGTCGTACATGTCGGGACGGGAGTCGATGATGTTCTGCTTCATGCGTTTGAGCAACTGCATATCCTTGTAGGATACGACGATGTTGCCCATCGCCTCTTGCGCTTCACGCCATGCTTTGTTGGCTTTGTTTTGGAAGGTCTGCCCCTCGTCAAGGCATACGACCTCGCTCGTGTTCAACAGGTAGGCGTGGAATGCGGTTCCGAACTTCATCGCGTCAGTCGGCGTATGGTCGCCCAACAGTCGGTCGTAAGCCCATTCCTTCGGATTTTTCAGGAACGCTTTCAACTGGCTCTGGTCGAGCGCGTCCATGGCGAAGTATTCCTCGTCGGTCGCGTCGATGATTTTCGCTTGGCTCATGGAGGATTACTCCTCTTCGTCTCCGGTGATGGAAGTGTCTTCGCCTCGCGCTTCGGCGTCGGCCTTGACCGCGTCTTCGTCGGGCAGATGCACTTCGACCTTGTTGGTTTCGGCGTTCTGGAAGATAACAGGCTCCTCATAGTCGATGGGTTCGCCGGTCTGCGGGTCGAACTCCGGCTGGAGCTTCATGTTGTCAACGTAGTTGTAGGGGTTTCCATCGGCTTCGGCCTGTGCCCGGTCGATTTCCTCCCACGCGTCCTGCCATGCGGCGTACTCCTCCGCATAACCCGGATATGGTTCGATGTGGCGAATCTCCCAGTCGAGGAATTGTTTATCGGTGATGGGCTGGGATGGTTCGAAACTGTTGGTCAGAGAGTCCGGAATCGGAACCGTGTATGATGCTCGGTTCCTTTCCTCCTCCTCGTCGGTCATCGGTTCGTCGAATACTACTTCGGAGTGGCCGTAATCGGTTGCCATTTTGGTCTTCTTTCTGATTTGCGCGGACATTTCCAAATATTGGACGGTTTCCAACCACATGCCGTGTGGCATTTCAAGTGGGTTTTTCTCCCACCGTTTATATGTGCTTGTTGACACGTCCAGTACTTCGGCTGTTTCAGCCTGTGTTTTTCCCGCTTGTATTCGAAGGTTGCGTAATGAGATGTTTCCCATTTTTTAGACAACTCCTTTCCTACAAGTTTCAACCCAACTATAGCATTGGTTCACTTTTGAGCCAAATCGTATGATTGAGTATGCTGATAATCCTTGAAATTCAAAGGGACACGCCTGATTTCACAATAGTTCAAATATGACCTATACTTGGACATGTCCACATAAAAGAACTGACTTCCTCCACTCATGTCAAAGCATGTTCAAACTGTTTTCCGAATGGAAAAGGTTCATGCCTGATATTGGTGTGAGAGGAAAACGAAAATAAAGGAGAAAGCCAAAAATGGCAGAGCAAGAGCAGTCCGCGTCAGTGCCGTCCACGCTCGACGTGTTCCTCCCCCATATCACTCTTGGACGTTGCTCCCTCTTCGAGCCTTACGTTTTCAAGCAGAGCGACGATGACAAGAACAAGGACAAGGTTCCAAGTAAGCCGTCCTACATGTTCCGTGCGATTCTCGACAAGCGTCGTGACCGCGCCATTATCAAGAAGATTTCCGGCTATCAGAACGCATATATCGAAGAGCTGAAAGCCAAGCGCATGTTCGACAAGCGTGCCGCAATCCACTTCGCCCTCGTTGACTGCGATAGTGAGGAAGTCGAGGATAAGGACACCGGCGAACTGGTAATCATGTCCGAACGTGATTCCTCGCTGAGGGGCAAGTACATGCTTTCCGCCAAGTCTCGCGCAACCGAACCGCCGAGCGTCGGCTGGGTCGATGACAAGAACATCCTCCACCCCATGCCGAAACATTTCATCGTGAACGAGGAAGACCCCGATTCCGTTGAAGAGTACGAACGCCGACTCGACTTCTGGAAAGACAAGGTGTATGCGGGACAGTATGCGAGTGCCGTGCTTCGTCTTTCCGGCTGGCATCAGGCCAAGATTGGTCAGGGTGTGACCGGTCGAATCAAGAGCGTTGTCATTATCGGCGGCGGTACTCCGGCTGGCATCATGTCCCTTGAGGATGCTTTCACCGAAGAGCAGATTGCTGAAATGGTCGCATGGCGTGACCAGATGGTACCGGATTACGAGTCGGGCGACGACCCGTGGAACAAGCGTGTCAAGCTTCGTTCCAGTTCTGACGTTGACGATTATGCTGAGGATGACGATGTGGAGGAAGAGGAGACTCCGAAGCCGCGTCGCAAGGCGAAGCCGGTCAAGCCGGTCGAACCGGAACCGGAAGAAGAGGACGACTACGAGTATGAGGAGGAGGCTCCGAAGCCGCGTCGTAAGACCAAGCCCGCCCGTAAGGTGAAGCCGGTCGAACCGGAAGAGGAATACGACGGCGTGGAGGAAGAGGAGGTTCCCGCTCCCCGACCGCGTAAGACCCGTAAGCCTGTCAAGGAAACGGTCGAAGACGATTACGACTCCGACTTTGACGAGGGTGCGGACACCGAATGGTGATTGACTGATTCTAAAGAGTTATCCCAACCTACAAGTTTCTGTTGTAGGTTGGGATAACTCTTTTTAGGCTAGAACATCACGCCGCTGTTGCCGTCACCACCGGTGGACGGTTGCGACGGTGTAGCCGGTGTGGATGGAGTCGATGGTGTGGACGGGGTTGACGGCGTGGACTGCTGTTGCCTTGGAGCCGTATACTGCCGTTGCGGCGTATACGTGTACGTGTATTGCCGTTGCGGCGTGTAAGTCGGCTGGGACTGCTGTTGCTGTTGGGCCTGCTGATTTTTGGCCTCCTCCTCGGCTTTCTTCTTATCCTCTTCCGCCTTCTTCGCATTATCCGCGTCGGTCTTGGCCTTGCTGACCTTGCCCACCACATCTTGCAGACTGGACACCGCCTTGTTGGCGTCGGCCACATTGTCAGCCGTCACCTGCGTATCTTTCCACTGTTTGACGAGACTGTTCATGGTCTTCTTATCCGACGAATCCGGAGCGTCGCCAAGTTTTCCGGCTTGGTCGATGAGACTCTTCAACTTATTGGACACGTCCACGCTCTTCGACTGCAACGCCTTCCGATACGCGTTGTCGGTCGCCTTGTATTGAGCGTTCAACGCCTTCATTTTCTTGCCGATTGCCGCTTCGGTCATCGGATTTCCTTCCGTGGCCTTGCTGAGCTTGTCACACTCCCCCAGCGTGGTCTTGTCGTCCTTCACGAGACTGTTCTTGATTTCCTTAATCAGGTCTTTCGCGTCGGCCACACGCTTGTCCCAATTGTTTTGGGCTTTCGTGAGCGAATCCTGCTTCTTTTGGATTTCAACCTGCCGGGCCTTCTCGGCTTGGGCGTGAGTGTATGTCGAATAAGCGTAATAGCCACCACCGCATAGAAGCGCGATACCGGCCAGAATCACCACGACCATGATAATGATTTTACGGATTCTGCCACCATCGCCTTCACCGTCGGTGGTGTTTTCGGCTTCGGCATCATCCGCATAATCCGGCAGTTCACCGTCGAATTGTTGCGGCGGAAAACCGGAGGACTGTTCTACGGGCGTACTGTCGAACTGGTTTGCCTGTATACTGTCATCCCAGAAACCGTCATCCTCCTGTTGTGGCGCGGATTGTTGTTGCTGGGGTGCCGACTGTTCCTGACCGTTGGAACCATCCTCCCACCATTGGCCTTCACCATGGTCGTTGAAGATGCTGTTTCGACGGTAGAAGTCATCATCCGGCTGGTTGGACTGTTCGCCGTTCTGCTGGTTCGCCGGTTCGGTGTCGGATTGGCTCACCGGCGTATTGTCGTACTGGTTTTCCTGTCCGCCGTCGAATGGGCTTGCCTGTCCGCCGTCATCCGGTTCAGGCTGTTGGGCTGGAATCTCATCTCCCCAAATATCATCGTAGGCTACCGGAGCGGCGTTCTGTCCATACGGCGAATTGTCGTCACTGCTCCCCCATATATCCGGCTCGTTGGACGGCTGGCTTTCCGGCATACCGTTCAACTGGTTTGCTGTTTCGCCTGTGGGATTGTCTCCCCAAATATCCTGCTCACCGTCCGACTGGATTGCCTGTCCGCTGTCCGACTGTTGAACCGGCTGAACGTCGGATTCATCTCCCCAGAAGTCTTGTTCGCTGGCCTGCCTGTCCGCCGTTTCACCATTCGACTGTTGGACTTGCCTGCCTGTGGGATTGTCTCCCCAGATATCCTGTTCGCCGTTCTGTTGGAACGCCTGAACGTCATCGGACTGTTGTTCAGGCATACTGGTCTGCTGTTGCGCCGGTTCGCCGGTATTCCAGAAATCATCATTTGACTGGTTTGCCGTTTCGCCGTTCGACTGTTGCGCCTGACCGTCGGCATACTGTTGTTCCGGCGAATCAACACTCCAAATATCCGCTTGACTGTCCTGCTGGCTGGCCGGATAATCGGCTTGTTGCGGTTCCGCCTGTTGTGGCATGTCATCCATCCGCCAGATGGAATCCTGTTCCGCCTGTCCAACGTTCTGCCTGTCCGCCGTTTCGCTGTTCTGTCGCCCATCCGGATTGACGGTATTCTGTCCTACCGTGGAGGCATCGGACTGTTCCCGCATGTTCCACATGGAGAACGGGTCTATGTCATCTTCAGACTGCTGGTTTCCCGCTACACCGGTTTGCTGTTCTGCCGGTTCGCCGTAAAACTGTTGTTCCTGCTGGAAAGCTGACTGCTCTTCCGTTCCAACAGCCGACTGTCCGACCGGCTCACCGTAGTATTGCTCAGCCGGTACGCCGTTTTCGACGGGGGACTGTCCGACCGGCATACCGGAATCCTGTTCAACCGTTTCGCCTGTATCGGACGATGGGGAACCCCACGGGTCTTCCAACAGACTGTCGATATCGATGGAATCCTCATCGACCGTACCATCATTCTGCTGGCTGACCGGTTTCACATCGACCGGCTCCACCGGTTGACTGTTGAAACGTGGAGGCGGCGTTGTGGAGGACTGGTTTTCACTATCGGACGGTACGGCGTCATTCCGTTCCGCCTGTCCACCGTTCCGCCTGTTCGACGTACCATCATCGTTCCGGGAAGACGATTCTCCACTCGACTGCTTCGCCGTCGCACTGTTTTTCTTCTTCACAGTCGAAGAGGTGTTCCGCTTCGCCGGAGACTTCTTTTTCCTGCCCGCCGGTTTAGCGGCGGACTGCTCCACCGGCATGTCGGACATGTCCATCAAAAGAGACTCATCCAACCGGTTGTTGCCAATCAGAAAATCATCCTGCTCAGACATCTGCGAAACACCTCCAGACTATGATGGTCGGACTCTTACAAGCCCTGCTGTGCGGACTCTTTGGCAAGACTACGAGCGGCGGCTACCGCGCTCACGTGGGGCACGTCAACTCCAGCCGCATACAGTTTGCTCGCATGAGCTGCGGCGGCGGCACCTTTCAACGGTTCGTCCCGGTCTGCCACGTCACGACCGTCTTCACCGAATCCGCCTTCGGTCTCCAACCGGCTGGGGGAGTGGCTGTCATCCTCGTACATGGCACCGTCGTCGGGTTTTTCTGCGGCGGCGGGCACGGCCACGATGATGTCATCCCATGACCAGTGACCGGCCTCATCATTGCCTTTCGGGGGATTGTTCTCCAACATGTGCTCGCGAAGGATATCGCTCCAGCTTTTCCCATGCTTGTGGTCGTCCTCGTAGAAGCCCTTGTAAACGCAAGCCTCCTGACCGACAAGCTCGGCTATGCCGCAACCACGGGACACTCCAGCCTCGATAAGATAACTCGGCACAGTTGGAGCGTTCTTCGCATCATTCAGCACGGTGCCACGAACGGTATCGTTGACCTTGTCACCCAACAGAATCTTCGACGGAAGATTGGTCCGGACACTCGGGTCAAGACCATTCTGGCTGGTTGCGGACTGGGCCGCATACATGAAGAAGATACCGCTGAAACGAACCGTCTGGCAGATTTTCAGCAACGCCATATAATTCATCGCACGGATACCCTTCTCGTATTCGGCTTTGATACGGGTCGGATTATCCTTCGACAATCCCGGCGGAACGGTCAACGGTGCCGCCCATTGCGCAATCTCATCGCACACCAACAGAATCGGCGGATACTGTTTACGGACATCCTCCGGCAGACCCCACCAATTCTCCTTGCCATACTGGTTGATGACATTCGCACGAACCGTGCTCAAGTCCAGAATGTGTTGCAAGGTGGCCGCGCAGGATTCCATGCTGTCGCAACCCCAACCATGGTCGATGACCCACGGACGGCACCATTTGAAATCGACGCTCTTGTACTTGTCGTCGCATACCGCGAGTTGGCATCCGGCTGATACTGCGGCATATACAAGACAGTTGATGACCACACTCTTACCGCCATTGGAAGCGCCCGCGACCAGCACTCCGGACGCGTCCTTCCAATCGTTGTACAACAGGTCACCGGTCTCACGTCCACGGTCGGGAAGCTTCATACCAAAGTAGGCGTGGCGCAAATCGCTTTTCTTCCAGAACTCCTTCGGCGGATTGATGACCGCAGGGAAGGTCGGCGGCACTCCCGGATACACGGTGATGACACCGTTCTCGGCATCAGCCTTGAAGAACCAGCCTTCACCGCCGATAATCTCAACGGTCTCCTGAATCTTCGTATCATGCTTGGAAGGACGATACGTGGCCGCATTGCCTTTGATACGGATTTTCCAACCACCCTCAGCGGTCGGCGTCAGACGAATAAGCCACGGATACTTCTGCAAGCCCAACGCCTCAGCGAACTGTTGGCGAATCGAAATGGTCTTATCGTCCATCAACTGCAACAGCACGACGCTCTTGGAACTGGTGCGCGGAATGAAATCGATTACCTTCCATGTCATGCCCGGCACATGTTTGATGGTCGGGTCTGTACTGTTGGCATAATTCAGTTCGATACGGGCGACGGTATCCTTCTGACGGGCTTCGCCCATACAGTCGGCGGCGTCGATTTCATCACCGTGTGCCATACCCTCCGTGAGAAGCTTCTGCATCTCCTTATCGTCGGTAGACATAGCCATCGGAGCGATGTAGGCGTAGAGTCCGTCCGGGCTGATGCTGTCAATGAGATAGCCTTCATATTTTTCAGGCTGGCGTGCGGCCTTCTCCTGAATTTTTCGGGTCAGACGCATCATATCGTCGGGATTGTGCGCGTCGAACCCGTCAGGGAACATTTTGGATAATCCGATTTTGATTTTCGGTCTGGTTTCAGGCATTGTGGTTTCCTCCTTCGAATGCGTGGGGTTGACTGATTGGTTTCAACGCTCCGAACCGGTCTTCGTAGAAGCCTTGTCCGGGTAGCAGTTGGAAGCTGTGGTTTGCGAGACGGGTGATGAGATGGCTCGCCTGTTCCCTGTTGGATGGGAGTACATATTCCTCGATGGGGGAGTACCCTAAGTGGACGTGACCACTATGGGAGATGACGTTCTTCAAAAGGGAATGCTCCTCCATGGGGAACGTGGATGATACAAGCACCAGATACACGCGCAGTCCGGAGATTCCGGTTTCGACTTCCCGTAGGCGTTCCTCGACGGCACGTAGATAATATCGGTCTTCGGTCTCTATGAGCGTGTCCAAGTCCTCGAAGACAAGCAGAAGCGGACGTGGGGTCGGGTCTCCTTCCACTCCATGCTTTTCGAGGCATGTTCCACGCCGTCTGATTTCAGCCACCGTCCGGTCAAGCACCTCCAACGTTTCGGCCTTTGCTTCATAGTCAACCTGACTGACGATGGGGGAGGGGAGCGGCTTGCCCTCGAAGTCGAAACGAATGACCGCATACTGTGCGGACAAAGCCTGCAACATGATGGAATCCGCAAGCATGGTCTTGCCCGAACCATGATTGCCGCTGATGGTCAGCATGTTCTGATTGCCTTCTTCAGTACGCCATTCGACCGGAAGGCCGTGAATATCATCACCTAGAATGAACGACATTTTTCTGGAATTCCCCTCCTTTGGGATTGTTGGAAAAGACGAGCCGGAAGAGCGGGATGATTACCATTCCTCTTCCTCCACGTCCTCGTCCTCGACGTTTTCCGAACCGTTGTTGGAAGTGAAGATTTCCTTGATATCCTCCACGTCGAGCTTCGTGAACTGTTCCGCAGCTCGCGGCATGTACTGCTGGTAGTCGATGGGTTCCGGGTTCGGAATGTCGGCAACGAGCTTAGCCAGTTCGTCCTGACCACCCGAATACCATGTCTGCACGGCCATCAGAGTGCCTTGCATGCTTTCGTACATTCCACGACCGACCGGGATTAGACCATCCTCGTTCTTCAACGACTTCTGGGTGCGGTTCGCTTCGGAGAGATTCTGGGCGCTGACCACGCCTGCGGGGGAGTCCATTCCCAAGAGGATGCGGCCCAACGAACGGAAGAACGCGTTGCCGTTGTACTTCTTCATATCGTCCATCGTCAAACGCTGAGCGCCGAAAATGCATCGGATGCCAGCGGTACGACCCTGCACGATAATCTTGCTCAACGCGCTCATCGTCCGGGCGATGGAAGCGTTCGTGGCGGACACGGCGGCATTGTCGTTGGCAATCTGCATGTCCTTCTGAGGATTCTGCGTGGTTTTGCCGGTCTCCTGCAAGTACGAGTTGAACTCATCGAACAGGATGTTCAACGGTTTCAGATGCTTGCGGTCTGCCTCCTCCACGTCATCCGGATTCAGTTCGAAGATGTTGCCCACGCCATACTTGTTGTTGATGCGCACGCGTTCGGCCATCTCCTCACGCGCCCAAGAAATCACAGCCTCCGTCTCACGCAACTGGTACAGGCCGACGAACGCCAGAGCCTTCGGCTTCGCCCACTGGGTGAAATCGATGCAACCCTTCGACGGGTCGATGAGAATGATGTCCTCGCCTTTCAGCAAAGCCTCCGCAATGACAATCTGCGACGCGGACGACTTGCCACTACCGCTCTTACCGCTGATGAGCAGATGTGGCGTGGTCTTCGTATCCCAATACACGGGATTACCCAAATCGTCCACGCCAATCGGGAACTTGCGACGGTCGCACTTCTTGGCCGCGTTCCAATCGGCCATGACGCTTGTCGGGAACGGACTCTTCTTCGCCAACACCATGGAGAAATCCGTGCCGTAGGCTTGGATGATTCGACCATACGGATAATTCGCTTCGGTGAGGAATTTGCCGATATTGTATTGGGGTTTGTCCAAATCCAATCCGCCCGGAATCTGGAATTTGGCGAGCAGGACTTCCTTGTTGTTCGGAAGCACACCCAACGATTCGACGGTCGGCGTCTTGCCGGAACTGTCCTGAACTCCGGCCACACCCCAAGCGTCAGACAAGGCTAGTTGAATGAGTTCCTTTTGGGCGGCTCTAATCTTCCAATGGGACACACTGTCCGGGTCGGTGCCCAAATACGGGTTGGAGCACAGCCAGACGGTCGCACGGTCCGCCGACTGCCAATCCCAATACACTCGTTCGGAACCGACGGCGGCACTGATGTTCGCGCTTTTCCTGCGCACGTCGGCAACGGTTCCGCCACGTCCCAAATGGAATCCGATACGCCAGATGGCCGTGTCCTTGCCCATCTGCTGACAGGAGTCGATGACCACTTCCGCACGGGATGGCATCACGTCCATGAGCGCCTTGTAGATGAGCGCCTGAGCGTAACGACGGTATTCCGGACGGGAACCGGTCAGACGGTCGATTCTCAAAGGGGCGTTGTCCGCCATGACCAGCGAGGTGATGCCGTTTTCCTCGATGAGTCCGACGAAATCCTTGGACGGGTCTAGACTCGATAGGTCGTAGCGCATGAAGTCGGACGTGCGGTCTGGTGCCGTCAGCATTTCCGGCATGAACGAGATAGACCAGCCCTCACTGGTTTCGGCAATCTTCTCTTCGTCGTAATTGCAGACGGGAAGATTCAGTTTCGAGCCGACGATATCCTGCCAAGCCTTCTGGTCTTGCTTGAACCGGCGGGACAGCTCGATATACCGGTTGAACGATTTGCTTTGCGTCAAACCCGCCGGACGATACTTGTTGCCCTTGTCGTTCAGTCTCGTTTCGGGTTGTGCGGCGAGCATGAACGAGTTCTCCAAGTCGGAGAAGATAGGCATTTTGATGATGTCGGCGGGGCTGAACGGGTTCGCCAGCCATTCCAATCCCAATTGGGTGATGAGAGCGCCACCACTGGGAGGATTGTGCAACAGCATCAGCCATGCCGCCTCCTCCTCATCGTCTGCGGCGGCGTCGATGACCTGAACGAGCGGCGGACGTTTATGCCATTCGTTCTGAGCGCAATAATCGTAGGCGATGTCGGCAACCAGTTGGGCGATTTTTGCTCCGACCTTCTTCTTGGTGATGTCGGGAATGCAGGACTCGTCCTTGCCGTATACGATTCGCACTAGGCTTGGGTCGAACTGCCAGCCGTTCTCCTTGATGGTTTTGGCGGCGAGCAGGGCTATGAAATTGTATCCGCTGGAAGTGGCGGAGGAGCGCAATGGTTCCACACCGGCCTTCAATACCTTCTCATTGCTTCTTGGGGCGTCATACTGGTCTTGCAAGCGGACGCGCATGACGTGCATCGGATTCTTGCGATGGCCGACCTTCTTGACTTGGGTGACGTAGGCTCCTCCCCACATCTTTGCCAAGTCGTCGCTTTTGACCCAACCGTCCAGCATGCGTTGCGCTTTTACAAGTTCACGCCAATATGCGGTCTGCTTCTTCTTGTCGAATTTCGTCACGAGCGACAGGAACAGAAGTGCGGGAAGACTGAGCGTCGTGGGAATGTCCACGAACCCCAAATATGCGCAAGCTCCCAGTATAACAAGAAGAATAACAGCGGAGACGATGGCGGTGGTCTTCTGCGACGGTTTACCTTTTTGCAGGAAGGCGAACACGCTCACACCCTGATAGATATGCCGACGGTCTACAAGACGGTCACGCCAATGGATGACGCCCATGACCGACATGAAACCGAATATCATGTTGAACGGTATCGTCCACAATCCGCATCCACGACTGGCGTACAGGCCGACGAACCAGCCGACCCACCATGAGACCCTATGCACGGCAAGCCAGTCGGACTTGGACATGAGGTCTGTGAATGTCTCGGGGTTCTCATCGAACTCGTCGTCCTTTTCGGGACGGGAGTAAGGTTTCAGCCCGGAGAACATATCTTTCCAACGGTAGTAGACGTTGAGTTTCTTCGGGTCTATGGGGTCTGTCTTACGTGCGGGCGTCGGATAGGTGGCCGTGGTTCCTCCTACGAGGATTCCCAGCCAGATGAACGGCATGAGCGGAAGTCTCAGTAAAGTCCAGAGGATTACGCCGATGATGATTATGAGTCCACACCAGAAGCCGCTCCAGATATGGGTCGGCTCTTTGCTTCTACTGCGGCTTCGTCCACCGCGATTCTGTGCCATCGAGGACTCCATTCATTATCTGTTTTTTGAATGTCGGAAATCTATTAACGACACTAATGGACTGTTTGTTGTAAACCTTTTGAAAACAGGAAAATTGTTTGGGGGAGTTTGGGGCTGGTTGGGGTGTTTTCTTGGCGTGTCGTCGTCTTGGGTGGCGAGTTATTGTAGAAAGTTTAGGTTCGTGCTATACTGAGAATGTCCACAAAAAAGAGTCGCCATAAGGAAACAAATTATGACCTAAAGAAAAAGGAGAAAACAAAATGGCAACGCTACTTATCTCGATTGGCACGTTCATCGTCTACTCGATTTGCGTCATCGTCCTCGCAATCGGAGGACTGTCCATGACCAGTGCAGGACAGACGTTCGAAACGATGTTCAACAACTTCTTCGGAACAGTCATCCCCTCAATCGCCGTCGGAGCATTCGACATCTTCACGTTCCTCATCTTCGTTGCCATCCTCCAAACCATCATCTGGTGCTTCCGAATCGAATTCCATGAGGGCAAACTGCGTGACATCCCCATCGACTGCGTGCTCATGGCAATCGTTCCAATGCTCTACGTTCACTGGAACCCCGGAGATAATTTCTGCCTCCTGCTCGCACTTATCGGATACCTCATCCCCACGGGTGTCATGTGGATGAACACTATCCTGCTTCGCCTCGGAAAGAACGGGTTGGATGGAAGGGAATCCCAGTACAAGAAGGCTGACGGCAGGGTTTCTCGCTAAGATTCTTCTAGATGTTCGAACACCCGTCCGAACTTCCTAGCAAAAGGCTGAACTCATGTCCCACAACAAAAAAACCATCACCATAATCACAGCAGTCGTCCTAGTGTTGGCGCTCGTCATCGGATGGTGCGCATGGCGCAAGCACGTCACGTCCACCAAAGAGACCCAAGCCAGCGCCAACACCAGCTCCTCCAGCTCCACCAACAAGGCCAAAAAGAAGAAAACCCCAGTCTTGTCCGACAAACAAAAGGAACAGAACAAGACCATCGCCCTCCAAATGGAAAAAGACATGCGCAATTGGGGAGTAGACTCGCTCGCAGACCCACACCAGTGGGCCAAACAGCCAGCCGACCAAGTATTGTCCGCATTAAGAACACCAGACAATATCGAGACTCCGGCGGACATGCCCACCTCCATGAAAATCAATCAAGGATGGGGAAGCAACGCCCCCTCCTACGTGTGCAACACCTCCGACTACCAGTCCTTATGCGACGCCATGCCCACCTCCCAAGCATGGTGGAAGAACGAAGTATGGGGCACCGGAGCCAGATGGGTCAAAGACCCGACGGCCACAGTGCTCGAAAGCGGCAAGGTAAGAGTCAAAGGCAAGGTTCGTTCCATCCTCGTCACTAGCGGCGACACTTATTCTATGGGCGGTTACAATGCGCTCACCCCGGCATGGCGGGATTATCAGATTAACGACATCCTCACCATCAAAAACGGAAAGGTCTCCGACATCGAATATGTAGGAAACCAGAACTGGTGGATTAACCCGTTCCTGACCGCATGGACTCCCGACAGGGTTGCCGACAGTATCGGTGAGGGCAACAGAATCGCCATTCCAGTTTCAGGCGCATTAAATTGGAATGGTATGAATCCAACCGGCATCACCCGCGTACTGAACGCGCCCACCAGCATGGGAGGCATGGATGGAAAAGTCGATTGGAGCATGTGGGACGATTTGATTCAGGCCGGAAACACAACCAACGGCCAGCAACAGGCACCAGACCTTGACCCGGCGAAGGACGCGGCCACCATTCACGACAGAGAATAGTGCCTTACTTAAGCAAAAAGAGAAGGAATCTACATTCCTTCTCTTTTTTTATGTGTTGCGCCGTAAAACCTCCGACTTCAGTCAGGGGAGGAAGTCAAAACTCAAACTACTTCTTCCAGTTGGAATTACGGAAGAATTGGCAGTCGGTGCTGGAAAGCTGGGATTTCGTCAGCCATCGAGAACCATAGGAGGAGAACGACGCGGAACCATCACGGTTGCCTTCACTGATACGAATTTTCCAACCGGACGGGTCGGAGGACACTTCCTCAACCACGGCCACGTGACCACAATCACCACCACCGGCGAACGGGCTACCACGACCTGATATACCGTCACCGGGTTTAGGGTTCCCATCGACCGTCCAACCGGATTGGCCTTTCAGATTGTTGGCGATGTCACCACCGTTACCCATAACCCAAGACCAGCCTTCGTTGCCGTGAATCATGGCAAGACGGTTCCATGCATACCAGACGCACTGATGACCATATTCCAAATGCGGGTAGAACACACCAGCGTCGGACGCGCTACAAATCTTCTGATTGCCCGAACACATCCAAGAAAAGTCCCCATCCTTGGTAGGCGCACCGCCGACGGAACCATACGAAGTACTACCGCTATCGTCACTCACAGGGCACGTGGTGTTCGCATCGGAATCGTCTGAGGAACCGCTTGAGGAACCACCCGTGTCAGCCGGGGGAGCGGAATCAAACTGCACTTCTGACGATGGTGGGAACTTGTTTGTCTGCTTGATGTAAGCAATGAACTGTTGGGTCACACCCCAAACGGTCGAGACGTAATTATTGTCCGTGGCATATCCGGCATTCTTTAACTCCTGAATATACGCGTGTGGGTCGGTACGCTTCTGCAATGCCGTCGCATAACGGGAATTCTCGGTAATGAACTTGCCATAACCGGCGAAACCATCCTCGTCGGAATCGTAGACCGCGAAATCACCGGTCGTGTCATAGCATCCACCTTGATTGCATTCCTTGGTGGCAAGCTTGACCGACTTTTGACCATTGACCGCCTTAATGCCAAAGAAGTTATGATATTTAGTCGTCAGACTGGAAGCGCCCCAAGCGCTTTCCACTGCGGACTGTCCAAGAATCGCCTCATATGGGATACCGTACTTCTTGCCGATATCGAAAGCGGCCTGACCATACTTATCCGTATATGCTTGAACGGAATTGGTTACTGTCACATTGGCCGACGCGGTATCGGTGGTTCCGTCCGTATCGTCGGATTGTGTGCAACATTGGGAACTGTCATCATCGGAATCCCCACTCTTGCCGTTGAAGGAGATGTCGTTCAATCCTTTGTCGTAATAGTTCTTGGCTACCTGTTTTCGGTTATCCTCATTACGGGAGGCCCAAGTTGGCCTTTCCCATCCGGCCATCCATGCAACTGCGGCCACTTCCGGGTCGCTGGCGTCATGCCAAGTATCGTACAGATTGTCGTTCTTGACGGTTATCTCGGCCTTGGCTTCCGACAAGTAATGATTGTTGAAGGAGCTTTTCGCGGTTGCCACAAGCATTTTTATCTGCCCGTCTTCATCCGAGTCGGGGGTATCCTTCAAACCGTTGGCGTCCATCCATGTGCGGATTTTGCTTCGGGGGTCCCATTGTCCCAAACCGTAGGCATTGCCACTGCCACTCCTGTCCGCTACGAAACCGGATTCGGCATACACATTGCCCAATACTCCAGCCGTGGCCGCTTTGGAGAATCCCGCTGACGCGAACGCCTTGGCGATTTTGATTGCTACATCATTGGTTTTGAAATCAGAAGATGAATTGGAGCTACTGGAGTCCGAAGAGGAGGAGTCGGAGGAGCTGGACGCGGAAGAGTTGGAAAGACGATAGTAGGAAGTGTATTTACCGCCACCGTAATCCAACGGGACTTCCGACACCTCGTCTCCCTTGCTGTCACCATCTTTGCCATCGGTGTCCTCGTGAGCGCCAACGGTCTTATTGTCCCCGATATAGATTTCCGTGTGGCCGTCCCGCCATACCACGTCACCTTTCTGGAGCTTGTCTGCGGAACCATCGAAGTCGGTTTTGGTGAAACCGGCCTTGCTCATTGGGTCGTCCATACTGGACGTGTTGAACGGAGAGTCACCCAGATTCTTGACGCCACCCTTCGTCAACGCGTAGTAGACAAAACTGGAACAGTCAACATCAGGATTAAGCTTTCGTTTCGACTGGCTATAGCCGATTTTGCCATCCTTAGCCATTTCCTCGGCCTTGGCTATGTACTTGTCTATGAGACTGTTCCCACTGTCCGAACTGCTTTGGGCAGAGGTCTTCTTGCATCCGTTGGAGCGAATGGACATCATGGCCGTATCGGACACGGTACTCATACTGGTCACGCCGACCGTTATCATCATGTCGAAGAGGAGTAGGCCAGCCATCCCCATCGCCGCCATTTTTCCAAAACTTTGCACTGTACCCGCCTTACAAAAAACTTGGAAGAGATTTTTGCCATCTCTTCCAAGTTAACAGAATTTTTTAGGTAAGTGGAGGGAAATCAGTGGAATGGTTCAAACGGGATACTGAACACCATATCGTAAAGGTCTTCCACATCACCCGCCGCAGTCTGCGCGTCGGATAGAATCTGTTGCGGTTCCCGCTCCTCCCCCCAAAGGTCGAACAGGTTCACGACCATATCGACTTCCTTCTCGCTTTTACTGTTGATTGCGAACCCCAATAGTCGGCCACAATTAAGGTCGGACAATGGTTTGCTGATTTCCTTAGACCATTCGCACGCGGTTTTCCACGCGTCATCATCCATCGTATAATCCCCGTCCACACCATAAGTGAGAAGGTCTCCCTCGGAGCTTTCCTGAGCAATGTCATGGATGACGAACATGTATTCGATGGCTAGAAGATACTCGTCCAAGCTCATTTCGTCCACGTTCCAATCATGGTTCGTCGGGAAATGCAGATACGGGTAACGGTTCACTGTCTCATTGCCGATTTTGTCACCCTCATGGAGCAGTGCCATGGGGAGTGTGAAGATAGGCGACAGGTAGACTCTTCCAGCGATTCCACCATACTGGTCGTTCTCCGGAATGGCGATAATCTGCTTCATCGAATTGATAATACGATTCACATACTTGGTGGGCCGTTCCAACAGCAACGGTCTTCCACTGGAGAAACCTTGGAAAGACATCACATCATATTTTTCAACGACCGGCGTGGTGTCGAACGTCGGCGGAGACAATGGTGTGATGTTCTGCTCATCCTCCGTCTTATGGGGCGTCGGACGGTTCTCTCCGAAGAAATCCTTGTAGCTCACTGTTCTTGTCCTTCCTGCGTTTCTGACGCTTGCATTGCTTTCTTCTTCTCCTCTTCACGGCGAATCTTATCGGTTGCGGTCGTGGAGATTTCCTTCAACAGGTCTGGCGGAATGATGACTTCGACGGGTACCGGCTGTTTGCTGGAATCCTTGAAGTAGGCGACGGCACCACGAATGGTCTTGTTCTTGCCGGTCTCCTTGTCCTTGATACGCAGACGCCTCATGCCAGCCCAGTTCGACTCATCGTTCTCCTTCGTATCACCCATGCTCATACGGGAGCGGATACGATTGCCGGAATCCTCAATCTGCAACAGTCGCAAAGCGTCACGGGCAGGAGAATCCTGAATCGGGTCGTCCAAAGCCAGCAGGAACGCTCGGCCGATACCGCCGGTCATGCCAGCGTTGATGAACTCCTTGACCTTCTGGGAGGCGAACACCGGGGTGAAACGGCGGGAACGTGCGGTACGCATCCACTCGTTCACCTTGGCGGCACCCTTGTCCTCGCCTAGGATTGCCCAAGCCTCATCGATGCCGACCATTCCGTCTCGTTCGCTTACTGCGGCACCCGCGCCGAACACAATCATACGAAGCACCCAACGTTGGATACGTCCGGTAACGGTGTTCTCGGCTCCCGGTTCCGGAATCATGGAACGGTCGCCAGCGTTGATAAGGGTAAGGTTCTGACTGACACGCAAAGGGTCCACGTTATCGTTCGTACCGAAGATAAGACGCAACGACTGGTTCGTGTTGACGCTCATCGTAATCAGTTTGAACACGTCCAACGTGTCCGGATACAAGTTGTATTGCGAAGGGTCTTTCCCCGCTTGCTGGAGAGCACGGAAGTCGGTAGCCGCCTTGTATAGGATGGTCCCGCAACAGCGGCCACCCTTCTTGTAACCGTAATCCAGCATGGCCTTGACGGTAAGCTCATAGGAGGTGTCGCCGTCAGGTTTCAGAATATCGGAAATCATGATAGCGGCCATATCCTTGGCCTCTTCCTCGCTTCGGAGCACATTGTACGGGTCGAATGTTCCGTCAGCGATGTCGGAATCCATTCGGAGCACTGTTCCGTTACGGGACAGGACGGCATCCTCGAAGTCGTTGCCTTCCTTCGGGTTGACGAGAATACAAGGCGTTTTGCCCTTGCCGCTACGGGAGTCAATCAGCATCCACTGGAGGAACAGGCTCACCAACAGCATGGACTTTCCGGAACCGGTTTCACCGATGACCAGAATGCCCGGTCGGGTATCCTTATCCTGCACGGTGGTAGTGCCCACGTAAACGGGTTGCCGGTTCGCTTCGGTCAATCCGACCAGTGCTCCAGTATCATCACCGGCCTTGGCGAAACTACTCACGCCACCACCAGCCACGCAGGTCGCAGACCAGTGAATCTCATACGGTGTCATACGCACCGGAGAACAGGCTTGCATGCTTTTGAACGCCATCAACTGTTCGTTGGCCGTGGTCAGATTGGTGAACTCGAAATTCTGGATGTTCTGCAACGAGTCCACGGCAATCTGAGCGTTACCTGCCACGCAGGTGGCGACACTCAAATCGATGATGCTCGGCGGCATTTCGGGAGAATTGTAAATGGCCTTTTTATAGTCCAGACGATATTTCAAATCGGTCATATCGGCGGAAGCCTCACGGCCATGCTGATAACGTTCCTTGATGTTCTCGTCAATCGTGCGGGCGTTACGGCGAATCGTGTCAGCCGTCACCTTGCCGGGTTCGACCTTGCCGCGAATGGACGTTCCGACGGCGTTCGCGCCACCCGCCGTAGCGACTTCCATCAGTTTCGCAATCCACAGGTTGGACGGGTCGGTGATGTCCGATTGTGCGAACTGGGTTGTTCGGGCGAAGCAGATGGACGCCGGACACTCGCTGTCGATGTTCCACTGGTCGCAGTCGATTCCCTCATCGTATAGTCGTTTCGCGTTCTGGCAGACCTTACTGTTCGGGAAGAAATGCAGGTGGTCGTTCTCAGCAATGATGGGAAGGGCTGACGCGGACGCGCGGCTCACCCACCATGTCTCCATCATTGCGACCAGCTGTTCTCGTTCGCTTTCCTCCATGATGGTGAACGGGATAAGACCGGCGTTCAACATGATGCGTTCGATACGATGCGCGTCCGGCAGATACTCCTCGAACATGGCGTAACCGTTCGCCATGGAGAAGCTAAGCTGATTGAACTTCGTGGTGACTTTTCGTAGAAGCGACTGTTTACGGCCTTTCCTACCGGCTTCGCCACCCAGTTTCAACGGGACTCCGATGACAGCGAACTGCTTACACACGTTCAGATTACGGTAATAGTAAGCCTGATAGCTTTTCAAATCATCCTGCTGCATTACCGGCGGACGGTAGGGGATAGGCATGGAACCCGTAAGCAGATGGAACTCACGGTATTCGCTTTTCAGCAAATCCCTGTAGCGCATGCCAGCCACGCTGACCTCACCGGCCAGCCCGTCGAAGAAAGCCATGAAGCTTTGCTCAGCTTCCTTCCTTTTGGAGTCGCCCGCACCATCCAATAGTGCGCTCGTCCAAGGAATCTTCGCATACAGCCATACCGTTCTGTCCGGTGTCGCCGCTCGGAGCAGACCGTATTCACTGCCGGGGCTGATGAAGCTTTCCGGACGATAGAAACCGTCTCTTGCCATTTCGGGTCAACTACTTTCGATTCTGTGGAATCTTTCCTGTATCACTGGTTTCGACTCTAATGGTTTCGACCGTTGTCAACCTTCGGAAAACGGAAAAATCCCTCCTCAACGGTTATTCCCATGAGGGAGGGATTGGAATAGGCGGATTGAATCAGTCGTTCAGACCGAAGTATTCCATCGGGTCGAAGTCTGCGCTCATATACTTGCCGGGGTTCTCTTCTTCGACCGGCTTGTCCGGTTTGAATGGCTTGTCGATAGGTTTCTCGCCCTTCTGCTTCAGTCCGGAATAAGCCAACTGTCTCACGGACTTATCCGAATCGTGGGACAGTTTCTTCAACGTTTCGACGGACGTGTTCGAGTTCGTCGCGATAGCACGCTTCACGTGGGGACTCCACTGGTCGGACATATAGTCCAATGTTTCCGTCGAAGTGTTCGGATTACCGGCGACGTTGATGCGGGTCTGAGTCCAACCGTCATCAGCCAGAACGTTCAATGTTTCCGGCGAGGCATGGGGATTGAACGCAACCTGTTCACGAACCGCATTGTCGGCGTTAAGCGCCAACTGTTGCAAATCCTTCTGGGATGTATGCTCATGTTCCGCGACATTCCGTTGCGTCTCGTAATCGTTCACACGAAGGCACTCATGCAGTGTATCGGCGTCGGCTTGCCAATTGTCGGACGCGGCACGGGTTATTTTCGTCATATCATCGGTCACGGCACCATCCAGTTGAAGGGGTCGGTTCCAAAGCGTCATCCACCGTTTTGCTGTGAGAGCGCCCCCGCCTTCAGGCGCGGGGAGGAATCTCAGCTTTCTTTTTTCCATATTACGCGTAATGTGGTATTATTAGAAATATGAGCCAGAAAGTCGTGTTGGAACGTGTGACGTTGGACGGTGCCAAACCGTTCATCGGTTATGCCGACCAGCATGACCCATGTTCCGAAAAGCTTTACGCGAATACCGGCAGTCAGGCGATGGAATGGCTTTGTGACGCTTGGCGTTACCGGTTCAACCAGTTAAGGTCGAACCGTTGCAAATACGGTAAGGACAAGACTCTCATCCCCATTAGTGGCACGCCCGACACTCGTAGCGTCAGCCAGTCCCGAAGCGAATGTTCTTGGCTGGCGGCGGTGCCATCCCTCATATTGGAGTCCCCAACACGAATCGAACGGGTCGAATGGTTCACCTCCGTGAAACGACGCAAGACCCTATTAAGCAAACGGTTGAAACCGGGGAGAATGCCCCGTTTCAAATCGTACAAGCGTGACGGACAACGTTTCGTCTGCTGGCACAACGGGGGACGCAACGCCGTATACCGTCGGGTCAACCGCAACCACGGCATCATAACCATCACCGGGCAGAACCCCAAAGGCATGTCATTGCCGGGCGAACCGTTACGCTACCGTATCCTCCTGCACGTGCGCGTCAGTCAGCCGATACGCGAATACACGGCCATCCAAGTGGATTGGACGAACCGTACCGTCGTGTTCAACAACATTCCAACGCCCATCAGTCATGAGCCGACCGGCAGGGCGGTCGGCATCGACCGTGGATGCGTGCATGCCGCCGCCGACTCCGACGGTCGATTCATGGACTTACCCAAGAACAGGTTGAAGGCCATCGACCGTGAAATCAGGAAACGGCAGAAGGCCCAAGCCCGCAGGGTTGGGAGCGCGGGATACTCCAGCGAACGGGAGTACGCGAAGAGCGGCAAGACCAGCCGCGCGTATCGGAGAACACGGCTGGAAATCAGAAGACTGCACGCGAAATCCAAACGTATATTGGATGACGTGTACCAAAAATACACGACCCAACTCGTGCGTGACAATGATTTGATTGTGTTGGAGAACCTACGATTAGCGAACATGAGCCGACACAACAAGCCTGTTCCCGACCCGTTGCATGAAGGCAGGTATCTTCACAATGGTCAGGCGGCGAAACGTGGACTCAACCGTAGTCTCCGACAGGCGAGCATGGGAAGACTATCGTCCATGCTCGCATACAAGACCAAGCTTGCCGACGGCGTAGGCATGATACTCGTCAACCCGGCCTACACAAGCCAGACATGCAGTCAATGCGGGTATGTGGCGAAAGAAAACCGCGAGAGCCAAGCGGTGTTCATTTGCAAAAAATGCTCGTATAAGACGAACGCTGACGTGAACGCGGCGAAAAACATCCTCAAACGAGGATTGGACACGCTCGCCGTCACGTCGGAAAACCTGTGGGGCGCGGACGGCACCCCGGTCGAACAGGGACATAAGACCAACGGAAACGCTGCACGCGAATCCGTGGCAGTCTCTTAGAAACCAGAACCTCTCCTACCGCAAAACGATAGGAGGAATCCCCCGGTTTAAACCGTGGGGAGGACGTCAAGTTCGATTGCCGTGCAACGAACCTTGGAATCATATCTGACCAACTGTTGCTCGTAATTATACCGGTTCTCTCTCGCGTCCTTCGGTGGTTCGCCGTTCGCATTCGGATAGGTCTCATTCTCCTCGAACGGATGGTTGAACCCGTATTCGGTAGTGGCGAGATTGTTCAACACGGCGGTAGGCGTCCTATCATCCAAGGCCATGTTCTCCAAATCGACCATGCTGGTCTTGGAGACCACGTCCTCAATCGAAGCGCCGCCATGCTCCTTGACCCATTTGCCCAGCGGGTCTCTTGCCTGTGAAGGATTGTACATTTTACCTCCAACTCTTTTTAATACTCGAATTGGATATCGTCGTATCCGCTATCGTCGTTGAAATCGACTCCCGCGTATTCGTCCGAAAGTCTTTGATTCTCACGGCAATGTTCAAGATTCATGACGGACCTACGGCTGACTTTCTCGTCCTTGTCTTCGCTTAGCGTCTCCAACGTGTGAAGGCTGGTGTTCGGATTGCCCGCCACATGAAGTCTCGTCTCTGAGTCCTTCGACTGGGAGAGCCTGTCGAGCCTGTCCGGCACCGTGCAGTGTTCCGCCATGGGGCGGGTGCTGATGGTGTTGGTCATGTCGAAACGGTTCAGTATGCCCTGCGCCGACGAATCGTAGCCTAGCTTATGGAGTTTTTCGCACTGCTCGGACGAGGCGTGGTAGAGGAACTGGTCGGCCAATTTCGTCTCCGCATCGATAGCCATGGCGGGGCATTTCATCCTGCCTTTGCTAAGGGGGAAGGTGGTTCCCGCCCTGCCGTCCGTCCATTCGCTGTGACCGGCCTCGAAGATTTGCAAGGCTGCGTCGTAGTCGCCGTTCCTAGCCGCCTCCGTGGCTATCTCCGACGTGTACGCGTCGCAGACATGCAGTTTCTCGTTGGTCTCGATATAGTCGTTGTAACCGTCCTGCCCCGGTAACGGCATGGGGTCTCTCACATCGTCGTAGTCCATAAGCTCTTCGAGCCTCAGTGTTTGATGGTATCTGTTCTGCCCGAGCAGGACGCTGGGATTACCGTAATCGCCTTTCTTGCAGTATTCCAGAGAACGGTTCCGACACCATGCCATGAGAGCGTAGTCGGCAATGTCCTTGTCGGCATCGCCTTCGAGCCGTTCCAGAGTGTTGGTCGGGGTGTTGCGGTTGAGGGCCACGGCACGTTTCACATAGAAGTTGTCATCGTCCGCCATCATGTCGAGCGTCTTGCCGTCCAGTTTCGGATTGGACGCGACTGCCGTGCGCTCCCTCACGTCGTCGCTGTACTTGAACGAGTCAAGCGTCTCGTCGCTGATGTTCGGGTTCATCAGCGCCTCCAGCCGGTTGTCCTCGTCTTTGCCGGTCTTGGCTATCTGGTCAATTACCGCTGTCGGCGTGTTTTTGGTATCGACAGCCGCCCCATGCTCTTCCGCATAGTTGAGACTTTTGACATTATCGGCAAGACTCGCCTTCGGATTGCCACCATGCGCTTTCATCCACTTGCCCAGCGGGTCGCGTGGTTCTGAAGGATTGTATGTCATAGAAGAAAACCTCCTTTTCGCTGTAAACAACCTTACGCGAAAGGGAGGTTCTATTCTTGCTGTTTTGGTAAAATTAGGCTCCGGCTTGGGTGGTGTCTTTTTTGACTATGGACACGTATTCGTTTACCAGTTTCTTGAGTTCAGGATTCTGGTCGAGACGGACTTCCACTCCAAGCTTGGTGTTCTTGTAGAACGCATAGTTTTCCTTGGCGGCGATGGAAAGGCTGAAATCCTCAACCTTCCAATTGTCGCCTGTCCCACGGTCCAGACTAAGGAACATGGCTCGGGCGAACCATTCCCTGCCGGTCGTATCCTTGACTGTAATCATGGGCTGAATCTTATGGGTGACATCTGCCGTGAGACGTTTGCCCGGCACGATGATTTTAGGCATCTTCCTTACCTTCCTCCTTATATACGAACATGACGTTCATGTGGCTGTTCTTCAAGGCCGCATCCAATGGTGTTTTGCTACGAGCGCGATGACGGTATGCTTCGATATACCATTTTTCAAACGGGAAGTCGTCTCCGCTTTTGATGTTCTTGACCTTCACCCAGCGGGACGCGGTTTTCGCCCGCAGTGCGGTCGGGGCGGTGTAGCCGTCACGGTCGTCCATACCGTACTTGTAGTCCTCTCCGGACTCGTACAGTTTGCCGATGAGATATCTGCCGTCGGTGCGCCAGAGGATGAACTGGGAGCAGGTGTCGAGCGAGCGGACTGAAACGATGCTGTCGAACGGGATGATGGCTTTGCCATCGTTCTGTTCCGCATGGTTGATGATTTCATCCATCATGCTTTCCGCCTGTCGCCAGTTGTAGCGGATGATGGTGTCTTCGTCGGGTTTGACGCTGGCTTTTCCAATGAGGTCTGATTCCGAACTGATGCGCATGAATACTGCACGTCTGTCCATGAGTGTTTCGGTCATGGTGTTATCCTTACTCTTATGTGACTACTTCCAGTATAGGGTGTTTTTGCGAATGTGTCCAATACTGGAATCAGTCACACCTCACGTAGTCGAATACGGGTAAGTCCCGAACGTCGGGAAGTGGTAGCGGACTTGCGTTTGCCATCGGCGTCGGCCATGGTCAGCATGGGTACCTTGCGTTCGAACACCAAGGACAACGGTTTGCCCTTGTCTTTACCTGCGGCGAGTTCATACAGGTCTGGGTTGAAGCCTTCCAATGGTCTCAGGTTGTCCAACGCTATCCAGTATTTGGCTGGTTCTTTAGACCATGGTTTGGGGCATTGGTAGAAGCTTCCTTCGTCCCATGTCCTTGGATTGTATGGGCTTCCGAAGCCAGTCACTTCGCCTATGAGCATGAGGTCTTCGTCGTGCGCGTACAGGATTACCTGCTCCACGTTTTTCATGACGCCTATGATTCCGCATTTCCATAGGACGTGGTTGTCGTGTTCTTTGCTGAATCGGAGATATTCCTGCATCACGGTGTGTGGTTGGAAGTATACGCGGCCTTGTCGGGGTGCGTATCCGATTCGTATCATCAGGATTTCTTTTGAGTGTGTTGTACCAGTCATGCCCCCATATTACCATATGTGGACAATTCCAATATAACGTGTAGCATGCTAGGGGGGGTAATCTAAACTCAGTGTGCGTTACCCTTCTTCGACTTGCCGGACTTGCGAGAAGCCTTTAAAACGGCGGCAAACATACGAGCATCGTCCATCGCGGAAGAATCCTCAGAATTTTTAGAAAAAGTTCCTTCGGGGGGTTCTATGCCAGCTTGCTCATACGTGACATCCCCTGCAAGGAACTCAAACAGAAAATCCAAAGCCGCCAGCAGGGCCTCGATAATCACCACGACGGATGGAATGACCAGAAGCCCGACCGCATACGTTCCAAATACGAGATGAAGCAACACAATCGCCAGCAACGTGAACACGAACACCGCCAGCAACAGGCTGAAACCCCGATGGAAGGCTTTCAACAATTCGGCTTCGATTCTACGAAACCTTAATCTCGTTTTCTCCGACATGCTTTTCTTGCCTCCAATCATCCACCGACAGAAGAAACAACCCCAGTGGAAACACGACTAGAAACAGTATGCCGCACACAACGAAGGGCAAACCCCAATACCAAGAAAATCGTTTCAGCAGAAAAGAACCGACAAGCCCCAACAGGGACACCATTCCGGACAGCGAGTACAGACCCAGACCATACCGGAACATAGCATAGGACACTCGCTCAAGGAACGTTTCGTTCTCCTCCTTCATGTCAGCGCTTCTTTCCGGTCGGATTCCAAACGCCATCGGACTTGTCCAGCTTCACAAGTCCACGGGATTGCAGACGGTAGGCGATTCGATTCTGCGATTCGGTCAGCTCCTTATCCTGCCAGACAGCGGACAGAATAGTTTGCTCTTCGTCGGTCAGCATGGACTCCAACAGTCGGATTCGACGCTCCAATGTCTTCTTGGCGCGGGTGTAACCGGACTTGTGGTCGCAAGCGAGTTCGGCCATGCCCTTCCAGAATCCTCGCATATTCTGCCAGTTGAGCCGGGCGAGCTTCCTCAGCATATGAACTGATTCGTCATCGATGTGGAAGCAACCATAAGGTGGAACAAGCGAGTCGAGCGGGTAAAGTCCGATGGGTTCGTAGGGGCTTTCCGCTTTCGCTCGGTCCAGATACCAGAGGGCTTTCCTTAAGTCTTCCAGACCGTTCTTGTCTTGCCAGCGGTACACGTATTTGATTGCGTTGCCTCCTAGGAACGGGTATCGTGAGGTCAGTTCGATGCATTCGAAGGGGCCTGACGTGTAGTGGCTGGGGTGGTTGACGTTATCGTTGTTCAAGTTTTTCTCCTAAACGATAGGCTGTATGTGAACGTTTCCAGTATAGCATACTATTTTCTAACGGGGGTAAGAGCCTTGCGATACTCCTTGGAAAGCTCATCATACGAACGCTTCAAAGACCTAGCCCTCCGCTTGTCGCCATCCAAATCCGTGGAGCAACGTAGATTCTCATACTCCTTCGGCTTCTTGCCTTGCAAAGCAGCCAACGTGTCCAAATCATATGATTCGTCCAATTCGTTGAACTTGGAAAACACCTGAGCATACAGCCGGAACGCCTTATTATACGATTCCGTCATCCTACTGACTTGTTGGAAACAGGCGTCCTCCGCCTCGACATGGGCACGCTTCGCCTTGCCTTGGGTATCCCACCAATAGTATCCGCCGCCACAACACAAGGACAGAGCGACAAGAACGGACAGCACGGCGGCTATCCTTTTCTGCACACGCTGTCTCGCCCATTCCTTGCCATCCCTTACTCCGGCGGCGATAAGACTATCGAAAGAAGGAGTCTCGCCTATCGTCGTCGGTCGGGCTTGTCTGTTTGAATGCCTTCCCAATTATGGTCAGTCCTTGAAACTCGGGAAAGATAAGTCCAGCCTCGGCTCAGACTCCGAACAATACACGGGAGAGCCTTCACAGAGGGCACGGTTGAGGTTTTCAGCGAACTTGTATGCCTGTAGTCTCCGTTCAGGCTCACTGCCTCGCAAGCATTTGCCGGTGGGAGTGTCTTGGAACCCGTGGGCGTCCTTCTGCGCCTTGGTGAGAAGGTTCTGCAACTGTTCGACGGTCAGCGAAGTGGCCTTCCCTGCTTCCAGTCTTCCGGTCTCACGCAGTTTTTGGATGGCATACTCGTTGTGGGACAAGTCCAAGCATGTATGCCATTGATTTCCTTCCGGATTGTCTCCCAGTAGAAGCGTTACCCTTCTGGTGTCCTCTGCGAGTTCCGACATTATGTTTTTGTTTCCTTTCAATTTTTCAGGCCGTAGTAGACGACCCCGTTTGTTTCTTTTGTGCGGTCGAACAGTTCGTGTCCGCGTTGCGTGTTTTCGATGCTTCTAATTACGACCTCCGGCGCGTCGAAAATGGTCATGGGTTCCTGTCCGGCGAGTTTCGCCCACTGGTTTTGGATTACCGTGAGCGTGACGCGACTATCGGAGTCGAGTTGACGGCATTGCCGTTCGTGCTGGTGTTTGCGCACGTAGTCGGATGCGACATCGGCTAGTGTGGTTCTAGGCATGTGTTTTCCTTGCTTTTGCTTGAATGTGGTTGTTTCCAGTATAACAAGGAAATGTTTCGGATTTAGCTTTTCTATGAATCTCGACGCCAACGGGAGAAATACACCCAAGCCGGAATGTTGGCGGAAACCGCCACCACACCAATCAGGCCGGTCAGAATAGGACGGACAATCATATCCTCTGGTTCCGAAACCGGCATAAGCCAGAGAATCGGAACCATCCCCGCCAAGAAAACAATGCTTACGGCGAGCATGACGAATGGCATGACCTGTTCTATGGGATGTTTGGTTTTATCCGTTTTAGCCCGTGACTTTTTGATTTTTGGCGGCTTGCTGTCATGCTTGCCGTGTCTGCCATACATGGTGGTTTCCCTATTGTCCGGACGGCTGGACGCCATGCGTGTGATGGACGCGGGGTCGATGACGGTGGTGAGTTCCACGGTGTCTTCTGATTGTGGTCGCAAAAATACTCCCTCTCTATTTAAAAACAAGCCAACAGACACTACCAGTCGATGAGCATGTCGCCGTGGACGATTTCTCTCGCATACTTAATCAGGTCGGCGTTTGATTCGACACTGGGGTCGCCCACCAGTCTTTTCAGAGTGTGCAACACATTTTGCTCGTATCCTTCCCAAAACTCTTTCGGAAGATATTCGCTCCAAAAATATTCCCCCATAAGAGCCATGCAAGGTTTGCACATTCGGACTATTGGAATATGCTCTTTCGGCACGTTCCCATCTTCCATAGTGACAACTTCCAGATAAACGTACTTTTTATCCGCTTTGAAGAACAGAATGTTCTTTTTTGCTGGATTAGGGTCGCCTTCCAGTACGAAGTCCGGGTTTCCGAAATGCATTCCGAATACGATTCCAGCATCGTAATTGTTGAGCCGATTGACGCAATCGCGGAGTGCTGAACTGTTGCATTGACTCCAATCTGGATAATCCGATAACGACACCTCACGTCTGGCACATGAGGGGCATTCTTTTTCTCCGTTTTCCAATATTATTCCTCTCTTTTTAGATAGCCGTTTCGAGTAGAACCGGGGGAAGACACTGTTTCCAATTGACTCGCAACGCGCTCGTCAAATCGTTCATGTTCAATGCGAACAGTCCGGCGTTCATCATGCCGTTCAATTCCACGATTGACACTTCACCCTTGATAAGACACAGGTCGAGCGTGTACGCGCCGTAACCGCAGTGTGAGAACATTCGTCCGGCTCGCGTGGCGAACTCACGGTATCGTTCCGCCAAATCCGGTCTGAGTTCAACGTTCTTAACGGTGGTGTCGTCACGAATCTTCTGCATTTGAGGGTCAAATCTCGTATGCATGTTGTCGATTGGTGTTTTCAATCCGATATTGCCAGCGCCGCAGACAGGCTGGTTGCCGACCATGAACATGCGATACTCGTATTGGACATCGACATTCTCCTGAATAAGCAGAGCATTCGGGTCATCATCCGCATGAACAAACGCCCAACCTCCCCACTCCTGCACCTGCTGTTCAAGCTCGTCAAGATTAGTTCCGGAGATTTTCAAATTCGGTAGCCATTTGGCTTGGTTCATGAATTTGATGAAGAACGACGAAACACCGTCCCTAATAAGAGAAGCGAACGCATGTTTGATGTCATCCTCGTAGATGGAACTGAGTTTCGCCTTCCGATGCATGAGCATACGCACGTTGGAATTGATGGCGTAACGGTCGGCATGAGATGGGTCTGCATACTGGTCGATTGGCGGCATGTCCAACACTTGTCCGAAGTGCGGTAATCCGATTAGCTGTTTCGGGTCGATGTCGGTTTTCCCATGCACTCGGACTATGGCGTCCTCACCTAGATTGCGGACACCCCAGTAAAGTCGGGAACAGGTTTCAATCCAATCCTCACGGTCTCCACCTTCCGGCTTGACCTTGCCGACGTACTTTTCCCATATTTGAATGTAATAGTTAGGGATGCCGGTCATGTCATCGGGACATTTGACTGGTGGAATGGAGATGACCCACGTTTTCCTATCGGTCAATTTACGGCTCCTTTTCGATTGTTGTTGGCGTATTCGATTCCGGCCTTGAAAGCTTCCACGGCATAATCGTGGAGTGTTTCAAGCTGTTTCAGACTGAACCCATCCTCTAAATGCGGGGACAGGTCGGGTAGGTTTTCTTCTATCGTCTCTTCCGACATGTTGGAGATATTCAATTCGCCACTTCTTTGTTTCATCCGGCGTTTGTAAACATCCCCAGTATAACAAGACAGGAATGATATGAAAGACGAAACAGGGGTCTGAACACAAAAGTAAGCCCAGCCCCCTATTCGACATCAAAGACCATGCTTAGTCAGATACTTGTTGTTGATGATTTTAAAGCAACGGTTGCTGCCAAGCTCGTTGTACAGGTCGTCGCTCAACCGTTCGCCCGCTTTCGCATGCCAGACGATTCCTTCGTCCAACAAGTCGCGGGTCACGTTGCCGCGCAGACCGTCCACTTTGGCAATCATGTCCATCACATCGCCGGTCGGCTTCCACTCGGTCTCGTCTAACAGTGGGACGGCGTTGTCAAGCATGGCTTTCGGCCAATCCCTACGGTCGAGTTTCATATTGTCACGCCATACGGCGAACACGAATGGACGATAGGACGCCAGCTTCAACCTGTTGCCGTTGACACTTGGGCCGCACAGCTCGAACTGGCAGACCATGCCTTTCTCCAACGCGTCAACCAATCCGGTTTTCACCGCCACCTGCATGTTCGTGCATTCCGGCTTCAACTCCCAATTGCGAGAGTAGACGTGAACCGTATCATCCATATCACGGTAGATTGTGGTGCTGGTACCGTCCACCTTCACGGTCGGAGTCCACGCAATCCGCCTGATTTCATCCCAATACGCGGTGAGATTCTGCACTCGCGTGGCGTCGGACTTGGAGCATGGCGCGTTGAAAGCACCAACCATGTCACCGCCTTTCAATGGTGGCAGTTCCTCATACTTCCATACGTCCGCCTGTAAGGTGATATCAGTGCCGATGGGAGTGTCCTCCGGTACGCCAATCGTTGAAAGCGGCATGACTAGTCCTTGACTGTACACTCCGCGCAGTCGCGCGGTACGTAGCACGTGTCCGGTGATTTCCTTCTCTTCGCCGGTAATCGTGTTGGACACGGGAACGGTACGCTGACCACGCTTCTGCAAGTCCGTATAGCGTGGGTCGTCGGCGGGCAGCATGGAGTCGATTTCGTAATAGGCCACATGGTCGCCGGGCTTTAATCCCATGTCCTTGCCTACTACGACAATCCAACCGCCAATGCGAATCTTCTCGATACGGTCTGCGTTCTCAATGGGATACACTCCCTCAATCTTTTGAACGCTCACCATTTTTCTAACCATCGGGTTTCCTTTCTTGACTAAGAGAGGGAGAGGCTGCTATCGGCTTCTCCCTAGAAAATGTCAGTCCTTTTCGGACAGTGGAGTCAACCGCAACGGGAACTGTTCCTCCAGTTCGAGGGCGATAAGAACTCTCTCGTCCACCGGAACATCATGTGAGGCCAGCTTGTCCAGCAAAGTTGACAGGCTGTAAGGGTCTCCCAGATGATACTGTTTGCCACGATACTGTTCCGGCAATGCCACGGGAGTGCGATGCTCCTTGCTCCACGGTTCGCTACGCAGAACATCCAACGTGATGGGAGTGTTGGATTCTTCCATCTTGCGACGCGCGTTCCAATACATTTCGTCGCACTGGTATCGGCATTCCGGAACATCCACCTCATACTTTCCGTCCTTGTAACGGATGACCGTCACATAGCCGTGAATGTGGGAGTCCTCCTCCCATGGCGTGTAGATGAGCGTCTGATAATCCAATTCGTCGTACATCTGGTCGAGGCTGACGTTCAAGTAGACGGACAGAAGCCTGACAGTGCCGAAGGAAGCGTGTTCGAGCGCATGCTGGTCGTGGCTCCAACGGTTGATATCCTCGATAATCTCGTCCACTGGCTTCAACTGTTCCGGGTCAAGGTCGCGGATTTCAGAGACAGAATACGAATCGTATTCGTCGCATGCGATTTCCTCGGCAAGCTCACGGACGGTCATGCCGCTGGTCGCGAGAATGGTTTCCAATCCGGACTGCGTGTCGTGGCAGAGCGGACAGCCACAGTATTGGATGTTGCGCAGATTGCGCATAAGTTCCGTGTAATCCATGCCTGTCGCATAATGGGTGCCGTCCGGCATGGCGTATCCGGGCTTCAAATGGGCGCGAAGCCCATCCTTGGTTTCCTGCGGGATGGTGTCGGAAACGTATTTGGCGTTCTCTCCGATAATCTGCTTTTCACTAGTGTCCATAAAACGGTTCAGCCTTTCTTCCCGCTGGTTTTCTTGGTGGACGTTTTTCGGGTTTTCGGTGGCCTGTGGAATTCAAGAACGTTTTCCTCATTCAAGGATTTGCGTTGCAAGGTCATGACGGTTTTATGCGTGCGCATGCAATGCTGGCAGATGACCAATGTTCGAGCGTATGAGCATCGACCGTGACCGCCTGTTTGGACGACGGAGATGATGTACTTGTAGCCGGTGTCCAAGTCGGTGACTCTTCCGCACAACATGCATGTGTATTTGGAACAAATCACGATTCGTCCTCGCCATCTTTATCGAGTTCATTGCGAAGGATTTCCAAAGCCATGTCGATAGCCTCGTCCCAGCCTTTCCGCCATCCGATGACGAACGCTTCCGCCGGGGCGACTTTACCAAGCTTCGATTGGAGCAATGAGTGGACGGCCCTTTCTTTCAGTTCGTTTTCGTTCAAACTTTCTGCTCCTTTCCCTTGTCGGACATCAGTGCGACGGCCAACCATGCCGGTAGTGGTGTATTCTGTAATTTCTGTGCTTCCTTCCGGGTTTCAGCCACGCGAAGGAACGGCTCCTTGTCTTCGGTGAGCATGTCGCCCGCCATTTTGACCGTTTTCTTCGAAGTGGATAGAAGCTGTTCGGCCTTCTGGTCTCCGCCCCTCCACATGACTTGGAATCTAAGAGTTGCCCACAACCATGGATTGTCCCAAGAGTCCTTCGGAATATCGTTAGCCGCGAACAAGTGGAGCAAATGTCGGACACGTCGGGTCAGGCTGGCTTTGCTTGCGGAATATTTGCCGCGTTTGGAACCAGAGAGGAACGCTTTCATTCCTGTGTCGAACGCGTCTGGATTGGTGTGTTGGAGCACACTCCCGGACAGGACTGTATCATTAACGGTTTCGGCGCTAGTCAGATGCCATCCGTGGCAGACGGGGCAATGGTATGCGCGTTTCTCAGTGTGTTTCGGATTGCCTCGTCCTTTGATGACGGCCAAGGCGAGTTGGGCTTCCTTTTGGTTGGGGTAACGCACTTTGTTTCGGTTGAGAGTGCATTTACCTGCGGTCTTGTATAGGCTATGCATTGTTGTTACTCCGAATCGGGATGGTGGTCTTTTCGACTGTTTTTTTATGTGAACACCCCCAGTATAACACAGTTGGTTAAGAAGACAAACCAACCCGTATCCGAGGTTGACGCACGGAAATGTAATGTTCCATAGCCTTTCGTCCCAGTTCAGTCAGTCCCTCGCGGTCAATCAATCCCCTGTTGAACATATTCCGATAAAACGGGTCGTCCGGGTCGTACTCCAGAAGACGCTCCTTCTGCGGGTCGCGGAGGAACCTTTCAAGGCGTTCGCATTCGTAAGGGGATAAATCCATTGCAATCGGGTCAGCTTTGATAAGGTCGCGTAGCCGGTTGGCTGCATCCTCGTATTCCGCTTTCCTTCCGGCCAGTTTGTCGGGGAGGGGCATTTCGTCGGCTTGTCCGTCGAGATTCCTGCGAAGGTGCGTCCACGATTTCGTGATATTGTCCGCTTTCAGCATGTAGCCGCGAGCGAGGTCCAAAAGCAGGTTCATCCGAAACCACGTGAAGGCATCGGGATACGAATTCCATCTCATGTGAACCACGCCGTCCATGCCGACCCACGCGAAACAACGACACGGCTCGTATATGTCAATGGTCATCGCCGCATCCTCGTAATCGCTTTTCGTTTCGACATCCGCATCATTGATGGACATTTCGATTCCGAGTCCATGCAAGGTGTTTTGAAGGTCACGCAGTTCTTTCAGCGTCTTCTCGATTCTCAACATTTCCGTTTCTCCTTTTTTCTAATGGCAGTATTCGCAGTAGCCATAATCGCCGTCCGCCCTGTTGTCCCAGTCCAAAAGAACACCGCAGCCCGCGCAACGTTCGCACACGCACTTGTCGGATTCCCGCCCGCAGTATGGGCAACGGTTCCAAATGTCCTCCGCGATGGCTTCCGGGTCGGTCGAATCGTATTCATGCGTCCAATCCGGCTCGGGCATGGTCTTGTATTCGTACGGATTGTCCGACCATGCCATAACGGACACCTTACCCGCCTTGTTTATAGTGACGCGGGCGAGGCCGGTGTGCTCGCCGTCATACTGGTCTCGCAGTCGGCATTCCAGCACGCCGTCCTTCAGTTGAGTCCAATCGTTTTCGTATTCGAGGGCCTTGCTGATTTCGGACAGCATATCGACGGCGATGAAACCGGTCATTTCTCCACTCCTTTTTTCATAGGGGAAGGTTGAGGTTGTTTCTGCTTGGCTTTGGGGTTTTCGTGATAAGACAGGTCACATTTCGCTCCTTGGCATGGTGTGCGCGGCGTCCAAGTATTCGACGCCGTCGTGAATCCAGTAGCGGGCATTGATGGTGGTGGGGTCGTTCATTTCAGCGAACCAGTCGGACAGCTCCTCCAAGCCCATGTCATCGGCGGTCTGCCAAAGGTCGTCGATGAACGCATCCCAGTTGGCCTGTTCGCCGCCATGTTCGTACAATGCGAAATACCGTTCGCGCAGCCCCTTGTCGGGAAGCACGTCGCCAGAGAACCGTCCGTCCTCCAGCAGCACCCAGCAGGATACGCATATCGCAACCAAGTTGGACACCTGAATTTCGTAGACACGACTGTCGGTGCCCGGCCAGTCGCGGTCTTTGACGAAGATGATGGTGTCCATGGGTTAGCACGCCTCCTTGATGATGGCTTCCACGCCGTCCTTGTAGTCGTGGTCGTCTTCGAAGTCGTAGTGCAAGCCTTCAATCAGAGGCTCCTTGTTTCGGTAGCCCTCGTCGTTGGCGTATATGGTGTACAGTGCGACCGCTGGATATTCGTCCTGCACGCCGATGGCGACGACCGTGCCGTTGCGCATGACCGTTTTGATGGTGTCGTCCGTGTACATACAGCTCACGATGTCAGCGTCCTCGACTTCGGGTCGGGCGTACAGTTTTGACGTCAGTTTGTAGAGGTTGATGTTCTGCATGGTGTTCTCCTTTTTTGGAATGGTTTTATGTGAACGCCCCCAGTATAACATAAAACCAAAGAGGGTAACTAACCCCTCTTCACAACCTTCGCACCATACTTATCAGCCCACTGACGAGCCAACGTCTTCGCCTGTTCCCTACAAGCACGACGACTGAAAGCCGCACTGAACGTATGAGAACGCTTCATATTCCAAACCTTCCCATTCTCAGTATCATGCCGACGATACAATACGACCTTCAAGGCAATGACGGAACCATACTTGTCCCGCACCTTCTCGATGACCACGGCCTTCTTGTTCTTGTGACTTTTGTTGCTATGCTGGGACATTCCGGTTCCTCCTGAGAATAAGAAAAACAGCGAGCACAGTATTGTGCCCACTGTTTCACTATAACAATCCAGTCTTTAAAACGCTGGAAAATCAGTAATCCAACTCCAGTTTCCGCGCGACACCAAGCCCATGGTCGGTAAGCCTGATGGCCTCGTGTCCCAACAGAGTACGCCAATAGTCGGCATACCCGTTATCGATAAGGGACATAGCCGCGTCCTGATTATGTTCGTTAACCTCCGCTAGTCGTCCACGATGGTATGCGTCGCAGAGGAGCCTTTCGGCTTTTTTATCCAATGAAACCGCCTTTCGACATGATAGGAAAACATGTACTTTCGGCGCTCCCGGACCGGCGAATAAATCACATACTTGATGGTGTCCGTATCCCGCAGGATGATGCTGATTTCGCCAACGCTGTCCCGTTGGATGAACTGCACGATACCTCGAACGGTTAGAGAACGCCGACTCAATAATATCCGGTCGCCAAGCTGAATTCGCTGTCCAACGAAACAATCATCTAATTCGACCAGCAGTTCCGCACCGGTTTCGATGGACGAGTGGAAACTGTTCAGCGGGTTACGGAGAAAACTTCCAACCTTACAGTTCCAGTCGCGCTGTGCGTCGTGCAAGGTTTGGAAGCCGACTCCGCCAGATGTTCGCAAACCATTATCCACTGGACAAAAGTGGGAGTATTCCCAACCTTTCGGCAGAAAATATTGCTCGTCGTCCCAAGTGCAGTGGAGTTCAGATTTAGCCCGATACTTAAATTCGGGAATGCTGTTACAGCATGGGCATGTAAGAAGGTTTCTCACCCCAGTCCTTTCTGAGTCCTTAAGAGTTCGTCCAGTTTTTTCTCGATGCTTTCCAACCTCAAGCGCAACGCCTTCTGGCTTTCGTAGATGGCCGTAGTCTCACCGGAAACCTCATAGAGGCTTTTGTTGCCATACATGTCGTGCTTGTTGTCGGCCTGTATCTCAAGCTTCGCTATCTCCCGCTCCCGTTGCGACGGTTTGCGTGATTTCAGATAGTCCCTGCATTCGGGACTGAACATGTCCTCGTATCCCATTTAGCGGCCAAATTCCTCTCTGCGCATGGCTTCATACAGCATGTTTTCCTGAGTCGCGTCGGACAAGGCGCGATGCTCTTCCACGTCACCGATACCATAGTCGCGGATAAGCACGGCAACCTTATGGCTTGGCTTTTCGGGATGGATTTTCCGGCTCATTTCCAACGTGTCCACGAACCGGTGGGGGAAGAAGAACATTCCACCGTTCACGGTTTTCATGGCCGCGTCCAAGAAACTTAAATCGAATGACGCGTTATGCGCCATGATGATGGTTCGTGGGCCAAGCCACTTGTCGAATCGGATGATGGCTTGACTTACGTCGGGTTGTCCGATGACCATGCTGTCGTTGATTCCGGTGAGCGAGGTGATGTATTCGGGGATTGGCTGGTGTGGGTCAATCAGTTGCTCGTATCGGTCTACGAGTTTTCCGTTATGGATTTTCACGGCTCCGATTTCAATGAGTTTGGCCCCGTTTTCGGGTTTGAAACCGGTGGTTTCGGTATCCAAGACCACGTAATCGTAGAGTGGTGTTTTCATTGGGTCGATTCTTCTGGGGTCTCGACTTTGGTATTTGTCCCAGCTCATGGTGTGGTCTCCTCGGGTAAGTGAATGTGTGGACGTTTCTAGTATAACGCCTTATCTGGTAATAGCCTTGACTCGTCCGTCCAGAACCGTTCTTACGACATCCTCGAAGTCGGTGTTGTCGGGCAATAGGCGGGAGTCTTGAAGGATTCCGATAATCTTCAACAGTTCCGTATGCCCGTGCGGAGTGCGCTTATAGTCGCGGGTCGCACCCGCCTTGTATGCGCGACGCAACTGTAACGCCAACTGTTCCCGTGTGAGCGTGATGCAGTCGCCTTCCTCGATGGGATACCGTTCTTCCAGTTCTTCGTTGAGAATGCTCATTTTTTTGTTTTTCCTTTCTGTTTTTTTCAGACGTACATTCCCTCATGCCAGCCGTGTAGCAAACCCCATTCGGATAGTTTCCGGAACCATTTCTCGCATTCGTCAGCCACCTTGTTGGGATAATCCAACGTCGGGTTCAAGTTGAGTAAATACTGGTAGTCGTAGGGTTGGCAGAAGTTCTCGTCCAACACGTCTATCTGCCAGTCGCTACCGTCCTTGGCAATCTCGACATTCAATGTCATGTCATGGTCGGGGGAGACTGAACGGCAGAGGTACCAATACCCCTCACGGTGGTCGGTGAATCCCAGTCGGCGCATGGTCGAATCTTCGGCGGGACTCATGCTAAGCGCCGCATTGTTCTGATGCTTCGTGTAGGTGATGCCTATGGTCGAGAATCGGGGCGTGTTCTGAGCGTCGGACATGTTCTCTCCTATTCTTCGCTTTTGCGCAGGTCGATTACCGGAATATGGGTATCGGTGGAATAGTGGACGGAATAGGGGTCGATTGTCCTATGCCGCCAGCTGACGCCACCTTCCACTGGCCAAGCCAGCCAGCTTATGCCGTCCAAATAGTTCAGAATGCTGATGTGGGTAATCCAACGGCACCATCTTGTCGGGCATATCACGTCGAACATGGGTGTATTCTCGGTTCCCGGTCGGCAGGAATGCCGTTGCCAAGAGCGCAGGTATACGCGGTAGAGCGCATGGGAGTCGTCTGTTGGCAGTTCCTTGGTGTCGAATACTGCGCGAGTTGGGTGGTCATCGAAGAGGATTCGTTTGCCGAATTTAGTTGCTTGATTCAATGCGTTCTCCTTTTTGGTTGTCTTTGTTTTTGTTGTGAACAATCCCACTATAACACAAGGGGGTAGAAAAACGCAACACGCAAACCTAAGCCAGCGTCCCGTTAAAAAAGAACTCCCTCTTCCCAACCCGATACAAACCCACACGAGAGCCGGACAGACGAAAATCAAAACGACGGAAGAAACCCTCATACATCGGCAACAGCTCTTCCGGCACTGTCACCAGAGGGAACCGTTCATCCAGCGATTTCAATGCATATTCGACCAGCGTGGAACCAACCCCTCGACTCCGAAAACCCTCGTAGACATACAAAGTGCAAATCTTCCGTTCAGACGGATTTCTCTTGAGAACGCAAAACCCCGCCAACTCACCGTTTATGCGGGCTAAAAGAATCGCACGGCCTTTCCCCAATGAGGGGAGAACCGTGCGGTTGAACCAAATATCGAAGCCGGGATAATACGTTCGGATTGTCCCCGGAATGGGAATAGAAGCCGCAGTGCCAGCGTCCCGAACTACACTAATCCTCAACGAACTCGAACACATGAAAATCCGTCACACGCTCGACGTTGACATGACTCGTATCATCCGGCCAAATATATAAGACCGGCATGTAACCGGACAGTTCACGAACTGCGAGATTGCTGAAACCGTCCAAGTAGAGGGTTCCGGCCATGGGTTTGCCGTTCCATTTGAATATCGCGGACTTGCCTTCGAATTCTTTCCAGTTGATTCCGTCTTGATAGGGAAGTTCTTTTAAGGCCATTGGTTTTCCTTTTTTGGTGTGGGCTATCTCACTCTAACACAACAGGGGTAATGCAAAGAACGAAAAACCACCTTCCCACACTTAGAATTCCGGCTCCTCAACATTCAACAACACCAGCCTCGGACGGCGGCGAAGAATCCTACAATCCTCGTCCCAAGCATTCAGAATCTCGCAAGCCAACACGGTCGCTTCTGAATCAAGAGTAGGCGTGGTACGCAGAACCGACTGGATGTTATCCAAGTCTGCGGATGGGAGTTCAGTCGCGTCATTAGCCGCGTCCAACAAGTAATGGGGCATTCGCGCTCCTTCCAAAAATTGAGACGAGAATACCCGTGGAAGTCGTTTTCCACGGGCATTCTGGTATCATTTACTGACTCCGTGAAGTTCTAGAACTTCGTTTAGTCCCTCAAGGCAATCGTCCTCAATAGTAGCGCTACCCCAAACGTTTTCCCACCATTCGTCCAACAGTTGCGTAGCGCTCATGTCGAGCTTCTTAAGGGTTTCGGTTGTAATGTCAGCGTATTCCAAAGATTCTTCATTCAAGTATGCGATTGTTCTTGGGGCTACCGCATACTTGTCGGGGTTGGCGTCGAGTCGTTTCAGGAAAGCCAATACGGTCTCTTTGTCGTGCTCGTTCAGTTCAGGGTCGTTTTTGGCTGAGGTGGTCAGATACTCATAGTAGTCGCTGTTCATTTTTTATCCTTTTGGTCTAACGTTTTTTTGACGTGGGAGCTAGTCATTGCTCCAGTCGGTATTGCGTATGCCGAATTCGTTTCGTTTCGTGGATTGCGGGTTCCAAGCGCTACCGGCGTCCCATCCGTTATGAGTGGAACGGTTGTTCTTGTGAGTGTTGTTTTTATTGGGACTGTCGGTTGCTACCCAGTCGTGGTTACTCATTCGTGAACCTTTCAGGCGAACACTTTCACGGACTGGAATTCTTCGCCCATTTCGTTGCCGGATTCGCATTGGTTGACAATAACCCATGGTTTGACGCCGGGGAAGTGGAGGCTATCGATTCTCACATACATGTCGGGTTGTGCCGTGCGATATTCCAGTATGCCTTCGATGGTTTCGCCGGTTTTGGTGACGGCGATGCACTTGTGGCCTTCCAAGTTTTGGGGGAGGGTGTTGTGCCAGTTGATTTCTGTGGTGGTGTTGCTCATTTTTCTCCTTGTAGGATGCAACTTCTTGCTGTGTGAACAATTCCAGTATATATGATATTAGCGCAAAACACAATCCGATAGAACAATAAGGAAGCATAGAAACGGCAGTCTTCCAATCTCAGTAGCAGTTATCGCACCAGCTGGTATCACCGCAAAGGTTCTCGTTCTCCTCGCTGAGAAGGCAACCGCAACCACTGCAATACGTGTTGGCTGGATTGTTGGACGAAGTGAAAGAACCTTCCCTGACAATGGTTCCAGCCAAGTCGGCGATGGTGTAGATTGCCCGAGTGTCGGCTTCCGGTGCGGGATAGTCGGACATGCCTAGAATCCTGTTGTACACGTTCGTCAGTAGAGTGCGAACGTTTCCCACCTGACGAGTCCCATTCAGAATGGGAGTCGTCAAATGGTCGAAGAATTCTACCGTTGTATCCCAAGAATGCTGGCCTTCGTGGATTTCGATTTCCAGCTTTTCCTTGCCGTCGGTGAATCGCATTTTCGTTTTCCTACAATTCTCTCATGGCCTTGTCTAAATCGGACACAATCGCGTCATACAGTCCGTCAACATCCAACGATTCCAGCTTATGTTCTTCCAGTTCGACGGGCGTGTATTCCCCGTCATCGAAAGTCCAGTGTGCGGACGGAACCGTGTATACTCCGCCACGCCAACGGTAGGAACGTCTGCCGTCTCGTTGCGAGTCGGCCACCAGATAGTACTCGACCTGCTTGCCCATGTAACGGTGTTGGAATGCGACTTCGATTCCGTCTCCGAAGATGGCTCGGGTTGCGTGAGCGCCGGTCACGTAGGGGATTCTGACGAGTTTGTCGATGAGTTTCCGATAGGTGTCTTCGCTGATTTTCGAGTACATTCTGATTGTCCTTTTTCGTGTAATTGGGGTTTGTGGTGATTGTTTTTCAGCAACAGTATTCGTTGACTGCGTTGACGAGTTCAGCCATGCTCATGCTGTATACGTCGCTGTGGCGGGCGTAGATGTCTTTTGCGAAGAGTCTGTTTTGCATGATGGTGCGGGCTTCGGGACTTTGAACGAGTTTCACGCTTTCGGGGAAGGTGCTTGAGAGGGCGTTGTCGTTGATTTGTTTGGCGTATTCGACTGCTTGTTTTTTGGGCATTTTCTTGACGTTGATTGCGCCGCCGATGTAGTGGATTGCGTACATGTTATGTGCTCCTTTTGCCTATCGCTCTTTGTGTGAACAATTCCACTATAGCACACTTGAGAAAAACCGCAAAACCCCAAAAAACAAAAGCGGGACACCAAAACAGCATCCCGCCTTCCCCCCCCCATCAAACCTCAATCGGACAAACCGGCACGGGCACGCATCTTGCGTTTAATCTCACTACCCTTGGCAAACAAGCGCTCCATACGGGCCACGGTCTGCAACGCCTTCTTATACTCCTCCAATCGAGAAGAGATTTGCCAATTACGAGGTTCCGCTAACGACTCCTCAATTAGAGAATCGGGAACATCCCACATAAAGGACATAATCCAACGGCGGTTTTCCCCGCCCATGCGACGCCACAAGCGCACGGCACGCTTACCTTTGACCCATTCCGGATTATTGAACAAGACTTGGATGGCGGATTCGTCGGAAAGGGAGTCCAACAACGGGTCTATGTCCGTTTCCTCCGCCAACGGTGCCGATAGGGCGCGGATGGTTTCGTCTTCGCTTTTCACCCAATGCTCGAAGCAGAGCCTATCGGCCAGCTTGTTTTCCACCATGTAGCGGATAACGTCGTAATCCGTTTCCTCCCAGCACAGGCTTGCAACGGTATGCTTTGCGGCGAGCTTGCGTAGTTCGGGGTCTTTGTCCTTGGCGAGGCTGGTCGCGGTCTTATAGTTGAGTTTTCCCTTGTATTCCAAATATTCGGCCACCTTGCGGCGAACGTCACGACTCCGGTCTTTCAACACGGTTTCACGCAGTCCGTCGTATATCTTTCCGTCCTCGATTTTCATGTTGTACTTCAACTTGCAGTTGATGTAATAGTGACGGAACGGTAAGGGGAGAGGGAATATTCTTCCACTCCGGTAGATGTTCTTAATGCTTTCCAGCAGGTCGATTCCCTTGTTGGTAAGCTTCCAACGGTCGCGTTCCTTGGTCAGTTCGATTAGGTTGGCTTCCTTGAATTTGTCTAAGGACTTCTGGTCGATGTATGCGCTCAGTCGTTGCGAGTGGGTTTCGTTGTCGAAGTCCTCGAAGCAGTAAACGAGGTTGGCAGTCCACTTTTTGGTAAGACTGTTGATTGCGTCGTTGTCCATGGTTTCTCCTTCTCGGCATATCTTGTGTGAACAATTCCAGTATACATCATAGTCAGGCATTCAGCAAAGCGTGGGACGAAACACCCATTTCAGACAAACCCAAACCCACATTGTTCGCGTCACTCACACCACGGGCAAAACCATCCTTGCTACCACGAGCAGTGGCCGCATGACCCGACACCAGCTCAAGCTTGTCAAAATACTCGTTCAGACGCTGACTCTTACATGACACCAGCTCACGACCGGAAGGAATGGCGAGACTCTGCTTGCGAAGCTCCTCGAAACGTTCGCTCAAACGTTCGTTGAATCCACCGCGATAACCATAGTAGAACTTGGCGCGTGGATAATCACGACGCATGTACTGTTTGCATTCCGTCAGCGTCGGATAGGATTCACGTCCGTAATGCGTTTCGACGTATTCCTTGTTGTCCTCATAGTACGCTTTGGCGTGCTTGTCAATCATGTCCGCGTAGCTAGTACGGGCGTGGACTGAGCAGTATAGGTCGATGCTTTGGAAGAGAAGGACTGCGGCGTTCACATCGTCCTCCTCGCCTACGAACATGACGGCACGTTCCTCAATCCTTCCGCCACACCGGCTTTCGTGAAGGTAGGCGCGGCATTCGTTAGCTTGGGCGATGATGGTCGCAAGGTAGCCTTGCTGATGGTAGATGGTGGTTTTGCTTACGTTCACGCCACGTTCGATGATTGGCTTGTTCGTGCGGGTGCGGTCGCGTTTCCAGTCTTCGATACGATATTCGTTAATGAGTTTCTGTGCCCGCTCGAACGCCATTTGCGCCTCATTGTCGCTGGATGCTTCGTTTTCGGCTATTGCCATGAGGTTGTTGATGCGTTCGATGATGCTGTCGATGTTGCTCATTTTTTGCTCCTTGGTTTTTCGACTTTTCCTGTGTGAACAATTCCAGTATACCTCAAGTATGAAAACAACACAAAAAAGAGGAACGGAAACCGAAACGGGAACCGTCCCTCAATGCCTTTTAGAAAAAGTGACCTTATCTCAAACAAGAATCTATTTTAAACCACTTCCGTTTAGGTCGTCAACCTCTACTCTCGACAAAGCTCGCCCATTATCGAACTTAACCTCTTGGTACATGCTTTTTTAAAGTATTATACTTATTATAATTATTATAAAATCAAGGAAACAGACATGACCAACCCATTCAAACCAACCGCCGGACGTATCCCACCGATACTCGTCGGACGAGAAGAAATCATCGAAGACTTCGACTATGCGCTGAAAGACGGTGTGGGAAGCCCCGGACGGCTGATGTTCCTCACAGGAGCCAGAGGAGTCGGCAAAACAGTCATGCTGGACACACTGGGAGAGCACGCCAAAAAACAAGGTTGGCAAATCTACAACGAAAGCGCCGACAAAGGCTTCACCCGAAGACTCGTGGACGCGCTCACCGGCAAGGACACCACCCGCATATCCGCATACGACATGCCCAAAGTAGGATTGAAAGGGGACGTCGGGAATCTTGAACTGAGCTTAGGGAGAATCGAACTCGAACATAATGAGGAACGTTCCCTGACACTCCGCCAAGCGGTCGGAAAACGATTGGACAAAATGAACGAGACCAAACAAGGAATCCTCATCACATTGGATGAGGTGCAGTCCGGTTCCATGGACGAAATCAGAGCACTGTCTACCGCAGTGCAGCATCTCATCCGGGAAGGACGGAACATCGCGTTCGTTTTCGCCGGACTGCCGTCCGCAGTGAACGACGTGCTGTCCGACAATGCCATCACTTTCCTGCAACGGGCGGAACGATACCATTTGGGGTCTGTCCCCACGGAAAAGGTATTGAAGGCGTTCGAGGAATCCTTCAGCGGCGAGAAGAAAGCCGGAATGGAAACGCTGATACGGTTGACCAACGCCACTCACGGTTATCCGTTCATGATTCAGCTGGTGGGCTATTGGGCTTGGCGGATGTCCGAAACCAACGGTCATGTGAATCAAGTGACCGAGGAGGACGCGGTCAAGGGTATCGAAAAAGCCCAAGCCAAACTAGGGGATATGGTTCACGCCCCAGCATTGCATGGCTTGCCATCCCATGCGGTGAACTATCTACTTGCCATGTCGGTGGATGATACGGTGTCGAATACAGGTGAAATCGCCCGTCGGTTGAACCGTTCGCCACAGTTCGCCAACGTGTATAGAACCAAGCTGATTGAGAACGATTTGATTGAGCCGGTCGGTTACGGTGAAGTCGCTTTCAAAATGCCGTATTTGCGGGATTACTTGCGTGAGCATGGGGCTTATTTGCAGATGCGGGAGAATATCAGCGAACGCTCGGAGAACTAGGTTTTGTTGTTCTGGGCGGTTTAGCATGGACAAGCTGGAAGAATTCAATCCCGACACCATGTGACATTTACTGAAAAAGCCCCTCAGTCGAGGGGCTTTTCTTTTTGCTATCCCTTGTGCGTTTTCTCATACCATTCCACGAATCCCAGCATGGCTTGCTGGAATGATGGTTTGAATTCGCCGTTTACGGGAATGTTTCGGTTGAGTGGCGTGGTCTTATAGTTTTCCGGTAAGGGTGTGGCGCACCATTCGGGTGGTATCCGGTCGGTGAATGGTTCCTCGCAATCGTCGCTGAACATGAGTCCTACCGGCTTGCCGTTGAGGAGGATTGTTGCGTGGGGGCTGATTTGTCCTTTCGCCAACCGGTATTCTCCTCTTGTCGTGTGTATTGGATAGTGGAAGGTTTCAGGTAGTCCTCCCCGCCGGTATTCGTCGCGTAATAGTCGAATCGGATTATAGTAGCGTTCCAATGCGGGGTATGCCCATTCGCATCCGCTCCAACAGTCGCGTACCCTGTCCATTCCGTCCCAGTTTTCTTTCGGATTGGGTTGGATGCTGAGTTTGCGGTATCGGTCGGTTTGACACCAGCGGGCGGGATTGTTCAGGGCATAGTTCGGCGTGGTTTGTTCGGCTAACCGTATGAGAGTGCTGAGGGTGCATGAAGCATAATGTTGCTTGTCGTATCGTGCGACAAGCCGATACGGGTCGGCATCATCCTTGTTAAACACAGGCTTCAACACGCGTAAATGTTCCTCCGTTACGGGAATATCAAGGTCGGCTGGTAAACCCAACACTTCCATCCAACCTCCAAGCCTGTTCGTATCCCACTTGTAATCCTTGCAGTATTGCGCTTGCAACAGCCAAACCATCCAACGGCGCACATTCCGCATCAGTACGGGATGGGACGCGAATTCGAGAGGACGCCCCAGCATGTCATGATTCACATTATCCGGCGTGGTAATACTGGTTCGATTACCGTACTCGTCCACTGCCGTCACGACGATATTGTGTCCGGCGTCCACAGCCTTGAACATGTCGCTGATGTTGTCTTCCACGAACGTGGGCGGAATGAGACGCGACTGGACTTGACCATTAATCGGCACGGAGAGCATCATTCACCATCCTCACTATTAGAGGCGAGTCGGGTTCGGAGTTCCCTCAACCGGCCTAACCGTTCCTCCACAGCCTGAATACGAACGTCAACCGCAGTCAACGTGTCACCATCCGGCTCAGACAACTCATACTTGCCGGACGACAGTCGTTCCAGAAAACTGGTGGGAACATCCCATACCAATAATCGGAGTTTGTCGGGACTGAGATTCAACCCCGTATACAAGCCGGTTTTAGGCCACATGCCATCCACGAGAGCCACATTCGGCATCATGCGCGGTGGACGGTCGGGCTGATATTTTTCGACTAGGATTCGACCAGCGAACCAGATAATGTCGCTATCCTGCTTGGAGTACGCGTACAAGTAGTCGTAGGGGTCGATGGTGACTGTGACACGCTTTTCAGCGTCCACGCCCTTATGCCACCAGAAATATTTGTCTAAAGCTTCGAACACCAGCCTTTCCACACGCATATCGAACGTCCAAGTCTTCAACTTGTCATCAAACGTTCCACCCAACGCGCGGGAGCGACGTGCGAACAACGGATTATACGGAGCCTTAACCTTCAAACGGACATCACTGCGAGTGACCGTAATATCATCAAAACCTGCCATGACAGTTTCCTTTCACTCAAACGGCATACTCTGACCAATGCGCTGATAACCTCTAAAGCCCCACATGGGCGAAGTCCCGAGGAAGGAAATGCAAGTAAACCCAGTGTAACACCAAGCTGGGAAGAAAAACTAGTCGACAAGCATGCCGAGTGAAATACGATACAATCCAAGCCTCACGAAATCTCATCCAAACGATTGAGGAAGCGGAAGATTCTGCGCCACCGCTTCCAGCAGATTACACCCCTCCACCAATCTGGAAAGTCCGGAAATCACGGGTGAAAAGCCAGCTTCCGCATTTCACAATGCCTCCGATACCACGCTTTCTCCCGAGCGCACAGTCCACGACGGTGAGTTAGACCCGACAGTGTGCTCTCATGGCTCGTCCAAGAATCCTGAACTGTCCGCAATCCCACATGCACGCCATCATATGAGCGGATAAGGTTACGCGCATGCCGTCGGCTTGCACGCAACGCCTTATGGTGCATGCGGATAAGAATACTGCCGTCATCCTGTACGCTGTATACGCGTTTCAGGAATGTGAGTTGACCGGTGCGACAGTCCACTATGCGGGTCTTGCGCTTGTTCAACCGCAATCCCAATTGATTGACATGCCGCTCGTAACCGGCCAGCACACGTTCGGCCTGTTCACGATTCTTGCAGAAACAGTAGGCATCATCCATATACCGTCCGTAGAATCCTTGCGACATGCACCAGTGGTCAACCTTGTTCAAATACCAGATAGCCATGGTTTGGCTTGTCTGATTGCCTAAACCCAAGTGAGGTTCGTCCAATACGAAGATTCTCAATACGGTTAGAATCCGTTCCACATCCTGCTTCTCCCGTCCGGTGCGGGCGATGCTCCGGTACAGGGTGGAAATCATATCGAACGCTCGTTGGGAGCTGATACTTCCGAAATAGTTGGCACAGTCGAAGATGACAGCATACGGATGCTCCCATTTGCCCAAAGCCCGCTTATAGTGTAGTTCGAACCGTTTTCGGGCGAACGATGTTCCACGTTTCGGTAGGCTTGCCGCATTATCGTATATCAGTTGGCTTTCCACGATGGGGACGAGACTGTTGTCGCATAAGGCGCGTTGCACCACCCGGTCTCGGAAGGATACCGCGCTGATGTGGCGGAGTTTGCCTCGTTCGGAAATGTCGAATCGGATTGGCGCTCTCTTCTTGTATGTGCCGTCCTCTAATTCTTGGGCGAGTTTCCAACAGTTGACGGCACGCCTATTGTCGAAGTTCAACACTGTGTTTTTCCATGTGACGCCGCGTTTGCATTTTCTTGCGGCTTGGTAGAGCGCGTCGAATCCGAATGTTTGTTGGAAGTCGATGTAACGGTGGAGCTTCCTGTACTTATCATCCGAGCGTTGTTGCAGTCTGCGTTGGCGTCTTCTACGTCTTTGACTCGCATTCACGATTTTAATGCTTCCTTCACTAGGGAAAGAGAAAAGAATGGTTGAGGGCAGGTCGTCGGCAACAACCCAAGACATGCAATGATGTTGGACGCCCAGCTTAAGGGGCGAGTATCCGTCGTTTCCGACAGTCTTAATATCTCCCTCAACCTATTTCACACGCAACCCATTTTTCGAGGGGCCGCGCATTCGACCATATCCCCTTCCCCTTCGGGAGGCTTTCACCCATTGGGCTACTGGCCTATCTGATGTTAGTTTTTGGTAAGAGGAATCGGGGACAACGGAGTAGCGATTGTTGGCATTGTTGTTGTAGCTGGGGTCGCCGTTCGAGTTCACTTGGAGGAAATTGTTGTTGTTGTTCGGGTTGGGCGAACGCTCCCACCAATTGTTGTTGTTAGCACCAAGAGGAGTGGAACCGGAAACGGTGTCACCATAGTTTGGATATGGCCGATTTTGTTCAATTATATTTTAGGCTTGCGCCCGAGTATCCATTATAGTGTTCGTTTTCGACTCGGCGTTTTTAGCTTTCTTCAACTGGTCTCGCTCATACTTGACGGCTCCGGTGAACACGCCCATCGCCTTGTAGAGGATTCCCGCATAGTTCACGAATTTCTTCTCCTTGACGACGGGATTGTATCTGGGGTCGCCTTCCGGATATTTCCTGTAGGCTTCCAAGTCTTTTTCCCGTGGAGGAAACTCCATCCAATCGTCCACAAGACCGGAGAGTGAGTTCAGCATGCCTTGGGCCTTGCACAACAGTTGCAGTTTCATCTCATGCTCTTCTACAGTGCTTGCATAAATGATGTCGGCACTGTAGGCGGAGGAGTACATTTCGTAGGCGATATGCATGACATGCACGGTTTCAATGCAGTTACGGCTTTTAGGCCATTTGCGGAACAGATTTCTGGTAGCCAAGAGCACGATTCTGGCCTGATTCGCATATTCGCTTTTGGCTTTTGTACGTTTGCTTGCGGGAACCGTCATAGGACTCCTTTTGTGTGAGATTTGAGTTTGGAGGGGTGGTGGGGATGAACCCCACCACCCAAGGATTGGGGATTAGAAGGAGAAAGCGGGGACAACGGAGCAGCGATCGTAGGCACCGCCGCTGTAGCTGGGGTCGCCGTGCGAGTGCACTAGGAGGAAAAAGTAGTTGTTGCCCAGGTGGGGCGAACGCTCCCACCAACTGCCGTAGCTAGCACCAAGAGGAGTGGAACCGGAAACGGTCTTGTAGATGCCGGAGAGAATGCTATTACCCGACCAGTTATTTGTCACCTTACCGTGGAAATACTCGTATTGGCTTCCCTCCTGATTCAACGCTTGGAAACCACCAGAGGTCTTCCAACCATCGTATAAGGTTGGTACGAGTTCACGGTAGGAGACGAGCCATACTTTGTCTGCCGTGGCTGACGCGCTTGAACCGACTGTGCTTCCGTAGGCCATGTTGTTGGTTTGTTTCAGCACGGTTGTGACGTTGTTTTGGAAGTCGGTTGGGAATTGGTTCCAGATTTCACCATTGTTCATCTGATTGCGGAGAAGACTGTCACGCCAGCCGCCATTATTGGTGTGACTATTGTTCATGGCATACGCTTTCGGTAACGCGTTCCAAGCCATGAACGTCAATCCTGCTTTTCGTCCACTTCCGTCGGCTTTGTCGTCGTGGAGGATGCCGATGAGTCGGAATGGGAGGTTCGAGCCGTCTGATAGGGTGAGCGTGCCTTTGACCCCGTCGGTCAGGTTCTTTTCCATTGCGGCATAGTATGTGCTTCCTTTGCCTTTCTCGCTTAAATCGTCGGCAATCTGTTTCAATCCCGCCGCGTTATAGCCCGCGTAGCAAACCTTGTCCACGCCAGTATTGCATTTGGCTGGTTCGGCGGCTATTGCACTACCGGTGAGGAAGCCGCCGCAGACCGCGCTCATGATGGCGAGGGTGGCGAGGAGCCGCCGAACCATGTGACGGCTCCCGTGTGATTGTGTGGCGTGTTCGCCCATTCTTGTTCCTTTCACTGTTCTTCCTTCTTTCGTAGGAGGATGATTGCCGCGACGAGTCCGCTGATGCTGACGAGCATGAGGAGCGGCAACAGCAATCCCATGCCCGTGTGCGGCATGGTCGCCAACCATGTTTCAGGCAGGACACCCGCATCCACATGCTCCTTGGTTGGAGCATCTTGGGTGAGGGTGATGGTCAGCTTGTTGGCTTCATCCGTGTAAGCATCCGAATCAGTGGAGCTTCCATCCGCCGCAGGAGTCTTGTCTCCCACATCCGGCGTGGTGAAGTCCCGGTGGTTCACTTTGGTGAATTGGATACGGTATTTGTTGCCGTTCGCGTCCAGACGTTTGAAAATGTACTTGCCATCCTTGTCGGTCTTGGTGGTTGCCAACTGTTTGCCGTTCTCGTCAGTCAGAATGACCGTCTGACCGGCGAAATGCGTGTTCTCACCTTCATCTTGAATGCCGTTCTTGTTGGTATCCTCCCAATACAGGCCGCTGATGGAACCGAGTTTCTTCGCGGTGGTGGTTGGTGTGATGATGGTGCCGACTTGGTCGCAGGAGTCCTCATCGGACGTGCTGAACCAGTGTTGGCGTCCTTCCTCCGTATAGTCCGTGTCGGTGCGGCATGTCGGATTGCCGGTCACATCATTCGTGTTGGCATCCAGTTTCGTAGCGTCCGGAGTGTTCGGCTTGTTTTTGCCGCTTGCGTGTGGCGTGCCCGAATATGGCGTGTGTTCGGAGTCGAACCATGCTTGGTTGAGAATGGTCTTCGTATTCTTCTTAACCCACTCGTCAATGTACGTCTGGTCTTTGCCCGTCATGTCAGCGGTCTCACGGTCAACTGTGCCGGTGAAATGGTAGATGACATAGCCGCCCGGCTCAATCGAATACGGCAGATTGTACGTGCGGGTAGTCAACCCATTCTCAGTGGTTTCGCTCGATGGTTCGACAGGTACGGCGGTCGGGTCGGACGAGACCGCCATACCCTTCAAACCGATCGAACGCGCGCCACCCGTCTTACCGTCACCATACGGGTCGAAGCCCGCAATCATGACCTGCTTGCCAAGAATGAGCACGTCACGGTCGCCGCCCGCCACGTCGGAGGCGATGATGCCCGTATCGACTGGCGTGCCGATGATGTCCGTGTTGTTACCGGTGGAGTCGTCCGTCCAATACATGCCGTTGCCGGTCTTGCCGTTCGCCAATTGTCCGTCACCATTCCAGCCTGAAGCCCACAAGTGTTGGTTCTTGTCGATGGCGTACAAGGTCTGATAGCCGCCGCTGATGAGTGTGATGTCCTTCAGACTGGACACGTTGGGCGAATAGCCGTCGCGGTTCAGGGTGGCTACCGGTTGGACGGTGCCCGAATTGGTCAACGCGTATACTTGACCGAATGCGGCGGCCACCTGCATATAGCCGCTTCCTTTTGGGGTTAATGCGGTCGAAGCGCCCGCATACAGGCTTCCGCCGTTCTTGGTCAATGCGATGAACGAGTCCATGCTTGCGCTGACTTGCGTGGATGTGACGGAGCTAATCTGGGTCAGACTCGTGTAAGTCTTGTTGCCAATGTTTCCCGTGGCCCACAGGGTTCCGTCACTGGCGATGGCGACGGTGAACTGGTTGCCGCATGCCACGTCCGTGAACGTCTTATCCGAAGCGACTTCCGTCCATTCGAAACGATTGTCCGTATCACCCGTACCCAATTGGCCTCTACTATTCCAACCGGTCGTGTACAGGTGTCCGTCCGTGCTGATGGCGGCGGAATGTTTGCCACCGGCGGCGACTTTCAGCCAACTACCGTTGATGATGGTCGGCTTGTTCACGTTCACCGGAGTACTCGTGTTCGTGGAGTCAGGCTTGAAACCCAATTGACCATACTGGTTATTACCCCACGCATACAACAAGCCCTCATTCGTCAACACAAACTTATGGTCGCCACTCGTCGCAACCTGCTTCGCACCACCGGATTCAATACTCACAGTACCCGCCGTAGCCGTCACATCATGCACATCAGCACTCATACGGTCAGACACGACACTGGAAGTATCAAAACGAGACGTGCCGGAAGACTCAGTGGAAGTATCAGGAACAACCTGAACACCAGACTTCCAAACATGACCGTCGGAAACCAAAATCGGCGTGCTCTGGTCAGTTCCCGTGCCATCATGGTTATATCCCCATGCCCATAGGTGACCTTCCGAATCCAAGGCGAGTGAATGCGCGCCGCCTGCGGCAAATGTCTTCAGTGGTGGTACACTCGGTGCCTTCTCGGTGCTCTTGCCCTTATTCTGCACCTTCACATCCCAGTTGATGACGCATTTTGTGTCCGTGCAATTGGTGCCGGTGACGGTTTTGTCTACGGTGGCTTTCAGGTCTGGTTTCGCGTAACCGTAGTCCACGTGGGTCTGGTTGATGCCGATACCTAGGTGGATGTCGTCGGACGTGTCTGTCGCGTTGGACTTGATTTTGTTAGACCAGCTGCGCGTGTTCGTCACGTCTTCCAATTTGCCGTAGTAGGTTTTGACTTGGGTTTGCACGCCGTCGCCCGTACTGGTGCCCGTATTGCGTTTCACCGAAGTCTTGTACGTGCCGGAGTGGAGCAGGTCGAACTCGTAATACCCGTCCTTGTCGGTTTTCACTGTCTTGACGGACTGCCAAGCACCATTCGCATCCTGCTTGCTGAGGATGACTTCCACGCCTTCGATACGTTCCTCACCATCTCCGATGAGCGTGTTCTCATCCTTATCCCACCAGACGGTACCGGAAATGCTACCGACGACGACGTTCGCCACGTCAGGCCATGGCTGGTTGCCTGCTGGCTTGCCTGCCGTGTCGGAATAATAGTTGCGGCCCAACCATAGCGTGTACTTGTCGTCTTTCACATTGTCGGACGGGTTGAGCGTGATGGTGCCGTTCACTGCGGAATAGGATAGTTTTTCGTCGGATGCGACGACTGTGCTGGTCAGTCGGATGGCGGTGATGTTCTTCTTGTCCGAATCCGTCAACTTGTCCCATGTCTTCCACTCGTAGTCAGCCGGATTATCCGACTTCTTTCCGGTGGTGGTTGAATAGTAGACGGTCGTACTGGTCGAATTGTCCATATTGACCGTGATGGGCTGGGTCAGTTCGTAGGAGCCATGATAGTTGCTGTATCCACGCTCATATTCGACCAGCTTGTCCTGCACGTACTTCTCATCACCATTCGCAGGAAGCAGTAGCATGCTATCCATGGTGCCGGTGTGACCGCCGCCCTTGCCGTACACGTTGAACTCCCAAGTAAGCGGGTCACCGATTTCAGCCTTCGTGGTCTTCACACGCATGATGCCACTGTTGGTTTCCGCATTGGAGACGGGGAATGGGACGCTGGGCGTATTGCTTTTGATGGTTTGGGCTTGCAATGCGCCGTTCTCGTCAACGTCCACGCTCATATTCGCACTGGCGGTCACAGTCCCGGTGGCGAGATTGGATACGATGCCACTGAAATGCAGGTCAGGCAAAGTGGCCGACCCCATACGGTCTACTTCCGGCGTGACTTTGCCAGAACGTGGCGTGAACACGAGATTATTCCCGTCCACTTTCATCTGCCAGAACGAATCATCACAGGTCGGATTGTACAAGCCTTTCGGTTTCGGCACCGTGATGGTCGGCGTCATGCTTGTATTGGACAGGAGAATGGTGCGCAACTGTTCCGTGACCGTATAATCCACTCGCATGCCGGGAGTCAAATCGACTGCGCTTCCGGACGGGTGATTGGAACTGTTGTTCGCATACACTTGATTGCCTTCACCATCGTAGGCTTTCAGACTGATGTCGATACTGGTGGTCGGGTCTACCGGCTTGGCAATCCACACCCAATTGGTGACGCTCGCCTTATCGTCTTCGGTAAGCCATGCGGTCAGCGTATCCAAAGCTTCCACATTGCCTTTGGACACGTCGGCTATGGCGAGCGTGTTGAACGTGACCTGAACGTTCGGCGCACCCTTTCCTAAAGTCAACGTGTCGGGGTTGAACGTCACCCGAATCTTCTTGACGTTCGGAGCGTCCGTGTCGGATGGTTCCCCGTCATGCCAATTGTCTTTGCTATCAGCCCATTGAACTTTGTAGTCGGAAACCGGAGCACCGTTCTGGGTGACTTCCAAGCTTCCATCCCACCGCATGCGCGTATTATCCCACTCATCCTGCATGGTCGGCGTAGTGTTTTTAAGCTTGTCCGCAGTAACGTTCGCCGCATACATTTCCAAAATGGTTTTGACTTGCGTTCCACGGGACACGGTGTCGCCGGAACCGTCGGAATAGTAATGGTAGATGTCGGCTTTGCCTTCGGCGGCGTCGAACGTCAGATTCTCCTTGTCGAACATGGTCTTGGACGCAGTGTTAGGACGTTGCAGTCCTTTGCCGAACAGTGGAATCTTGCCAGCTGGAGTCGGCTTGAGCCGTTGGATGATGGCTCGTGACCAGTCATTGTTCGCGTACGGGTAGCCGACGCGGGCACCCGTATCCTTGTTGTAGGTGCTCTTGTCCCGTCCAATGTTCCAGCCGGGTTCGCCGCCCTTGCCCATGTTCAACAGTGCGTTGCCGTTATCGTCTTTGACGCTGAACACGGTTTCGTCGGGAACAAGGTGGACATCGTAATATTTGACGTCTCCTTCTTTCATGTTTTTGAGCGCGTCGGTTCCGGCGGGAATCCTGTAGCTGATTGTCGCCGCCGTACCGTTTTTGCCACTGGATACGGTCAAATACTGTTCTTTATCACTGTTACGGGTAATCCGCTGACCGCCTACAGTCCACACGGTGCCCTGCGGGAAGTCGGAAATATCCACTTTGGTAGTCCAATCGATGCTGGTGGACGCGCCCTTCGTGGACGAATAACCCGGATAGGTCAACGCGTCGGTACGAATAGTGAAATCACCGGTCGCATCGGTGTTCTGACTCCAATAAGTACGATGCTCATACGAGTATTGGCCTTTCACCGGATTGCCGCCATTGTCAATGACCAAGTCAGCCGCCGGAGCGGATACTACAGTCAGCTCATCCGTACGATACGTGGTTGACGTTCCACCTTCGCGGGCGACGACGATTTTCGGAATCTGACCCGGCTTGACCAAGCCTCCCGTGTCTTTTGCTTTCAGATAGAAGGTTTGGGTCATGGTTTCCACGCCACCGGCTGGAACCGTGTAGGAGCAGGAGCCGTCACTGTTTTTCTTCGCGGTGACGAGTTGTCCCGGCTGGCAGAAGCCACCACCGTCAGCAGTCTGCAAATACGGCGCGTCATCCAAGTCGAACTTCACGTTGATGGTACGCTTGCCCGCCGCGTTGAAGTTCAACGTGAGAGAATATTCGACCGTATCACCGGATGCGACCACGCCATCGGTAGGGGAATCATCGCCCGTGGCGAACCCGTTCTTCGAATTCACGAACGTTTGCGAACTCGTGCCATGCCCCGTACCGTCGGCTTTCTTAACGATTTTCGCAGTAGCATATGCGGGTTTCAACTCGTCCGCATGCGCTTTCGGAGAGGCTACCGGATTGGTCATGCATATCAGGCCGGATGACAGTGTGGCGATTGCGGCCAATAATGCTACCGGATGTGCCACATGCTTTTTGAGAATACCCATTAGTGTTCCTTCTTTGCGTGGTTTTTTCTACGGATGATGAGAATGGTGATGATGATTACCGCAAGCCAGAAGCCGCCGACGTACAGTATGAGCCATTGGTTCGTGTGGTCTTTCGGCGCGTTTTCGGGTCTGGGTGCGGGGTGCGGCATGCTGGTGCGCGTGCCGGTCACTAGGAGTCGCTTGTTGTTGATGCCGTATGGCGTGCAGGTTAGGAGTGTGGCGAGGTCTTTTCCGGCGACGATTTTCAGTTTGGTGAAATCGGATGGGTCTACCACATCAATGCTTGTGACCTTGTAGGCGAGCGTATGTCCGGCGGTTATCAGATAGAAGACGTCACTTTTTTTGGCTTCACTGCCGAAGCCTCGTAGCTTGTCGAACATGAGCTGGTCTGCCAAACCCGTGTGCGCGGATATGACAGTATGCGTGTTCTTGCCGCCGACGGGGAGACTGGAACCATATAAGTGTCCGGCTCCAGCGGCCAACACGTTTTGCGACGTGCCATGCCGGATGGGCAGGTTGATGCCCAAGCGTGGATATTTGATGGTGGCCATGACCCCATCCTTGGGGGTGGATAGTTGCTTCCGATACGTGTTGTCCGTTTCGGACTTGTTGACGCCTGTCCAAGGGTCTTCCGCCTCACCAAGAATGGGCTGGCCTTCCTCGTATAGGCGTTGATTGTAGGCTTGCGCGTCCGCATACTCTTGGGCGATTCGTTTCACGTCAGTGTTTTCCACGGCTTGCGCGTGGGAGTCGGTCAACCGGTTGGATTGGCTGCTGTTCGAAATCATGAGAATGAATGGGATGGTTCCGGACAGGGCGGATAGGATTAGGCAGAGAAGTCCCGCTATGGCTCGATTTCCCAAGCCTTTCGGTTTCGCCGTATGTTTTCCCAAAACCCCTCCCATGCGGTTATAAAGAATCTAAAAGGTGGCGTGTCGATATTTGGGTTCCCGACACGCCAAGCGGAACATTTCATGCTTTTCCAACCGTCAAACGGTCAGAAAAGTTTTCTCATACGGCAGTATTCCAATCTTCCAATCTCACGCCTTGCGACGAAGCAGCAGGGCGGAAGCGCCAGCCAACAGGACGGTCATCACGCCGAAGATGGACAGCCAGACCGCACCGGTCTTCGGCATGTCAGCGATGTTGCGGGCGTTGATGACGGTCACACCCATCTTGTCAACGTTCTCGGAAGCCAGATTGTTGGCGTCCTTATCGAACTGGCTGAGCATGTAGGAGCCGTTCGACTGGTTCACCTTGATGGTCAGGGTGAACTGCGGCAGGATGGAGCCGTTGAACGGACTCTTTGTCTCCTTGACCGTGTACTTGCCGTCGAGGCCGGTCAGCGTGAGCACGCCATTGCTAGTAGCGACGCTGGTGACGGTGTCGGTGGTGCCGGTGCTCTCGGTCAGGTCGGCCTTGCGGTAGGTCAGGCCGTCGGAGGACTTGACGAACCTGACCGGGGTGGTGGTCTGGTCGCCCTCGTACACCTTGAACTCGGCTCCGGCGAGCGGAGCGTTGTTCGTGTCGTGCTTGGTGAGGGTGAACTTGCCGACGTACACCTTGTCGGTCTGGCCCGGGGTGGTCTCATGGTCGGTGACGGTGTTCGGATTATGCGAGTATTCGACCTCGTTGGTGTTGGCGTCGGCGGTTCCGGAGACGGCGTTCTTGTTCACGTACATGCCGTACTTGACGTCAACGGCGGCATCGACCGGGAACTTGGCTTTCATCGCCACAATGTCGGATGTGGTGGTGGAGTCACCGGTGGTCGGAGCGAAGATGATGTGGAACTTGCCATCCTCAGTAGTGACCTTGTAATCGGTGTCGCGGATGAGGGTCTTACCGTCCACGGTCACGACCATGTTGTCCTTGGCCGCGTCATAAGTCAGGCCCTTGGAATACGTATCGTTGATGGCGTAATAGTACTTGTCGTAGCCAGTCCAGTTCGGCACTTTGCTGGTCATTTCGAAGCTGACCTTCTTGCCGATAGCGGTTTCGGCGGTCGCGCCACTGTTTTCGACGGTGCCGTTTTCGGCGGCGGTAATCTTCTTCGTGACGGTGGTGCCGTGTACCTTATAGTCCACGGTGCCCAGCGTGTAGGTCTTGGCGCCGTTCTTCAACGTGGTCTTGCCATCGATGCCGGTGCCGTTGAACATGACGATGGACGCCTGACCGGTCTTGGTGGTGTCCACGACCGCGTACACGCCCGGACGGACAGAAGCGGTCATATGCTTGGCGTCGGCGCCCTTGGCGAACGCGGTGCCCTTGTCGCCGATGACAGCGGCCTCGTTCTTCAACTGGTCGATGAAGTCACGAAGCTTGCCAGCCCACGGACTGTTCTCGGAATCAAGGAGATTCTGCACGACCCACACCATCGGATTGGACGCATTATAGTCGTATCCGGCAGTCTGGTCTTTCTTGGACTTAGTGTCAATACTGGCTTTAGTCAATGCGTCAGCAATAGCAGAAGCCTTGCCCGCGTCAATCAGGTCAAAGCCGGTAATATTAGTACCATCAGTCTGCGCATACGAATAGTAGGCGAGCGGCACAGCCTTCAACGTGCGATTGCTAATATCACCATTAGCAGCGACGGTCAACGTCTGACGAGCAGCCGCATCAAACTTGGATGCGTCAACACGAGTATCAGCCGCCATGGCGGAGCCGACTCCAGCCAAACCCATGGCACCGGCCACAAGCGTGGCGACCGTTGCCTTCAACGGGTTTTTGGTTTTCACCTTTGTTTTCCTTTCCTTACTAGACCCGGCGCACGTTCATTCATCGAACGGGGTCAATATCGGATTGCATTCCTAATATACCGCACGCACCCTCATTAAAAACCTTGAAAGAATGCTTTCAGCCCTTAAAAATAAGGAGGGCATGGCTTCCCATACCCCTCCAACATGCCCCTGAACAGGCTAGTTTCCGGACTGTTCGGAACCTTTCTCACTCAATGCGGAACCGGCGGCATGACCGGCCACCATACTGTTCAGCAAGGCTTTCAAATCGATGCCCAAGGATTGCGACAATCCCTCACTCAACTGGCTCACACTGTTCACCGTGTCGCCCACGAGCTTCGTGCTGTTTCCGTCGCCGTACATGGTGATGTGGTCAACCTTGGTGAGCGGTTCGGCGGCGGCTCGAACCATGTCGGGGAGAATCTGAATGTACTGTTGGGCGAGGATGTACGTGTTGTTCATCGCATTGTAGGCTCGGCCTTGGGCGCGGATTGCCTCCGCCTCGCCCACGCCCTTGGCCTGTGCGGCGGAGCCTTCAGCCTTGCCTTTGACTTCGGTCGCGTGTGCGTCCGCGTCGGCTGTGGATTGGATGGCCTGAGCCTCCTGCTGGCGTAGGTACAGTTCCGCGTCGGCGTGTTTTTGGGTTGTGTACATTTGCGCGTCGGCCTGCTGTTCGGCGGCGTAACGGTCGGCGTCGGCCTTCTTGCGGATGGTCGCGTTCAGTTTTTGCTCTTCGATTTCGGCGTTCTTCTGTTCGAGGACTGCCTTCTTTTCGGCGGCGGCGATTTCAGCCTCTTGCTCCTTGACTTTGAGAGTTTTGGACTGTTCGGCGGCGGTGATGCCCTTCACCGCGTCGGCCTCGGCCTGCGCCTTGTCGGAGATGGATTGGAGTTCGGCTCGTTTCAGGTCGAGCTGGTTCTGACGGACGGCCACATCCTGTTCCGCGTTGATGGACGCGAGCTTCGCATTCCGGCTGATTTCGGCGGCCATTTCAGCGCCCATGTTGGCGATGACGTTCTGACGGTCGGTGAAGTCTTGAATGTTGAACGTGGTCAATTGAAGGCCAAGCCGTTCCATATCCACGCGGGCGGATTCGGCCACGGTCGCGGCGAACGTGTCCCTGTTCTCCATGAGCTCCTTCAACTCGGTCTTGCCGATGACCTCGCGCAGCTTGCCCAAGAGCACCTGCGTCACGTCCTTCTCCATTCGCTCCTTGGACTGGTTCAGATAGTTCTTGGCGGCGTTCTCCAACGCCTTCACCTGTTTACCGTTCTCGTCCACGGTCATGGTCTCGGATGCTATCTGGAAGTTCGCGACGGCGTTCACGTCGATGAGGATTGCGTCCTTCGTCGGAATCGGCGTGTCGGTTCTCAGGAGCGACTGCACCGCTCCGAGGGAGAGCCAGTCCACGCGCATGATGAAGGGTATGATGAACGCGCTTCCGCCGGAGACGAAGCGTCGTCCACCCGGCCCGGTGATGACCATTACCCGGTCGGCGGGGCAGACCTTGTAGCTTGCGGTTGCGAGCAGGATGATGAGTATCGCCACTGCCGCGACGATTATCAATGTTGTTGGCATTGACTTTTCCTTTCTTTTTTTGTGGGCATACCCACTATGACAGAACTTGTTTCAGAACTCGTTTTCGAAACCTGCGGCCATGTCCGCGAATTTGGAGCATTCGCCCATGAACGCGAGATTGAACGTTTCGGTAGGCCCGTTACGGTGCTTGGCGAGAATCACGTCGGCTTCGCCCGGACGTTCCTCACGGTCGTAGTATTCGGGACGATGCACGAGGAACACCATGTCGGCGTCCTGTTCGATGGAACCGGACTCTCTCAGGTCGGACAGTTCCGGCTTCTTGTCGGCACGCTGTTCCGCATTACGGTTCAACTGGGAGAGCACGACCACGGGGCATTGCAGTTCCTTGGCGAGCATTTTGCATTGGCGGGAGAAGTTCGACACTTCCTGCTGACGGTTCTCGACGGTTTTACCGGAGGACATGAGTTGCAGGTAGTCGATGACGATAAGCTTCAACCCGTTGACCTTGCGGCTGAGAGCACGGCATTTCGCACGGATGGTGCTCATGTTGATGATGGCGGAATCATCAACCCACAATGGTGCCTTCTCGACCTGATGGCAGAGCGCGTTGAGTTTGTTCCAATCATTCGAGTTCAGATTCTCGGGATGTTGGAACGATGCGAGACGGATGCCTGTTTCGGCTGCGAACATGCGTTGCATGAGTTCGTGACCGCCCATTTCCAGACTGAAAATCACAGTCGGCAGACCCTTGTGCAGTGCGGCGTTACGCGCGAAATCCATGCCGAGAGTACTCTTGCCCATGCCCGGACGGCCCGCGACTATGACCATTTGTCCGGCTTGCAATCCGTGCGTCAACGCGTCGATGTCACGGAAGCCGGTGGGTGTTCCGAACTCGTTCGGATTCTGTGACATTTCATCCAACTGTTGGAGCATTTCGTCGGACAGGCGGTATGCGGTCTTCAACTCGTCGTCTTCGGAACGGCTTGAATCCTCCAACGAGAACGCGGCCTCCAACGATTTGCTGAGCACATCTTCGGCTGACGCGTCGGATACGTTGCTCATCTGTTGCAACTGCTGTCCGACCATGTTGATGTGGCGGAGGATGGCCGCGTCACGAATCTGCTTGATGAAATAGTCACTGTTGTTCGACGTGGGCGCGGAGCCGACAAGCTGGGCGATGTAGTCGATGCCGCCGACCTGTTCCAACTGTCCGTTGTCCATCATGTGCGAGGACAGCATTTGCGCGTCCACACGGTTATTGTCTGCGGCCAGTTCCTTTATATTATGGAGGATGGTCTGGTTGGTCGGCTGGTAGAAGTCCTCTTCGGAAAGTTGGCTGATGACCTTGTCCAACGTTTCCGCGTCTTGAAGCATGGCCCCCAACAATACTTGCTCGGCCATGTCCTTGTGGATTGGTGTGGGGACGCTCACTTGTCGTTGTTCTCCTTCTTGCCGGTGTTGGTCTGATTCTTGTTCAACGTCTCATACAGGCGGTGTTCCGTTTGCCAACGTTTGACACGGGATTTGCTGGGATGGTTGACCCACCGGTATACGCAACGTTCTATGCGCTTGTATCCGAGGACTTCCGGTCCGAGATTGTGACTGCGGAATATCTCCGAGGGACGTTCCCCTTGCAGATATCGGAGGGTCACTTCGTCTTGGAATTGGGTGGTGAAGATTACCCACCATCCGTGCTTGTTTTTCAAGACGTTGACGACTTCCGGCCGTCTTCCCAAGGCCAAAGCCTCGTCTGCGGTCAGAAGCTTCGCCGGGGATGTGTTCGGTTTTTTCGGTTTTTCGACCATGCTTTTGTTCGTCCTTTCCAAGGTCAGATTGCGTCCGGGAACTGTTCGTTCGGAGAGAATTTGAGGAGTTTCACAGTCGCTCCCTCACGCCATTTGTTCCACGCTTTGATGGTGATTCCGACGATGCGTCGGCGGGTTGGACGGTCGCTGTGCGCTCCACGCTTATTGATATCGAACAGCGTGTTGCGGAGTACGAGAATGGGGCTTCCCTCGTCAAGGTTAGCGCCGGAGGCGAGCATGTCGAAGAACCGTTCGCACGCCTCACCGTCGATTTCGTTGAACGTCCAGTAGAGGAGCGCGGCCATGCTGGTGGACATGAGATGATTGCTTTTCGTGTAGAACGTGCTGGCCTGTCGTAGCGTATCCTCCAATTGCGGAGTGCTTTCGATGAACGTCAGCAGTTCATTTCGGGTCGGTGACATGTTGTTGACGCATGCGGCTTCCACACCCAACTGTTCGCTCAGATAGATGGAACGGGCCACGGTGGAAAGCTGTTTGGCGTTGTTACGGCCTTTCAGTTCGAGCACGTTAGCCATGGTGCGGACCTTGCCCGCATCCATGGTCTCCTGCGTGTCTTCGGGCAGTCCGCGAATGACCAGAGTGCGGAACGGAACACCGGATTCGACGCATGCGAGGAGCCTGTGCTGTCCGTCCAACAAGCGTCCCGTGTTGCTGAATTTGATGGCTTCGCCGTTCATTTTCCAAGCCTTCTGCGCCATGGTTCGGGCGAACAGTTCGACCTGTGTGCGGCTCACGTTGCGGTTGTTGGTGTTCACGCCGAGCATTTCCTTGGCAACGTCCGGTGTGATGGTTTCGACCCGTCCGGTGATGCTGTCCCAATCGTATTCGTCGGTTTCACTGGCGTAGGATGGCGTGGCCTTGGGTGCTGGCTCTTCCGGTTTCAAATGGATGAGCAACGTGGTTTTCGGAGCGCCGGAATGCCGTCTGATTTCGGTTTTCGGTGGTTTCACTTCGACCGTCTCGTACTGTTCGGATTCCTCGACCTGATTCATGGCGAACGCGAACGCGGTCATGGTGAACGCGAGCATGAACCTGTCCACGCTTCGTTTCGGAGGGAACTGTTTCATTCCGTCGATGATGCGGGTGGCGTCCGAATGGGTGATGTATGGGCAGTGGTTCACAACCGTGTCCAGTCCGCCCTCGTATTCCTTATGGGTGAGGAAGACGAATGGTGCGAGGGGAGTACGCGCCTGTGCCATTCCCTTGAAGCATTGGCCGACCTCATTGTAGATTTCACCAACCTGACGGTAACGTGAAACAGTGTCGATGCCGTACTCGTCCACGGGGTTCGTGTACTCGTATTCGTTGTTTTTGAAGATGCGTTCGTTGTATCGGCTGGCCTCACGCATTCCGGAGCAACGTCCGAAACCGAGCGTGGTTCCGCTGCTTTTCGTACCGTCAGTCCGTTTCAGATTGTCTTTGCTCAGCCAGTAGGCTTCCATATCCGCGATGAATGTTTTCGCCGCGACTTTCTTGGTGAGGTTCCGTCCGGTCATACGGGCGAAGTATTCTCCTTCGACGCCGGTGAGGACTGGCAGTCCGGTTCCGACGAACAGATTATCAGGCAGTAGGCCGTACCATTCGGGGTTGATTTCATGGTCGCTCATGTAGGAGAGAATCCGTCCCACGCTGTCACGGTCGATGAACACTGTCCGCGCGTTGGCGAATGAGTCAACGTCGAGATTCAACGCCTTGCATGTCGGGAGGAGGTCTTTCTGAATCATGGTCATGAACCGTGGTTCGGTTTTGATGTCTTTGTTAGGCATGGTTTCCTTCCTTCAATCGTTTCAGCATCCGGTAGGTTTTGGGGGCGCAACCGGATGGATTGTGTTCCTCTTTCCGATACTGTTTTTCGAGTTCGCTCCAATGGTCGATGATGGTTTTCCAATCGTCCGACACGTCGCGCATGAGACTCAGATAGGCACGTGCGACTGGCACCATGTCGAACATTCCGAGTATCCGACGTAGGTCTCCGGGGTCTTTCGGAGTGTCCTCGCAACCATGTTCGCGCGTGCCGTTCACGGTCATTGTGATTCCGGTGAGCCGTTGGACGATGGCGAGCGAGCTGAGGCCCACGTCACCGTTGGCGAGCCATGCGGCGAACAGTTCCAACGGAAGTCTGGGACTGTCCGTCATGCCGTCGGAGGCTGGGTTGAGGTTGGCAACGAGCCTGTTCTTCGGAACGTCCGCGATGATGTCCGGCTGGGTTTCGGAGTCTGGTATTCGACCGTAGACGAGATGGTTGTTGACGAGTATGGACGGTTGTCGGCCACCATATACGCCGATGGTGCAAACGGTGTCTTCGACCATGGTTCACGCTTCCATCCAGTGGATGCTTTCGTTGAGGAAGTCTCTGATTTTGCGGAGGGTTTCTATATCGTTGACGACGACGCTGGTCGCGGTGTCGCTGTCGGTGATGGTGAACATGAGTTCCTTGCCGAAGCTGGGGGATTGGAGGATTGTGAGCTTGTTGGTTCCCTCGTTGCCGACGATTTGGAGTGCGGATGTGTTGCCGTTGTCGTATTTGGTTGCGCTCATTGTTTCTGTGGTCTTTTCCGTTCCTGTGGAATGTTTTGTGTGGGCGAGGTCAGCTTAACACACTAGGTGGGGGTATGCAAGCGTTCGGGGATTCGCGGTCGGATGATTTGCGTTCGACCATACCCTTTGTTATACTGGAATCGTCCACAAAAAAGGGAGTCGCACACCTCCCCAACACGCCAGAACAAAAAGAAGAAACCATGAGCAAACAGACGGAAAACAACATCAACCTGACACTGACACTCATCACAATCGTCAGCGCATTCCTCATGTGGAGACAGGATTACGGCCACGTGGTAATGGCAATCACCAGCATCACATTCCTACTCAGCTCCACCGCACTGTTCGCTCACTTCATCAAGAAACTCGACGCCTAAAAACAAAAAAGGAATGCCCCAGCCCGAACGGACTGGGGCATAGGCATGTTCGCAAGAACGAAGGAAACCAATGGACGATAAAAACAACACCGAACGAGAGCCGAGAACCGAAGTGGAACGACTCCTGTTCAAGAACGAACGCATGCAGGACGCGCTGCTCGACCTCAAGGACACCATGAGCAGAATGATTGGCGAAGGCCGACTGCCAAACGACGACGAGGTACACCAATGGTTTGAGGGAATCGACCGCAAACTCGAACACGAGGCCGCTGACCGTGAGGTGTTGCTGTTCAACCATGGGGCCATGACCACAGTGCTCCCGAAGTCCACTGAACGATACCAACCCGACCTTCAAGTCCGATATCAGGAAATTCTCACCACATGCAACAAAGCGTATGCGGACGCCGACTACAAATATTGGATTGGCCGTTTCCAACAGGCTGGACTCTGACCCGAAAAACGCAATCCGAGCACAGTGGACAACACTGAAAGGAGTATTCGGACAGGACAATGCCGGAAACCATACAGACATACCATCCAACGTTCGAGAAGGCCAAGAAGCTCTTCAATCTGCGTAAAAGATTGTGGGAGATAGCCGACGGTAAAAGCGACGGAACAATCTCATATGAGGAGGCGAACCATCTCGCCGTGGACGCGGTGGCGACCGCCAACGGAGGAATGCCACGCGCCACGAGCGGCCCCATGGTAAGACTCTGCAAGCTTTGCACCAACGGTTGGATTCGTGAAGCGGCAAACGAGATGGGCTTGGTTTACCCGGACTTGGACAGCCCGGAACGGTGGGGCAAACATCGAGACCATAGCCGTAAAAAGGAAAGGAAGGCAACGGTTTGAGCGGCAACGGATTCGGCAAGGAAGACATAAGCAGAACAGCCATTCCGGCACGCCCATACGCCAAGGATATGGCTACCATCAACCGTCTGATAGCAAGGTTGCAAACCATTTCGGACGATAAGGCCAAAGGGAAAATCACATTCCAACAGGCGAACAAGAAGGCTGTGGAAGCAATCCACAAGGCACGGAACACCAAGTCGAAGTCCCTGCAACGCAAGCCATTAGATTATTTAGAACGTATCTGCGAGAACGGTTGGATTCGGGAAGCTGTGCGAAAGATTCCCGAACTGTACCCGTATCTCGACCATCCAGATTTGTGGCTTCGTAAAGGCGCCTGATGTATTCCAAAGAGCAGATATGTTGCATGGTTTCTCTCATAATATTGTCGGCGTTGAGCTTGACCGCGCTGGTGCATTACGCTCGACTGTCGATAGGAAGAATGAGTCGGATGCCTGACGAGAAATCCCGTTCAGACCTGTTCAACTATCGGCTGATGACCGTCGTGTCACTGCTGGTGTTGTCGGTTTCGGTGGGTTCCATCATCGTCTACGGTTCCTCTCTCAAATAGATTGGATTGGAAGACTGCCGTATTTATACTTCCTTCTACTTCTCAAACATTGACCATAACGTTTATTGACAAGAATCATTTTCAGAAAGCAGGAAGGTCAGTATGTTAAACAGCACGGAAATGCTTCGACTGGTCAGAGCCGCATGCAACGGAGACCATTTGAAACTGTCCCAGCAAATCGACTTGCTGGCCGACTCGGTGGAGAAAGCCAAGCCGACCGCTTACACCACGAATCTACGTCGGCTGGCGGAGTCGGAACGAGAGAAGGGACTGGCTGTCAATGCGAGTCTGGCACCGGTTGACGGGTTGACCGAACCGTTGCTCCCACCGGACGGTACTCATAAGCCTGTGTGGGATAAGACCGTGCGGGAACTGTTGGACGGACTGGTTGCCGAGTATAAGAAACTGGATGTTCTGACAGCGCATAATCTCGCTCCCCGTAATCGAATCATACTCACTGGAGCGCCCGGCACGGGTAAGACCACCTTTGCTTCCATCCTGTCGAAGAGGCTTGGACTGGACGGTGTTATTCTTCGTGCAGACCGTGTTATCAGCAGTCAGCTCGGCAAGACGTTAACCAATATCGCCTTGGTGTTCGACCGGCTCCACATGGAACGAAAGCTCCTGTTCATAGACGAATGCGACATGCTTCTTGCCCGACGCGACAACTCCCATGACGTTGCCGAAATGCGTCGAGCCACCAATCTCGTACTCCAGAAAATCGACACGCTACCAGATGATTGCATTCTCGTCTGCGCCACCAACATGAGCAGTCTTATAGACCGTGCCGCATGGCGTAGGTTCGACGTCCGGGTTCATATGACACTACCGGACAAGGCGACTTCAAGACTTATCATCATGCACCGACTCAAGGAGTTGAACATCCAAGCCGACGGTCAACCGCTCGACATCGACATAGAAGATGTTAGTCCGGCCCTGCTTGTCCAAACCGTGGACAATCTGGCCCGCAAGACTTTGATTTTCGGTTCGGAAACCATTCCGACCGACCTGTTCGTCAATGCTTTCAACTCTCTGAAGATGGAGGTTCCCAACCAGTGAACCGTGACGGATACAAGTTCGATATCAATGTCCGCAGAAACGGTTTCATGTCATATCTGTGGAGCGCCGAAGTGGAAGATGAAGGATTCTTCACTCCCATTGCGAACGGTACTGCCCACACTCTCAACGGCGGCAAGAAAGCCGCTATGAAACAAGCGAGAAAGTGGGCGCAACACCAGCTCGCCCACCCCAGTGAAAAGGAAAGGTGGGCGGAATGTACGACGATGAGCAACACCAAAACCAGACACCGGCGAAGTCACTGAAACGTTCCGGAAGGCAACCGAAACTATCCGACGTCGTCATGCTCGACCGGGGTTGTCAACTGTGGATTCGTGAAGCCCGTAAAGGGAACATCACTGACACGTCGAAGACCTTGGAGAAGATTCGATACCAGCTTCGATTGGAACGTCGTGTGGCCGGACAATCCGGCTCTGGACTTCGTAGACCTGTGGGTAGGGATAAAAAACCCGATACGGATGGGAACGGTTCAAAGCCGGATAGGAAAGACTTATAACCTATAAGGGTGCCGGTTGACGATGCTGTCAACCGGCACCTTTTGGTATCCGACCTCACAATACTGGGGGTATCATTGTGTTATCGACGGAACCACACGCCCGTCATTTTTATAAGGAGACACAATGAACGAAGGAACCTATGGGCTGGAGACCCTGAAAGCCGACTATCATACGATACTCGGCTACGATATCGGCTATCTCACCGCGGAATCCTATCCGCTGTTCGCACCCTATCGTGCGAAAACCAAGAACAGTTTCTCCGGTAGAGTACCGAGACTGTTAAGCATAATCATCACCACTCTCATCAACACGCCAAGCCGCGAATGGGATGCGGAAACCCGCACGCTCACCATCGGTGACGACTTCTTCTTCCTCGCCAACAAATGCGGGTTGAACAGTGGAGGAGACGGACGCACTACCGTCCGGAACCAGCTTCTCATGCTCTCGTCAATCCAGTTCACCGGAGCAGACGGAGTCAAAGTCACGCCGGTCGAACACACCGAAATCACCGCCGACAGTCTCACTATCGAGCATCGGAAAATCACGTTCACGGAACCGTTCGTAAAAATGATGACAAGGAACGTCCGGCAGATGCCGTTGAAGTGTCTGTACCCCAACGCGGGTAGCGCCATAGCGATAGACCTGCTCGTATTGGCGGCATTGTATTGTCCGAACGACCATAGGCTCATCATCGAACGGGCAGACCTTCCATCACTGCTTCCAGCAAGCAGGCAAAGCCTCTCCAAGCAGAATCTTCTAAATAGATTCAAGGAGTTAAACGACAGGCAGAACGAGTGGACGTATCGTATAACGAAATACAGCGTGACCATCAGCCCGTTCGGAGTGTACTCGTCCGAAGACGCTTTGAGATTACGTCGCAGACAATAGTTCGAGTATGAACAGAGGGGAGCCGACCGTAAGGACGACTCCCCTCAATGATGTCGGAATGGGAACTCAGATTTTCAGCTCATCGATAACGGAAAGGTCAACACCGTCACCCCAATTATCGACAATCTTGCTCAGGTTCTTACGCATTCCGGCAGGAGACTGGTCGTCAACCGGACGGCCGAAATTCTTCTCCGGCGCGACCGCGTTCAGCACGGAGAACAGCAGGTTGGTCATATCCTTGCCCTGCGCGAACACCAACGTCACCTCTGCGGCAATCATGCCCGGCTCGGCTGTAGCCAACCCTTCCAACGCGGACGCGAACTCGGAGATTCGACGTTGGTTCTTCGGCTCGGTCAATGCGTCCAGCACTGCTTCCGGAGTGCTCTTCTTCGTATCGGTCAACGCCTTGGCGAGAGAAACCACACGCTCGTCATCCAACGATTTGACAAGAGGAATCAGCTTCTTGCCGAACTGTTCCTCGATGTGCGGCATGGTCTTCTCACGCGGTTTGCGGTTGGAACGGCCCTTACCTTTCCCCTTCGGCTTGTCTTCGGTTTCAGTGGACTCAGCGTCCACGTTCATGTCCTCACCATCAGCCGGTGCGGACGCGTCAGCGACAGGCTCCGAACTCTCCTGATTAAGAGAATCGGATTCCGTCTGCGACTCCTCGACAGAAGACTGCTCCGGTTCAGCATAATTGTCGGAACCGTAACCATTGTCCTGCTCCGACTGCTGGTTGTTGTTGAATCCCCAATTGGTGAAGTCTGGCATCATACCTTCTTTCGTCATATCCAGAGAACACTCCGGTCGTACAGGCTGTTAACAGTCGGAACGAGGTGTTCTGTATTTTCAATTCACGAGTGTAACGCCCGACGGCATCCCTAAACGAGGAAAACGGGAAAAAACAATTCCCCGCGCCGCCCGCGCCGGTAGGCCAACATGAATAGCGGATTCAAAAAAAGAAAAGATGACCAAAACCAAAAAGACAAAAAGATAGAAAACACTCACCACCAAAAATCAGAAAACAAACACCATCACATCAAAAAGAAGAACCAAGAAAACCAGAAAGAAAAAAGAAAAAGAAGAACATAAGAGAAATAAGAGAAGACATCCTAAGCAAATAGAAGCAACAGAAGAACAGGACAACACCCAGCAACATAATCAGGAAAAGAACAACAGAGAAAAGGACAACAGAAGAAGAAACGCCTACCCCTAAATCGGGAATACAACGTATGAAAACAACAGAGGCAACGCAACCATCCACAAAAGAACAGCACATCAACCCATATGACATACAGAACAGAAGAACGACATCACCAAACACCCCAAGAAACAAGAAAAGCAACAAGCCACACCATCACAAGACAAACCGAACATCAGTATCAACACGACGGCACACAACAACCACAGCACAAAACGACAACAGCGAAAGGTCAATAGTCTCACTAACAAGGTCAACGACAATCAAAACAAGGTAACATCAATACAGGAACAGCCAATGCAATGAAAAAAAGCAACAGCAGAACCAACAAAAAAACTAAATATCAAAAAACTATAAATGCCAGAACTCGGACAAAACCGTAAACGTTCCGATGAAAACAACGGAACATGACCCATCAGGAGGCGGTCTTATTGGAAAAACGAACGATTTCCCTGATAATCGGCTCCGGAGGGCTTCTCACAACCATCAAAAAGGCCCTTACGAGAGCCGGAAACATGCGTTGGCAGGTGCCCGCCGCAGACAATATTCAAGCACAGGCCGACTATCTGATAAGACATCCGGTGCCCTCCGGGTTCAAAGGAATCATCTTCACCGACAGGGCTGGAAACTGGCTTCCGATAGCCAACGCCGGATACATGGTCTACTGGTGCAACACCGGTCAGATACCGGTCGGAGCCATGGGCATGAGCGAACAGATGTTACGCATGAGCGTGGCTGATTTCGCACGGACTTATTGGGGAATCCAGCTTGCGGACAAGCGTCTCGTAGTCGATATCCTCCAAAACAAAGTGAAGGAGACTGCGGTTCTCCTACCCATCACATCCAACACCGGAGGAGTGGGGAAGACCACGTCCAGCCGACAGTTGGCAGACCGTGCGTCGCAAGCCGGATTGCGTGTTCTACTCATCGACGGGAACATCAGACAGTCCAGCCAACGTAGTTTTTTCGACCCGAGACAGGACAAGCCATTGCATACGATAGCCGACTGGCGACCGGGCATGCAGGTGCAGGTCGGAGCCAATCGAGGACGTGACCTTGGGGTTCCATACGACATCTGTTTCGCACCTCCAGCAGGCGTCGGAGTGGACTGGCAGATATACCGTCAGTACATCCAAGCGGCACGCCGACTGTGGGATTTCGTCGTGCTCGACCTTGACCGAATCAGCGCGGACGATTTGGATGATAGGGAGAATATCGCCAACGGTTTACTGCTTCCATACATTCAATCGGGAGACCCTTGTCTGGTTATCGTCAAGGCTGGAAGGCAGACGCAGATAGACGCGTTGAATCTGCTGACGGCCTTGGCTGAGCATCATCTTCCGAAGGAACTCATCGGCATCAAGGACACTGTTCCGGTCGGACTGCAAGGTTACAGACGGCTCGACTATACGAGATATGGGACGTTTCTCGGAACCGAATATCAGACGGTCGAGGCAAGCAACCATATCGCCAACGGTGATGTCAGATGGGATGACCCCGGTCTTGCTTTTGCTAGGGAGAACATTCTTAACTGGGCTTTGCCCGACCGTGGTTTCAATCCGGAAAGATTCAATCCGAACGCTAAGAACAGTGAAGGAAAGAAAGGTCGTGGGCGTAAGTGACATTCGATGACCGTTTTCTTTTCGACCCGAACGATGAGAATCTTTGGAAGACCGGAAGCATTGCCGACTGGTATAAAGGCAACGACATGTTCGAGATGGAGCATCCCGGATTGTTCGCGCAGACCCACCCGTGGTTCGTTGCGAACAAACTGTTCGCGGAGACAATGGTGAAAGCGAACAGCGAACTCGTTTCGAGTATCCTCGGAGCATTGTTCACTTGGAAGACATGCACGGTTGACCAACTGCGTGCGGGACTTTCCATCAAAGGCGCTCCCGCTTTCGAGCGTGACGAACCGAACCTGTATGGTGCGATGAACCGTTTAGGAATCATCAACGTCGGTTTCAGTCAGGCGGAACGATTGTACGGTCAGACCGTGAATCATGTTTGGCTTTCACCGTCGAACAGTCCACGTCTTATCAACCGTGCGATGAAATTGTACGGGATGGAAAAGTGGATGCGTGAGACGATGGCGGTTTCCTATTACGCGGGGAATCGTTTCCATGTTCGGCATAACACTTATGCGGCGCACGCGGGATTGATGTTGGCACGCGATTCACGTGTGAAATTTTCATCCGGTGATGGTTGGGGGAAATTCCGTAGCGTTGACCCACAGGCTGTTGCCGAATCGAAAGTCGGCAAGGCTTGCGCTACCGATGTGGTGACGTTGTGCCGGAACAATGTGTTGGCGGGTATCGAAATCCAAACGTCGAACAGCGAATTGGATAAGAAGATGCAGAACTGGGCGAAGATGCTCGCCTACTCTCCGATGAAACGTCGCGGACTCATCTGCGTATGGTTGCAGATACCGAAGGCGAACGAAGGTTACGAATCGTTCAATGCGGTGATACAACGCACGCAAGGCATGACGGAAATGGTCGTGGGCAATCCGACCGTGTCGCAACGAATGGGAGTCGCGGTTTGGGATGAATGGTTCGAGCATGGAATTCCAACCGACAGGTTCGGTGAATATACGGACATGAGTGGAACACGGCGCAACATTTTCTCCGACGAGTGGGTGCAATACACTCCGCAAGTTCGTGACGTTCGCAAAGTCAGCGAATGGGGTTGGGACGTGACGTGGGACATCATCAAAAAGGATTGGGGTTGGGACGTTTCCGGTTGGACGATGCCGGAAGCGTACCGTGGCGGTTTCTACGGTTTCATTGGAAAGGATTGCGATGGTCTCCACTGAGGAATCATTCCAACAGACACAGGACGCGTTGGATGTAGCAAGATTGGAACGTGCGCGGGCTTTGCAACAGGTTCAGACATTATGTGAGACGGGACGTAGACATTTGGTCATTCCGTTTCTGATGGCGAACATGCAACGTGTTCCCGCATTACGGAAGATACGACTCTGGCAGTTGGATTCGATAATGTTCAACACTTCCCGGCGGATTGCGAACAAAACAATCCGCGTCATGCGTGAAACCATCAACGATGATTCGAGTGTGAACGATGGTTACGTGACATTGGGTTGGGCGTTGGAGTCGAAGGAGAAAACCGTCCGGATGACGACGTGGCTTCTCCAATTGTCGTTACGTGAGAGGCTTTCCACTTTCCAGAAGCCGGAAGGTTTCCCATACGCGCAGTTGTATCAGCAGAGCACGGATGATTAAACAAAAAAGGAAAGGAAGGTAAAACATGGGTAATCCGAACTGGTATCAGATAACCAGAACGTTGCAACAGTTAGACCCGGACGAGCAACGTTCGAAAGTGGAGAGCATTCCCGCCGAACTGGATGGTTGCACCCTTCTCCTCATCAAGAAGGGCGAGGAGCCGGTCAAGGAATATATTTACGGCGACGGCGAGGGAATCGTCAACGCCGGACAGTTGGCTGGTTTTGACGCGAGACTGGTCGAAGGTGATGAGGAACCGGTGTTGCCGGATGGCGTGAACAGTGCGGCGCATCCTCTCATCCCGTTCCGTGCCCGGTTGAACTCGAAAAGCAACATGGAGAAAATGCGGACGAACTATTCCGGCGTTCGTACAAGCATCGAGAAGGTCATGCCGCCGGACAGTTATGTGAGCGTCACGCTTCGCAATCAGGGATACTTCGAGCAGATTCGTATTCGTAATTGGATTAGCGACGAATACAATGCGGTCGAGGATTCAAGCGAACTTGCTTCGACCAACACGATGTGCGCCCGTGTGAGTTTCGGTTGCCGTCAGGTTTCGCGTAACCGACAGCTTGCGCAGAAGATTGGTCAAATCATCTGCCCGCTCATATCCAACATGTCCAGTCATGCGAGCCGTCCGAAATTCGGTTTGCTGTTCGTCAGCATGCTGTTGGAAGTGTTGTCCGTGATTTGGAGTGTGTGCGGTCTTGCAAGAGGATACGTGATGGATGGCGTGTTCCCATTGTTCCATTCCGCTTGGGGTTTCGGAATCGCGCTTCCACTGCTTGCGGTGACGTTGGTCGTGTTCCTGTTCCTCATGCTGTTGTCGTGCATTCCGTTCGTTTACATTCCGCGACCTCAGATTGCTGGTGGAGCGGTGGCGCTCATGCTTTACCTGCTGTTGGGGTTGCTTCCGCTTCCGACGTTCATTCCGATTCTTTTCGTTCCGCTTCTTGTCTTCGCGTTCATCCGTTGGAAGAATTGGACGTTGTGGGATGATATTTTCCAAACGCCACGCAGATATTATGCGATTGCGAACGACCGTGGCGCGAACGAGTCCGATAATCAGACCCGTCTTGGCGTGCGCACTCATAAGGAGCGCGTGTCGGCTTATGGTGCGCAACGTACCACGTTGATTCTTTCCCCGATTATCGTAAGTTCCGTGTTCACTCCGGTCACTCAGGGAGTGGCGATGAAACAGGAGTTGCATCCGGTTCCGGAAGTATTGTCGCATGATGGCATCTTCCTTGGGAAGGATGATACGGGACGTAACTGTTATCTCGACCCGTCGCAATTGTTCGGCGGTATCGCCATCAACGGCGAGGCCGGTTCCGGTAAGACCGTGCTCACCCATGGCATCAGCCAGTGGGCCATCAGCGCACGCGAGACCACCAGTCCGAAAATCTGGGGACGCGACTCCCGTATCATCCATTTTTGGATGAAGGATGATACCGGTGTTAACGTGTTGGAACGTTATCGCAAACGTCACGGTTTCACCAGTCCGCAACGCGTCGTCTATTTGGCAGACCCGAACAGTGTGTGCTTGGACATGCTTGGCATGAAGGACGGGAACAATGCGATGGAGACTGCGGCGAGCGTGGCGAAGACCATGCGTTACTCGTTCGATGACGGTGATATTCTGAACGACTCGCAGAACATCATCACCCAAGCGTTGACCATCGGCGTGGCGGTTGACCGTTACGTGCAGGAGGAGCGTAAGCATAATCCCGAATCCGCGAACAAGGATTGGGAAAGCGAGATTGTGAAACGTTGCCATCAGCTCGAACAATCGTATCCGGGTGCGGAACAGTTGCGAATGCAGTTGAGTCCAATCGGATGGGCCGTCGTCGCATTATGCGGTTCCGACGGTCAGGCCGGTTCCGCGAAAGCGTTGGGTCATGTGTGCCGCGCGTTGAGCATGGAATTGAAGAGTGGCTACATGTTCGAGGAGATGACGTATGCCGCCCGTGCCGCCGAGCAATTATATGGCCGTCCGGACGCGGCTGGTCATACGGTTCGTTCCGACCGTGACATTCTCGCCAAGACGAACGCCTCGTTGAACAAGGTGAACCAGTTCCTTCCCATCGAACACATGTTCACGGCACGTCGCGGCAAGGTGACTTGGACGAACATTCTCGACCATGCTGGCGATTATCACATTGTGCTCGCACCGCATAATGGTTATTCGTTGCCGGAACGTATGGATAAGATTCTCGGCGGCTGGCTCATGTACCGTTTCTGGAATACGGTGTTCGCGCATTGCAAGGATTGGGACAAGGCTGGCAAGTGGACGATGCTCGTATGCGACGAGTTGAGCCTGTTGGCTAACGGCAATGACGGTATCATGCCCGCGTTGCGTGAGCAGGGTCGTTCGTTCGGTCTTCTTCTCGTGTTCGCCACCCAGTATCCGACCCAGTTGTCCGACGCGATGTTGGATTCGTTCATCGGCTATTCGACGTTCATCACATACAATACGACGATTCCGCGTATTGCCGATATGACGGCGAAACGTTTGACGAACAATGATGGTGAGGATGGTTGGCGTTCGGGCGCGGTGATGAATCTTCCACGTTATGCGGCGGCTGTTCGCACTCGAACCCAAGAACAGTTGCAACCGACGTTCCTTGTTCATGTGAACGATTTCGATAACGGTTATCGCAATGGTGACATGGATGATGATGACTAGTTTTTAGCGTTCATCATATCGCTTTTCAGAATCCGTTCGGAACTTTCAACTTCCGGACGGATTTTTTTAACCTAAAAACCTCGCTATGACTGGAAACAACCGCGTAGGTTGATAGGATGAAAAATGCAGGAGAGTTCCGTTTGGAAAACGAAAGGGAACTCAAAAAATGGGTGGAACCATTACCTTGGCTGGAAGCAGCCTTGAGAGCACCTATCATAAGATGTTCGACACCATTTTGAGCAGTAGCGCGGGAACCGTGTTGACCAACATCGGTCTTGCCGCCGCAGTGCTTCTCGCACTCGGCCTTATCGCCGGTGGCATTTGCAAGGCGTTGGGACGTCAGAACAAAGTCGTGCAGATGTTCTGCCCGACCATCGGTCGTGTTCTCGTCGTCCTCGCAGTCGGATTCATTCTCGCTGGCCCGACCATCACCATTCCGGCAATTCTTAAGTTGATTGACTGGTTCGTTGACGCGCTTGGCAGCAGTGGAAAGACCTATCTGGGAATCTGACATCCGCAGAAGGAAAACCGGAGTGGATATGCGAAGAGGACCTTTCCGGTTCTGTTCCCACTCCGGTTTTCTTTTAAGAACCTTACGTACGAAAAGAGTTGAATCATGAGCGATGAGGAAGACGAAGGATACAAAGGTCCCTTGCATCCGAGGTTGACGATGGACGACATCACGGAAGTGTCCGGCCCGGAGGAAATCGAACGGAAGAACACGTTCCAGATAACCAAGAACACTGAGGCCCGTTCCAAAACCGTGTTCTCCGTTATCGTCGGCGCATTGGCGGGCTTGGCTCTTTGCCTCATATTCGCCCCGTTGCTCGGATACATGTTCAGCTCGTTCTTCGTACTGTTGGGCGGAATACTGGCTCCGTTCTTCGCAGTCGGCACCATTAGAGACCGCACCCAACAGACACGGTGGAAGAGAACCTTGCAGGATATGAAGAGCCGCAAGATTGAAGGGCAGGTCTTCTACCCGAATTCCACTCAGCCGGAAAACATTATCGACCTTCAAGAAATGGAAATCCGTTGAATACAAAATATCGAGACCCAGTGAAACGGGCGGGTAGAAGGAACCTGCTCGTCATTCTGATGTTGTGCGTGGTCATGACATTGTTCGTCTTGCCGTCCAGCGTGTTCGCCGCACAGGTCAACGATTCGACCACGACGATAACATGCGCCAACGGTGGAACTGACAGTGCTACATCAGACATCTCTAGTTGTCTTCCTTCCGGACGTTGGGGAAACTACGTTGGGGAAATCACTTCGCGTACGGAACCGTACAGTGGCAGCGATGTCGCCGGTTGGTTCTCGAACGTCAAGCAGACCATCAGCTCGCAGACCCATATCGTCCTTCCCAACATTCTGATGCAGTTGACTCAGGTCTGCTGGTCTTCCGCATTGTCCATCAGCCAGTTCGCCGCTTCGTTCGAGCCAATGAAACAGGCTGGTGCGAACATCGACTCCGCAGTGTCCACCATGGTGACAAGTCTGATGGACGGCGGCATCCCCGCCACCATCGCAGTGCTCGGCATCGTGGCTTGGGTTGGCGCGGCTGGATTCCAAATCGGCACCGTCAAAGAGGCGAGCAAACGAATCGTCATCATGGTTCTCTGCTTCGCTTCAATCACGATGCTTGGAGCTGGAGCGGCCAAGACCGGGAAGAACGCCACAGAACCGGCGACCGGAAGCCCATGGTGGGTCGTGCAGACAATCAACAACACCATCAACAAGCTTTCGGTCAACCTCGACCTTGACGGTATGGCCGACAGTGATAAAAACATGATGTCCTACCATCATGCGGCGAACGGTGCGAAAACCAATTGTCAGGATTACCTGTACTTCATGCATCAGGCATATGACGAACAGGCGAAGTCCAACGGCAATCAGGATACAAGCAACGTCACCAAGGCCATCAACCGTATTTGGGAGGAGACCTCCCTTCGCTCGTTCGTGACCATGCAGTACGGAAACCCGCAGACCACCGGAACATCCTCGTTCCGTATCGCGGAAAACGCCCGGCAAGGTTACTGCCACGTGTTGGAGATGAAAGCCAACACGAACACGACCATCCAGAAGGATTTGACCAACAAGGCCATGGCGTTGCACATCAGCGACCAGCGAGCCAAATGGTTGTTCTCCGTGGACGGTTGGGTAGACCCGCGTAATCCTTACTTCACCGACAAGCCGTTGGAAAGGGAGAACGCGACATATCTCAGCCGTGCGGGCGTGTTCTGGGAAACCTGTGGCACGAAACGCAATCAGGAAATCTACGCGCGAGCCGGATGGGCGACACTCATCAACAATCTCGGTGACACAGGAACCAAGAACATCAAGAACGGCAGTACGAAAGTACGCGTCAAAATTGACGACTTGGACAATGTGAAACCGACCAACGGTGGCAAAGGCGTGATGGACGCGAAACAGAACGGCAGCGAAGACGAAACCATCCAACAGACCACTTCGGTCTGCCAGACGATTCTCAAACAGGGTTCCGTAATCTTCTCCCGTTCCACCGATATCAACAAGGAGGATGACGGAACATATAAAGACCAGCAGAACGACACCAACTGGGGCGACTCCGCCACGGTCGGATGGCGTTTCGACGTGCCGAACGTTTCCGGAACTTGGAGTGAGGCGAATCTTCGTGACGCTCAGGATGATTCCACGGTCACGGGCGGTGCGAAGAAAACCATCGACTACATGTATGGCAACAACAACGTCGATACGTTGGGTGCTTGCGGAACACTTATCGGAGGCATCGTCAATCTCGTGGTCTGGGGATTGTTGAGCCTTGTTCTAATACTGACGAAGCTCATGCTGATAATGATGGCGTTGTTCCTCGTGGTCACGTTCCTTGTCCAAGCGTTCCCGATTGGCGAGAAGCCGAAGACGGCGTTGAAGAACTGGGCGACGTACACCTGCCAGTTGAGTATGGTAGGAGCGTTGTACGGTGCGCTCGGCGCTCTCGCAACATTCATTTGTGGCCTGACGTTGAAGTTCACCTCTGCCAGCAGTGGTTCGTTCACCTACCAGTTGATTGCGGGATTGAGTCCGGTGTTGGCTCTCGCCGCAATCGGCATGTTCTGTTCGAAAGTGTTGAAGTGTGGTAATCCGTTCAGCGTCAACGCTCTCATGGGAATGGCGGGTGGAACCGCAATGGCGTCCGGTCTTCGCAAGGGAATGCACATGATTGGACAGTACCGTATGATTCGCGCCATGCGTGGCGGATTCCGTCGTGGCGGCAATGGTGTCGGACGTTTGTCCACGAACGGTACCGGCGCTGGCATGGCCCATAACGGAGCACGTCAAAGCGCGACCATCCTGAGCAAGATGAGCCGCGCGCAACAGGATTCGTTGAGTCAGGGCGATAGGAATCTGATGAATCGTAACGCCAAGGAGTTCGAGGCGATTCAGACGCGTGGACGCGGAAGCAAGAACTGGGCACGAATGGACAAGAGCACGGTGAGAGGAAGTCTTGCCGGTACGAAACTCCATTTTGAGGATTCCACGGGCAAGTTCAAGGGACGGTTGAACGAAGCCGTTTCCAAGTTCCATGGAGAGGACAATACGGAGGCGTTCGCCCATAGTATCGCTCAACGTCACCCGGGCATGTCCCTCAACGATGTGCAACGCAAAGCACAAAGGATGAACCATCTGAACAATGCCGGACGCAAACTTCAAGGCGCGGCAAGAGTCGCCGGAGCCGGAGCCGCAATGGCCGGTGCCGGTCTCGCTTTCGCCGCACGAGCCGCGAAGAGCGCTCCTTTGCGTAACGTAGCCGCACGCGGAGCGAAGGTCGCCGCGAAAGCCGCTGTCGCAGGAGCTTTGTTCTCCAATCCGATTACCGCACCGTTGGGATTGATTGCCGCAGGAAAGCTAGCTACCGACCGTAACCTCCATCATGGCCTAGCGGTGGGTGCGGGAGCCGCGATGGACAAAATCCGCGACATCAGGAACGCTGCTCCCGGCAGTATGAGGAAACGCGACCAGTGGCGTCGCAACGTGTTGGGCATGGCTAATGGTGACGCTCCGTTGTCGTCTCCGTTCTCCGGCACCGGTAACGGTGGTTCCGCCGATGGTGACAGTCCTATGCCTTCCCCGACGGCTCCGACTCCGAATGCCCCGACCCAAACCGGTGGTGCCGGTGGCGCGTCGCCTATTCCGACTGACGGTCAGACCGAGACGATTCCGACTGACGGTCAGACGGAAACGATTCCGGTGGACACTCCAACTGAATCGGTTCCAGCCGACGCTCAAGGACAGGCTCCGGTGTTGACTGAACAGTCCGCGTTCAATCAGGTTCGTGAGGGAATGATGGCAGACTTCACGAATAACCAGCACATGTCTCAAGAGGATGCGGAACAAGCTTTCCAAGAAGCCGTGGCCTCCGGTGAAGTCGATGATTCTGTCCAAGCGTATATGAGCCAAAACAATCAATCTCCTATCGAGAATGTGACGGCTCAACCTGAGATGAATGCCAATCAGCCGGTGTACAACACTGAGACAGGTGAGATTGTCGGTGAGACCCTACCCTCCGGAACGATGGACGCCGCCGTGTCCGCCGCCTCCACTTGGCAGAAGGCAACCGACAATGCGACTCCGATGCCTGAATCGGTGAACAATTCACTGCAACAGGCGTACATGCGCGAGAATCCGGTGCAACAGTCTCCGGAGGAGCATTTGCGTATGGCACAGGAGGAGTGGACTAGAACGACGGGTCTTCCGGGCGATATGATGCCTGCGAGTGCGGAACGTGCCATGAACCCGAATGGAATTCAGCCGAGTAGAGAATTCACGGTTGATTCCGGTCAGACGCAACAGAAGGGTTCGGTACAGGCGCAAGCTCCGCGACAGCAGTCTCAACCGCAGCCACAAGCTCAGGTAAGACAACAGCCGTCGGTTCGAATGCAACCGCCAACCACACCGTCACCGACCGTCAAACAGCCAGTGGACGCCAACCCGTCAAACCTGACAGGTTTCCCCTCCGTAGGCAATCTTCACATGAAGAAACCGCCGACCGGAGGACAGCCGACACCCAAACCGCCGTTCATGAAGTGACGTCGGTTTAACCATCCGGCGTCGAATGTTTTGAGCATCTTCCACAGCATTCGACGCCGGTTCCCCTTTCGAAAAAACTTCCAACGTCAAGGAGATTAGAAAAATGGAAGAGGTAGGAAACCAAGCCGCTGACACTGCGGGACGAACGTTGGGTGACGTGCTCACCGTGTTCTTCTCTTGGGTGTTCACGCCGACGGGCGCAATCCTCACTTTGTTGATGATTATTATTTGCGCCGGTAGTGTCGTGTTCGCAATCTTGCAGAAAAGCACCCGCGCGTTGATGACCGCGTTGACCATCTGCGCGTTCCTGTTGTTCGTGTGGATTATCACCGGTGTCTTGGAGGTCATGGGTTTGCCCGTGCGTGAATGGATGAAGGATATCGCGGCCCAGATGCCTGATATCGGTTCACTGTTCATGGAGTTCCTTCGCAAACTGGTGTTCACAGCCACCGAATGATTTTTGTTCGGCTATAAAAACGAAAGAAGGCCGTATCCGTTTCATCGCGGACGCGGCTTTCTGTTTTTCTGTTCCGCCTGTAAACCTGTACGCCGTTCCACTGTTTTACTGGAATGTTTCTCCGAACGGTTTTCTGGTTCGGCGTGCCGACTTTTCGCCGTTGTTATCATCGAAACAAAAACATACCCCCACCATGATTCCGTCCACACCGGAAGCAGAAAAAGGAAACCAGAACATGAGAGTCAAAAACCATACGGTCATCATCACCGTCGCAATCATCAAAGGCGGTTCAGGAAAAACAACCACATCAATGGCATTGGCCGAACTATTGCACAAACGCGGGGAACAAGTCACAGTCTTGGACTCCGACAACACGGGCGGCGCGACCATGTGGGAAATGTACGTCGAACAGGAAAACCGCAGACGCAGACAGGACAATCCGGACGCGAAACCATACACGCTCGGCTTCCCCGTCGTGCAAACCAACGAAGCCGTATTGAACAATCCGGAACTCATCCGCGAAAAATATTCAGGCTGGGTCATCATCGACACCCCACCGTCCGACGCCGGAGTGGTGCAGGCGGCGATAAACGCGGGCGACGTGGTGATAATCCCATGCCAGCCATCCGTATCCGATTTGACCCACGCGGGACGCACATACGCGGCGGCACGCAACGGCATCGTCCTGTTGACACGCGTGAAGCCGAGAACGAAACTCGCCCGGAACAGCATCAGCGAACTGGATGAGGAAGGCATCGCACGGTTCGAAACCGTCATCACGGAACGTGAAGCCGTCAAGAACATGTACGGCACGACGGAAATCGACAACAAGGAGTATTCCAGCGTCGTGCAGGAACTCATCGACTATCTGTCTGAAATCAATCTGGTGGAAGAATAAAAACAGGAGCAGGGGAGTAAGTAGGCAATCATGGTCAAGAACATCAAACGCAACGCTTTCGCAACCGGAATGCAGGACAAGCGTGACATGCGCCCATTGGAATCACCGGAAAACATTAGCGAACCGAACACGGAGCAGGAACCGACACAGGCCGTTCCTGAAACGCGGGAACCGTCAGACCAGTCAGTCCAAACGTCCGCCGACATGCATGCCCAAACGCTCACGGAGGAAGAAGCCGACCGTCGGGCACGGCTCATCACCGACATAACCCATCCTGAAACACCGGCACCATCCGAAACGCATCAGCCGCCGAAAGAGAAAAGAATCGGCAGCAACGTCACCGTCGAAAACTGGCGTGCGTGGAAGATGAGAAGCATCGAATACGGGACGAAGCAGGCTGTATTGTTGAATGCCGCGATGGATTACTGCTTCCAGCAGGGGCACTTCGACCAGTCGCTCATCGACAAGTATGAGCAGAAGGATTAGGCTCCGGTATACTAATTTTCGGATGAACAAAAAGACTTCATCGAAGTCTTCCAGATGGGGCGGCACTCACAACAGAGCGTACGTCCCATTGGTTTTTCTAAAACACATTCAGGATACGAACGGGTTCATCGGCTCTTCATCATCTGCCCCACCCGCGTCCGTGTCGGCATCATCGTTACCCGACTGGATGGAAGGGAGACTGGGGCGGACTATGACGCCGGTTTCCGTGATTTCGACTTTCAATTCCGGCCATGCGAGCTGAATCTTCTCCAACGCTCTTCTGAACTTGCGTCTGAATTCACGCATCGGATACCCGTCATACTTGAACTGCATCAACAGAGCTTCCCATGTTACGCGGGTTTCACGTCGGGCACCGTTCGCGCGGAACGCGAGCCACTGGTAGATGTCCAAGGCGAGGGCGTCACTGCGAAGCCGACGGACGATGTACGGGTTGAGTGGCACGCAGTTCTCGGTCAGCAGCGCCCACATCTGGGGAGAGAATTCTATGAACGACTTCTTGTTTTCGTCGGTCCCGTAGTTGAGCGCCACGGTGTTGGCGACAAAGAACGAGTGGGCTATGAATCCGTCTGCTGACCAGTTTTGGAGGATGATGGAAGTGGTGGCTAGGTTCTTAACCATTTTCATCACATTATTCTTGTTCGACCCGGAATATTTGATTCCGACGCTATTGCAGAACGAGTTATACGTGTCGTCCAAGTAGACGGTATGATGCTCCACGTCCACGCAGTCGCTCCCGTTCTTGATAAGAGAGCGAATGTGGAGGAGGAACATTCTGGGGGCCGCACCATAAGCCCATTCCCCGTTGGAGGCTGAGACGGTGATTGACGAGTTCCCGTTCGTCTTCCTAACGGATGGCGAGTCCGGTTTCGACTGTGGCAGGAAGCTCAGCTTTGACATCACGGACGGGGCGTAGCGGTATGCGTTTGACTTGTCGAGGTCTTTGCTATCATAGGTCATGTGACCACAGTTCCTTAAGGTTGATGGTTGCCGTTACCCCGGCTGGTTCCGCAGCGCGGGGTTTTCTTTTCTCTGATTCTAGTTAGAACTTTCGACCTCTCCACTGTTGCAGTCAACCTCTTCGGGCACGCGTGAGAAGGTGCCGCTATAGGTGGGTTATTCTGGCACGCCCTGCATAAAAAGTTGGAACTTTCGACACGGAAAGTTGGAACTTCTGACACGCTAAGTGGGCACTTCTGACACGGAAGTTGGAACTTTCGACACGGAAAGTTGGAACTTCTGACACGGAAAGTTGGAACTTCTGACACGCTTTCGACCTGAAACGCCTACTCCCATAAGGGATTTCGACACCTGCAAAAGGTATACAAAAGATTACAAAATATTAATAACCCTTGTATTCCCTTCTTTTTTCAAAAAACAAGTTTTTTTAAAAAGAAGCAAAAAATCAAAAACAGAATAAACCCATTTTTTAGATTTCATGTTTTGAAGAGATTGAACCCTGCTTAAAGGTCATCCTCAATGCTTTTTTCGCTTCCCTGATTCGAACGTTTGAACAGGTCTAATCCTTTTGTGGAAGAGAGAAAAAAGAAAAGTTCCGGAAAAAGAAAAACAGAGAAGCCAGTACCACCGGTGGATGCATGCTGAAAACCCCGAAGCCGATATAGGAAACCTCGGACGGAAGGTAGACTTGAAGACAGTGCATGACAAACGGAAATGAATTCGGAGCGGAACTGTGTTCGGAAGCAAGAAAGACAAGAACGGCAAACAGCCGATGGGCCAGCAGAAGGCGAAGCAGAACCCGAACAATGAGACCGACCTGTTCGCTGACGAAAAAGAACGCAAGGACGAGATAGAACTCACCGCGTGGAAGAAGGCGTTGAAGAACACCCAGAAGTGGAAGGTTCTCATCATCCTGTTCATCTGCACCGGTCTGGTCGCCCCGATGGTTTCCGTCCGTGCAATCAACACGTTGAACGAAATGGGTTCCTACCTGACGGAGAAGTACAAGGAAATCAGCGGCGACAAGCCCGGCAAGCAGGTCGCGTTGCAAGCCGTGTACAGTTGGCTGGATGATGACAAGGGCGCTTTCCAATACGGGTATGCGAACCTGTGGTGGAATGGCGCCACTGAAGTCAGCACATCCACGTCGGACGATTCCAGCGGTTCCACCACCCAGTATTGGAGTCATCAGATGTCCCTCACCGACAAGTCGGATGGAAGCACGAGGGATATCACCCAGCTTGTCGCCGTCACCGATGGTGTGGCTACTGCGGTGGGAACGCCGACCGTGCTTCCCAAGACCGTCACTTCGAACAGCAATACGGACACGTATCGTCCCGACGGTTACATTCAGCTTGACCAGAACACGAGCCTGACGAACGTGGTCAGCGCTTGGTCTAAAGCATACATCGGCAAAGACTCCAACGCTTTGACGGTACTTGTCGGAGACCCGAACAGCGACCACATGTATCAACCCGCAAGCTTGGGTTCGTATCTGAACTCGTCCCTAGACTGGCTTGTGCAATGCACCAAGGACGGCAAGACCGTTGACAAGCAGAACAAGTCCGACAATCCCGAATGGGCGGCGGCGAGCGTCAGCATCTCGTTCAAACCCTACGAGAAGAAGGTTGACGCGAGTACGGCCAACGACCCGAACGCCGACACCAAGTCGGTAAGCAACGTGGAGACGAGCGTCACCGTCCTCATCCATAATCCGACCCGTGGTAGCGCGAAAATCGTTGACTGGGGTGCCGAAGGCAGTCTGACCACGTTGAAGGCGTTCAGCAATGCCATTGACCGTTCGCTGATTGGCTCTTCCAGCAGTGATGACGATGATGATTCTTCCGATTCCAGTTCATCGGATTCCGATAGCGGTTCCGGTGATGACGGTTCCGACAATGACGATTCCGACTCCTCCGATTCGGATTCGTCCGACAACAACGGCAGTAGTTCATCCCAGAATTCCGATGACGGTTCCGTAACCGGCGACCCCAATGAGGGTCCGAACGACTAATCCGAAAGGAAAACTAAAATGACAGGACATAACAAGCCTAGTGAGGGTGACAAGTTCGCTGAGTTCATCAACAGCAATGGCCCGTTGACCGGTGCGATTATCGCCATCGCGTTCATCGTGTGTCTCGTCATCAGCATCATCTTGAACCTGTGATGAGATTTTTTGGAGGTTTCCTATGGCTAAGAAGAAAGGCGGCATGTCCGCCGGTTCCCTGCTTGGCGGCATTCTGGTCGTGTTGACGGCCATGGTGCTCATCGTGAATCTTGGATTGTGGACTCCCATGTCGAAGATTTTCGGATTGCCGGAAATCAACAGTCTGTCCCAGTTGATGCCGGGTGAGGATTCCAAGGTGAAGCCGGATGTGAAATTGGGGTTGAAGGAGCCTCCCTTGAAGCCGTCCGGCTCCAATTCGCAAACCAATACTCCAGAAGCCACAGAAACGCCCTCAGAAACGACGCAGACACAAAACGGGGACAATTCCTCAAGTCAAGCACAAAAAGCCTCTACAAGCGTTCCTGAAGGTGCTTTAAGCCCCATCACCACGAAACAGGCGCTTGACAAACTCGCTGACATCGAAACCGCAACCCCGCACACCAAAGGATACAACCGCAAAACCGACTTCGGCACATGGCAGAACAGCAACCAGCTCTGCGGTTACGGCACCACCCGCGACTACATCCTCAAACGCGACATGACCGACGTGACCATGGACAAGAACTGCAAGGTGCTCACCGGAACCCTCCAAGACCCATACACCGGCAAGACCATCAAATTCCAACGCGACACCTACGAGACCGTCAACGGCAAACAGAAGAAAACAGGCGGGGACAGCATGGCCGTCCAAATCGACCATGTGGTGGCGGTCAACGACGCTTGGGCCAGCGGACTGTGGAAGGACTCGCGCAAGGGCGACCGCATCACCTACGCGAACGACCCGGAAGTGCTCGTCGCGTCCGAAGGAGAAGCGAACAACATCAAACAGCAGGGCGTGAACCTCGTGAAGGACGAGGCGTTGAACGGTTCCTCGACCAAGTGGAAGGACGCAACGCCCAGCATTTGGCTCCCGTCCAACAAGACGTACCAATGCTCGTATATGGCTAAACGCGTGTACATCAAAGACAAGTACAAGCTGTCCATGAGCAGTTGGGAAAAAGCCGAAACGAAGTCGTTCCTCACGCAATGCGTGGCCGACGGCAACTGATTTTGTTGACCCAGCCCCTTGTTAGAAAAACTTTTCCTGTTTTTCCGGTTTTGCACCAGATGAATGTTCGAAGTCGTTTACTGTAACAGTTGAGACCGGGTTTTCGTGGTATATCTTCCACCATCTGGTTTCTTCCCCGGTCTCTGTGGAAAGCTCCTCTCGGGGAGTGTGTTTCGGGTTCCGCCACCCGTGTGTGGATTCTTTTTTGGGTGGCGGAACCATTTTCTTTCCTAATCGGCATTGTGGCGATTCGAGAAGAAAATGATGTTATACTAGAAGTGTTCACACAATAATAGAAAAAGCCAGCCAAGGAGAAAAACATGAGCAACTACTTCAACAGCATCGAACACCAAATCAACCTCATGCTCGACAGGGAACAAGACCTCCAAGACGAACAGGAACAGCGCCTACGGGATATTCACGACGGCATCGGAGACTACGTGCTGTTGCCCGAAGGCGACCCGTGGAACATCGATGACTACGAGCAAGACCCACAGCCCACCAACATCAACAACACTTGCAGTCACGGACTCTATGTTGACGAAGGTGTGAAATCTGGAACCATGTATCATCTCAACCCTGACCTCGGACTGTGGGCGGCTTGTGACGACTACGAGGACATAGAAAAAATGGTCAGGGAAGGCAAGCCGCTCACCCAGCCCATCGACGATTACGATTCGAAGCTCGCCTGAGAAAGAATTTTTCCTGAAACCTTCCTTGTTTGCGAAAAACTACGTTATAGTGGAACCAGTCACAAACAAGGAAGGTTCCTTTTTGAACACCGAAACGGACATCACGGACAGTCAAACCCAAGAACGTTCCCGTCCACGCAAAGACCTTGACACCGTAGGAGGGTTCCTTGACTCCTGCAAGGACGAGACGCCAATCCTGCTTTACTTCAACACAAACGACGGAATACAAAGAATCCCCCACATCCTAGGAGACCCGCCCACCGTCGGACAACTCCGACTCAACAAATATCTGCGGCCACTGAAAATCCAACGAAGAGTCCGCTACCAGATTGCCGGAACCAGCGACACCGGCTGGGTCATCCGGGTCGATGAACGATTCAAGAAAAAGAAATACATCAAAGCGTCGAAAGCCTGAACTTTTGGATAATCAAGACTACACCGTGAACAAAACCCCTTTACGTTCCAACGGAGACCGGGAAGCAGTCTTGCAGACCATCTTCCGTAGGGGAGTCCTGCCGCAAGCCGTGGTGTACGCGCTCGGACTACTGGTGGCGGTATGTCTCCTCGCATATTCGAACTCCCTGACGGGAGGATGGAAAATCATCTTCCTGTTCCTGTCCATCCTGAATTTCGTGGCGGGAATCCGGGGACTCGTCAAGGTAAGCGCCAGCTGGACTACAGTCCGTGACTGCGCGTATCCGAACATCGACGCGAACGCGGCTGAAACATGGGATTTGGCCGTATGGCTCGCCAACAGTCCACAATTCGGAGGAACACCAATCCGGGATATGCGACAGCAGGAACTACGTGAGGCATTGGATGAGTACGGGCCACTGTTCCAAGCGAACAATCCGGAAGACGTGACCGTCCAACTGAACCGGTTGGAACGGCTCATGCATGACGTGGATTGGACAGGCCAATACGTTCATGCGCTCCTTCTATTCCGACAGTTGAAAGACTCACATCTCAAATATTGGAGCCAACTGGACGGAGCCTACTGGCAAACGTTGATAAAACTGACGTCAGGCATGCGTTTGGAAAACCTACGCGAAGACGTGCAGCTCTCCCCACACCGCATGGTCATCTTGGATGGATTGCAGATTAACTGCGGACTGCACGGAACCGTAGGCGAATACACCGTCGGCTACGAGGATGGCGGAGTCCTGTGAACTATCAGATGCTACGGGATGGCAGAAGCGGACGAATCCTCCTGTTCGTCAACGATTGTTGGATGCTCCGCGAGTGGTTAGCGGAGAACATCGGACTGGACGAGAACGGTTCCGTCCGACTCCGTAGGCTCGACCTGTTGGAAATGGAAGAATACTCCGCCAAGGTTATGGACAATCCCGAATCGTCCAGTGAGGAATACTGGCAAGCCAAAACCATGCATGACGGCGTGGTCAGAACGTTCAAGGAAATGTCGCCGGTGGCACGACTCGAATACTGGGACTGTCTGAACGACACTCCCGTCAACATCCTCTGAGACTTAGAAAAAAACATTAAACCTCCGAAAGGAACAGCATTGGACGAACAATCCTCCACCCAACGTTTCCGCGTCCTCTTGGCCGGTATCAGCGAAGGTGAGACCAGAATCCTCTACAACATCGAAAAAGGACGGTTGACCGCCGACATCCTCAAAAGCAACATCGGCAGACGACTGCTGGATGCCGGACTCATCCGACGTAACGGACAATCAGCCCCATCCCTCACCAAGGATGGCATGCGCCTCGTATCCACGCTCGCCCAAGGCGAGGCAGACCGTCCAATCCGACTATACGAGCGCAACAGCGAAACACTGCTCCGCCAAGCCGGACAGGGAACGGCCAACGCATACAAGGCCGGTTTCGAAAACGCCGCCGTCGAACTGCTGAACGACAAGCTGGTTCGCCTCGACATCGCAACGGGCGCTCTGACGCTGCTCCCTGCGGGACGGGAACTAGTGACATTCTCCCCCGCCTTATGAGAGGCGGGGGCTTCCTGCTCAAGAACCCCAGTGGGTTCAGTATTGACAGGCTATCCCCACATGCCCTGTGGTTCGCACGATTTATGAGTCGTGCTACTCGATGATTCTCATTGCCTCATCCCGAATATTCCGGGCGGCGTTCACGTCACGGTCATGCAACACTCCACATGATGGGCACGCCCATTCGCGGACGCTTAAATCCTTGACCAGAGGATTCTTGCAACCGCAGTCGTGGCATAGTTGGCTGGACGGATACCATTTGTCCACCCGTACCAGCCGTTTGCCTTGACGGGCGAGCTTGTATTCCAACATGGTGCAGAACATGCCGTAGGCGTTGTCCAACGTGCTTTTAGCCAAACCTTTTCTGGCTTTGCGGCCATTGGGAAGATAATGTCCCTGACGTTCGGGGTCTGGTTTCGGCTCGGGTTTCTTCATCATGCTTTTCATGCTCAGAGCCTCCACGCCAACCATATCGTATGATGCGACAATCCTGTTGGCTTTCTTATGCTGGTAGTCGCGTCTTTGATTGGCGGTCTTCTCATACAGTCGGGCGACCCGCTTGCACTGTTTACGCCAGTTGGCGGAACCTTTGACCATATGGGAAAGCTTGCATTGCTCTCTGGCGAGCTTGTCCTGCATTTTCCGATAGTATCCCGGATATTCGGCGTGCTCCCCGTCACTGGAAACATACAGGCCGTGAGACGCGTAGTCCAATCCGACAGTCTTCACCGGCTTCACTTTTTCGGGTATTTGGGTCTCGTACTCGAAAAGGATTGTCGCGGTGTATCTTCCGGAAGGGCAATGCTCCACGGTGACGGATTTCAGTTTCCAATCGTCGGGGATACGCTTGTGTTGGCGGACCGCCAACCATCCGAGCTTGGGTAGTTTCAACCTCCTTGCCTTGTCATCCAATTCGATGTTGCCGTGGGACAGATTCGTCGTGTATGTCTTCCTGCCCCGACGTTTCGACTTGTACTTCGGAAAACCTGTTTTCCTGTCCTCGAAGAACCTCTTGTACGCCTTCTCCAATGCGAGTTGCGCGTTGCAAAGAGCGAAGCTATCCACTTCGCGCAGGAACGGATACGTGTCCTTGTACAGGGCGGGCGTGGGACGGCATGATTCCCATGTGGTCTGATAGTGGGCGATGCGGGTTTCGAGCATGAGGTTGTATACGAAGCGTGCGCAGCCGATGGTGCGGTCTATCAGCCGCGCCTGTTCTTCGGTGGGATATGCGCGGAACCTCACGGCGATATGTGTCTTCATGCTTGGGTTCGGCTCTTCTCGCCTTGGTTCTCGATGTATTTGCGTATCACCTCGACGGGTGCGCCGCCCGTGGTAAGCAGGCAGAAGCTACGGCTCCAGAAATACTCCTTCCAAAGCTTGCGTCTGATTCCGGGGAACTCCTGTTTCAGCAGTCGGCTGCTGGCGCTCTTGTACGCGTTGATGAACTTCGACAGTTCGCTTTTCGGCTGGGCGCGGAACAGGACATGCACGTGGTCCACGTCATGATTCCATTCCTCCAACGTGATGCCGTACTTGGGCGCGATGTACTCGAAAATCTCCCGTGCGCGATTGGAAATCGTGTCATCAAACACTTTGCGACGGTATTTCACGACGAGCACGAGATGATAATGCATGAGGAACACCGAATGATGATTCGATTCAAGTTTCACAGCAATCACCTCGTTCCTGATGAGTACGACTGAATACCAGTATAGTATAGGATTATGTCAATTCACCACCCGCCCTAGAGTCGGGTGAACCCTTGACAAACCGGCGTTGGAATTGAGTCTGCGAGACCGTCTGAATCAGCCCGCGTTCGTATAGGAGATTAGGAAAAATGCTGTCGCTATTGTCGCAACAGAATGTGCTTATCGCATTGGCTATGGGCGCTATCGTATTGGCGCTCATGTTCCTCGTGTCCGCATTGGAAGACTTGTTGGATAGGGATACGAGACTAGGGGAGTTGTGCAGTCGCAGGAACTTGAGATGGGCGGTGGTCATTCTGACCGTCGTCGTGGTTCTCGCGGTGGTGTCCGTCTGACGGTTTCTTGGTTTGGGGTGGCTTTTTTGCCGCCCTTTTTGTTTGTGTTGGTGGTTTCCTAGGTTAGGAACTATAATGGGATTGTTCACACAAAAAATGAAAGTCACGGAGAAAAAATGTCTGGCAAAAAAACCAATCCCAAATCACCGGAATACAAGAAAACCATCGACACCACCGGCTTCGGACTCACCTGCGTCACGGAATATGGATTCGACAACGATGGACTGTTCCACCACGAATACGCCTACACTCACGGAAACAGGAAGGCCGTCGTCCAAGTGACGGGAAGCCGGAAGCCCGCCGACTGGCACACCCGCCAAAGCGCCTACGCATCCTACTATGAGGACGGACGTCAGGTAGGGAAGACCCGCGCCTACAACATCTACGAAAACGCGCAAATCAAAGCCGTCCGATGGGTCATGGGCTATGGTTCCGACAGCAAGGCCGATGAAGCATGCCGTGCGATGCGATTGGCGAAAAGCCGACGAAACCAGCGGATATGCCAGAGAATCCCCGAAGCGCTCCGTATGGAAGTGGACGGATTGGCCAACACTCTCGGGTTGAGGATTCACGGCAACGAGGACAACGAAACCGTCGAAACGTTCGTGGACGCCTATATCGCCGCCGCTGAAGACAATGGTCTTATCGAGCTGAGGTCACGCCAGCACGAGTACGAGACCTCAATCACCGCATGGTTGGACATGGCCGCCGGACGACGAAAGACGGAGGACGCTCCCGACTGGGAGAAGTTCAAGGCGACCGTCACGGCAATCGTCCCGCTCTATCAGGAGTGCAGACGCAAGGCTGCGGAAAGCGTCGGACTCGCTGAAAAATTGGATTGAGGACAACCTTTCGGTTCGACCGCCAACGTGGGAGCGTCTTCCAGAATCGATCTGTAGTCCTCCAACACTCCGACCGTCACGTTCAAATCGACGGCCACGAGGAACGCTTCGTCCTCGTACACTCGTTCGGACTGTATGTAGTCGAACGGATTGATGAGCAGTGTCGCGGTCTCCTTGCGCACATGCGTTTCGGCCTTGTCGTCGTATTGGCTCTGGCAACGGGCGTCCCCATGCGTCCAGTGGAGCAGTTCGTGGGCCAGCGTGCATCGTTTTTGCCGTTCGTTCAGCCGTGGGTCGATGATGATGATGTGCGTCAACTCGTCGTATACGCCGTTGATGTTTTCAGGCAGTTCCTCTTCGAATATGTGTGGTGCCGGTCGGGTGAGTTCCACGGCGCGTCGCATGCACTCGTAGCTCATACGCCTGTCGAGGGTGACGTTTCTGCCGTCCAATGGGGGATGGTTCAGCAATCGTCCTCGCTTTCCGCTTCCGCCTGTTTGTTCGGGTCGTGGTTTGCGGCCAAGGTGAGGTCTCCCGCGTTGATTCTGCGTAGTACGTCTTGTAGCTGTTGTTCCACGATAGAGGGTTTTGTCTGGTAGCCGTTTTGTCCGGCGATTAGCTCCTCTGGCTCCATGTCCCATGCGTGGGCGAGTTTTTCCACGTCGGCGGGGAGCCATTCGACGGTCTCGTTGTATCGTGTGGTGACGTAGCTGGGGCTTTTGCCTAGTTGACGCGCGATGTCCCGTGCGGAGAGCCGTCGGATTCCGGCTTCCGCTAGGATGCGTTGGTTGATTCTTCTGTTGAATTCGCTGGTTTGGTTTTTTCTTTTTCCCATGTTTTTCATGATAACTGATTTTTAACATGAAACGCGTGGTTTTAGATTTGACAGCATACTTTTATATGCTATTGTTCGTAATTACGAACACTTGTTCACTCGAAGAAACAGGAAGTCAATGCATAACATGAGTTACGACAAGGCACGGACGCCCTTGCGGACAGCCGGGTAGACACCTCCAAGAAACCCGTCCCACACACCCCGCCTCAAAATTGGAGGAACACACCCCCAATTTTGTGAATACGCCCAGTATGACTAGAATAAAAAACGTCCACACAATATAAGCCAGACTCCACACAGGCCAGACTAAAAGGAATGTTTTGAGAAAGACAATAGACCAGAAAATCCTCTTGGATAAAAACTTCACAAAATTGGACATCCTAGGCCAGCACCTATGGATGATGCTCCAACTGCATCCGAAGACCAATGCTCTCGGCGTATGTGATTGGACGTTTGGAAAAATCAACGCCTACACTCACGGAAACACTCCCACCCCATTCCAACAGGCGGGCCGGGAACTCGTAAACGAAGGACTACTGGTCATAGACGAGGACACCGAAGAAGCACTCCTCCTCGACCACATCGACCTCACGGCGGACTCCGGAACCATCGAATCCGCATACCTTGGAACCGCCAGCCCAAGACTGCGCAGAATCCTAGTCAGTGAACTGAACCGAACCCTCCGACAGGGAAAGCACTTCCCGTTCGAATGGGAGGAGATTCATGACATCCTCAGTGAATCGAATGCCGACTCCGACGAATATGAGGAGCCGCATCCAAGCGTGGAACCCGTCGAGGATGATTCCCTAAACACCTCCCAGACAGATAATTCCACCTCCAAAAAGGAAAAAGAACCCGCCAAGCAGGACGATATCGAAACCTCAAGCGTGAAACCCGTAGAAGCGGAAGACAAGCCTGTCGGGAAGCGTCGTGGACGGCCACGTAAGAATCCACTCCCTCCGGAAGGAGAAGACAAACCGAAGCGTCGTCGCGGTCGCCCCCGCAAGTACAAACCCGAACCGGTCGAACTGATGGACGGAACCATGGAGCCTCCGTTCGAGGAGCCGATGACCATGGAACAGGTCAAGGTTCTGCCCCAATACGATTCCGACACCCCAATCGACGTGGATGATGACGGGGAACCCAAGTATTTGCAGTGGGATGAAATCCCGCAACAGCTTTGGTTCTGGCATCCACTGCCCGAAGACTGGTCTCCGACCGAGAAAGCATCGAAACTGTACAAGGATTTGGGTGGTGGAAGCAAGATGACCATTTTGCAAGCGGCTGACTCGTTCCGTAAGGTCTACGATTCACGCCTGTACGTGAAACGTGACAACGGTTTCAAGGCCGCTCCGCTCTCGCCTGACCGACTCTTCATCCAACAGTTGCTTCACTGGCGTAAGGAAAAGGACGAGGAAAACGAACGCAAAGCCAAGGAAAAAGCCGAGCGGGAAGCGCTTCTCGATGAAGAACCGACAATCGACGTAGACCCCATCTGGGGAAACCCCGAAGACTTGGTTTCCGCCAAAGTGGAACAGGAAAATCCCCAACAGGAGGAAGTGACCCCACTGATTCCAGACGAGGAAGTACCGAAAGTCCGCCACTACAAGCGGATGGTGCCGAAGGATTGGAAACCGAACCAGAAGCACATCGACCGAGCCAATGAACTGAACATCGACGTGAACACGGAAGCCGAGAAATTCTACAACTACAGCCATTCCAATGGCAAGAAATACTTGGACTTCGACCGCGCCTTCGACAATTGGCTCCTCAACGCCGACAAGTTCAACAGGAACAGCCGAAACACACGACGCAAAACCCGTAGCGAGGAAGGATACGAGCACAACATGAACATGCTGAAAGAATCCCTCGCCCAAGCCGGATGGGATGAATGATGACAGCACAGGCTCCCACACAAGGAACGTTGACCACGGCACAGGCCAGCAATGGACAGCATTACCCACGCGCCTTCGAACGCCCGTGCGCCATCGCGCTGTTGACCCAAATCAACAGTCATTACGGCAACAAGCCGTTGGATGACGCGCAGGTGGATAACTTCGTCAACGAAATCGACCATACGATTAAAGCCGACGAAGCCCGCCAAGCCATCATCGAATTCTTCCAGACACATTCGTCACGGGAAGCTTGGATTGCTCCCTACGACATCAATCAGATGGTCAGGAGGAAGCGTTTGAGCAGAGTGCCATCCAATGCTGAAATCAGCCGCATGCTTGACGGATATGGCATCACCGACGCGAACACCGCATGGGGTTTCAGACGTGGACTGACCTACGCCATCTCCAAAGGCGCTTCGCCGGAACGCGCTATCGAGTATGCGAAAAGACACTGTGATGACGTGAAGACCATCTCCAACACCCCAGACCAGTATCCACAGCTCACAGCCGGTGACAACGTGGGCAAGGAAGACGGTGTCACTTCATTTTCAGCGCTATTGAAAGACTTCCGGTCAGGATTGGAACGGCCATCCACACAGGCCAATCCAATCCCAGCCGAAAACAATCCAATCCAGAAAACCGATAAGAAAGAAGAAAACAAACAATGACCGACGTCACCACCAAGCTTATTCACGACACTTTCATCCAGAACCGTCCCGATAAGGTAGGCGAACAGGAAGCGGAAGAACTGTTCAACCATTGGCTTGAAGTCCACGGATTCCAGCCGGAGGAACAGCCCATCGCACCAGCCGGATTCGAGTATGAGACCGTCAAAACCAAGGAGGATTCCACACCATCCTCCGACGATTTGGACGTCATCGCCCTCGCATCCGACAATGCCACCAATTCCGCCGCAATGATTTCCGACGTGATGGATTCTCTTCCTGAAAGCACCCGGGAAGCGCTTGCGTGCGCGTTGAACGACTTTGACTGTGCCGCCGAGCATCTGCACAGGTTGCTCGACAAGTACAATTACAAGCCTTTGGAAGAAAGGGAGGAAGAGTGAAGTAGCACAAGAGCACAAAACCAATCCACACACAGTAAGAAACCAGAAGGAAAAGATTTGGAAAACAAACTCCGAGGGAAAATCCCCTTCATCGCGGCAGTGTCCGCACTATCCATGCTCGTCTCCGCAAACGTGGCATTGGCCGCAGAGGTCGGCAACCCAATCATCGTGGACAAGACCAACATGTTCACGGCTGATGAAACCGTTGACCTGTTGGGCGGCGACTTGGGTGAGGCGGCGAACTTCGGTCTCGTCGGCTTCGACTCCATCCATCTCAACGCGCATACGAACAGCAACATCGCCACCGAACACGCCTACATCGGAGCAGCCTTCGGCAACCACGCCAACGGTGTGGACGAGCCGGAAGTCAGCTACATGGACAAGGTTGACGGCAACATCAACGTCAGTCTGCCCGCCGACTCCAAAATCGTGTTCGGACAGTCCAACACCATCGGGCAGACCGACAACGGCAACAGTTGGACGGTGAACGGCAACAAGCTGGAAATGCAGACCGGTGGAAGCCTACCGAAGTCGGAACGAGTGCTCAAGGACTCCAAGACCGTCAAATACCTTGACTTGGAGGCCATGGAAAAGAGCATGACCAGCCTGTCAGCCAAGTGGTCGAAAACTCCGGAAGCTAACGCGACCCATGATTTCTCCGACATGAACAAGCGTCACATCGACGCCAACGGTGATGTCGCCCATATCAACATTGACGCGAAGGAACTGCAAGGTAATCGAGTCACCGCCACATTGGGGGAGAAGACCCGTCTCGTCGTGAACGTTGACGCCGAAGGTGCGGACAATATCACTCTGCCCCAATTGGACGTGGATGGTATCAATCACGCCGAATACGCCAAGTGGACGGACAAGGGTGTTATTTACAATCTGACCGACTCCAAAGCCAAGGACGGACAATATCACGGCAACGTCGGCACCGCTGGCGCATCCTCTTCCGTGATTCTCGCCCCAGAAGCCAACGTGGACGCATCCCAGAACGTCGAAGGACAGATTATCGCCAAGAACGTGACCATCGGCGGCGAATTCCACCGCAACAGCGTGAATGTCCCCGCCACCCGCCACGTGGAAGTGAAATTGGACGGTCAGGACAAGACCGAAACCACTCCGTTCGTCGTGCCCCAGCCCGCTAAAGACCATTACCGTTTCACCGTCTGGACAACCAACCCGGACGGAACCGGCGACTCCTACAAGCCGGGCGAGACCGTGACTTCGATTCCGGAGAACACCACCCTGTATCCGCAATGGGAGGCGAAGCATGTGCTCCGCTATGACATGAACGGTGGCGACGGCCAGTATGAGGATTCCGACTTGCCAACCGACGTGTCCGACACGGCTCCAACCCGAGACGGTTATGAGTTTGACGGTTGGATGATTGATGGCGTCAAGGTCGATTCCGATAACACTGTTGAGGACAATGGTTCCGATGTGACCGTGGTCGCACAGTGGACTCCGGTTAAGCAGGATGTGACGCCGACTAAACCGGACGTCCCATCCAAGGGGGACGACAACAAGACCGACAATGGCGGAAACGGTTCCGACACTCCGAAGGATGATAATACGGACACGCCGTCCAAAGACGACAGCAAGCCGGACGTTCCGAAGGGTGACGACAATACCGACACTCCATCCAAGGATGATGGGAACAAGACTGAAACCCCGAAGGATGACAATACCAACGTGCCGAACAAGCCGGACACTCCAAAAGACGATACCGACACACCATCCAAGGATGACGGCAAATCCAACGATGATACGGGCGCTCCCTCCGACGGCAAGAACGACGTGAACACTCCCGCCGGGAATAAGACGACCGGCAACGGTAAGAACGATAACGGCAATAAGACCGTGGACGCCAATAAAACCGTCCAACAGGATGGTCAAGGCTTGGCTGTCACAGGCGTGACGGTCGGCATCATCGCCATCGCGGTCATCGTGCTTGCCGTGGTTGGGGTAATCCTCTCCGCAATCAAGAGGCATGAGTTCAACCGCTAAAGAAGATTGACTGGGGGTGTGCCAATGCGGCACACCCCTTTTGTCTCAAATGGGAACATCGTAAAAAATATAAAAGAAAGCTGATGGAATGAAGGATTTCAGCAAATGGTTGGAAGCTTGGGAGAATTACCCTCCAGTTCCCGACTGGATGTACACCCTTGACCTTGCTGCCGTCGGAATCTTCGGATGTGCCGCGATTCTTGGACTGGTTATCGGAATATGCGGCGTGAACAGTTATGAAAGTGGTTTAGGTAAAATCGCCCACATAAGCTTTGCCGTCGGCATGATAGGAATACTTTTAGGATTTCTTTTCAGTGTATTCGTTAACGTATACTACGAAGGAAAAGCTTCCGCACCACCCACGCTTCGCGAACAGATTTCCACAGTTTGGAATTTAGAAGATATAGACTGCGACTCCCTACCTAAACGTGAACTGCCTACAGAGGATTTGAAATGCGTTGTCTACAAGGGTGACAAGAGAATCAAAGTCACATTGCACGCAAGCGAAAGCAAAGTCGGATTGTATACATCCGACAGGAAGCGTTTCCTAACGGAATAGGAATGTTTTAGATGATGAGTCAATATGGAGAAGAGCTTAATATGCAGATACTGCAACCGTTGGATTTGGACTCCACGGCGGGAATATTGCAGCTGAACGGCTATCTGGTTCCGTTATCCGAATGGAGCAAAGCCAGAGAGGACTACAAAAGCAACACCGACCGACGGGCGTTCGTCATCATACTGTGCGCGTTAATCGGGTTAGCGGTCGCCTGCATGGAAATATGGGCCACCAGCAGTTGTTCCATTCGACTTCCCACCTATATCCACGTTCTTGTTTTTCTGATGAGCTTCGGATGCAGTCGGGTGGTGTTGTTTCCCTCTAGCAGAATGGAGAAAATTATTCGCCCGAAACCGGACAGCCCCAGCCGAGTGTTGGAGTCTGAATTCGACATCCATGTGGCCGGACTGGAAGGCACTCCACTGTTCGACAAGACCGGTTACAGGAAAATACTGCTCCAGACCGACGAAACGCATTTCAGTCCCGCAACCCTGTTTGTTTGGGAGGAGCGAAGCAGTATCAAAGAAGAAGGTATTTGGCCTATGACATACATTGCACTGTTCGACAAGGACGGCAAGCCAATCAGACCGCAAAAGAGTGAAAAATAGACTGACTCTCACAGAGAGTCAGGAAAAGGCTCGGCTCTGGTTGGAGTGGGATGTGAGATTGTCCCGGAAAGCGTTCGAATCCCGTTTGACTAGAGAAAAAAGAATCTTGTCCCCAAATAGACAAAGGAAATCAGAATGGCGTATCAAGACCCGTGGCGTGAGGCTGTTGAAAACGCTAAAGAACTTCTCCGATTGGGAATGCCACCACAGAAAGTGCAGGAGCGGACTCGACTCCCCAAGAGCACCATCGACAGGATATCCCCGCCCATCTTGCAAGAGAACGCCCAACGCAAGGCAGTCGAAGAAGCCGAACGAGCCGTGGAACGCGAACACAGGAAAGTACTCAAAGAAAAAATATCCGTGCCCCATGTGCGGCAAAGGCTATGGTGTGGCCGAGGGTGGGGCGATGACCGCGTTCCTGAACGGTGCCGTCCAGCCCGTGGACTCCACTGATGTTCCGGAATCATCCCCGTTTTTCCGCCCATATTGGGCGCACTGTTCCAACAGGCGTTGCATCGCCCGGCTCATGTTCCCCCGAGACTCGGAGGAGGACGCATTGGACGCCTTCGTATTGGGAGAGTGGGTGCGGCCACACCCGTTCCGTAGCCTGAAGGACGGAACGGAGTGGACGTGGTCACAGGCCGGATTGCGCAACGAGGTCATCCACTTGTTGGCTGACCACACCACGGAACAGGTCGAACAGCTTGGGTTCAACCCGCCCGCCGTCGAGGAACTAGCGAACCAGCTCGCATTGCGTCGTATGGAACTAAATCCCGAGGAGGCGTTCGACACGACGCTCATGTGCCCCAAATGCGGTGGTCGAGGCCAATTCCGCAAGGCCGTCAACCCGCACACGCACAGGAAGACCAGCTGGGAATGCTGGTGGCGGGTCGGATGCCCCAAATGCGGGGCGAGAACCGTCAACTCGTTCCCAACCCAAGAACAGGCGCAATCCGCGTTCGAGGAAAACGACCTATTGCGGGAGCCGGAAAAATAGGAAAGGCTAAAAAATAATGGGACTATTCCAATTCCTTTCTAGACGAAAGCCTGAAAGCGAACCGGTCAAAGTCAGTCCGCCTTCAATCGCACAGGACAAGCTCAAAGCCGTCGTGTACGGTCTCGCCATAGGCGACGCGTTGGGAGTGCCTTATGAGTTCCAGCAAAGAGACACATTCACCTGCACGGGAATGGTCGGGCATGGCACGCATAATCAGCCAGCCGGAACTTGGAGCGACGACACGGCAATGAGCCTAGCCACCTTGGACTCACTCAGCAAATGCGATGGCAAAGTAGACGCGACAGACCTGATGATACGTTACAGAATGTGTCTGGAATACGGAATGTACATGCCGGACGGCAACACATATGATTCCGGTATCACCGTCGCCACGGCCATCAGGTCGGGGCATGGTTGCGATGGTCTGGATGATAACGGCAATGGTTCGCTTATGCGGATGGCCCCGTGCGCCTTCTATCATCTGTCCGACGAGGAAATCGAACAGGTCAGCGCCATCACCCACGCTCATGAAATGAGCATGACGGCGTGCGTGCAGTACGTGCGAATCCTCGAAGGACTGGTGAACTGCGTTCCTTCACATAAGGCGATAACCGATTCAGGATTCCCGTTCGACCCAACCATTCCCAGAACGAAAGTAGAATCGGACGGATTCGTACTCCACACATTGAACGCGGCACTCTGGTGCTTAACCAACACTCACAATTATCAGGATTGCGTACTTACCGCAGTAAACCTCGGGGAAGACACGGACACCACAGCCAGTGTCGCGGGAGCGTTAGCCGGAGCCGTCTACGGGTTCGACTCCATTCCTACAAAGTGGATTGAAAAAATGCGAGGACGGGAACTCATAAACATGTACATATGTGAGTCGATTCAAGGAAGAAACTAAAAGCGGATGTTGTCATCGTTTTTCTATTTGATTTTTGGGATAATCGTCATAGGCGTAATAATCACACTGTTGTCGGCTTGGGCCGTCAAGCTGTCTAATCCATATCGTTTCCCCTATTTTCGATACTCATTTGATGTTTCCGGTAAAAGGAACGTTGACCTTATCAACTTAATTGATACGTTCCTTTTAGATGAACGCAACCGTTCCCTTTTGGATGATTACGCCCGACAATTAGACACTTGGGAAAAACAGACGAAAGCAGAAATTGAGAGTATACATTTTAAATGGCTTCGGCAAAAAAGACGGGAACAATACGAGTCTATTTTAGATGAAGACCATGCGTATACATTTTCTACGTGCAGAAATAGAACTCGTTATAATCAAGCGAATTATATTCGCACACCTTATACAGTGACATTCGTTGACCAGCAGATTCAGGTGAGCTTGGAATGGTTGCTCGACCGTTGCCGTCAGTTAGAGAAAACCAATTTCGAGGCCACTTTGAAAGATTGGAATTGCAAACAGCAACGACGGCTAATGACGCCGAAACTGCGAAAAAAGATAGCTGAACGAGACAACTACACTTGCCAAAACTGCGGCAAATACATGCCAGACGGTGTCGGACTGCACATCGACCACATCATCCCCGTCATCAAAGGTGGCAAGACAGTCGAATCTAATCTGCAAGTTCTCTGCTCGAAATGCAACGGACGTAAAGGTGGCCGATAAGAGGAAGGAACCCGGAGAATGTTGACTCTCCCCATCACAAGAAAATGGTACGATATGATTCTTTCCGGTGAGAAGACGGAAGAATACCGAGAAGTCAAACCCTACTACGATTCCCGTTTCCGCCGACTGTTCGACATGGACGAGTCGAATAATCCAACAGGATTGGACGAGCGGCCAATACTATTCCGCAACGGATACTCCCATACAAGTCCGAGCTTCACCGCCATCTGCACGCTCTCTAAAGGAGAGGGACGTACCGAATGGGGAGCCGAACCGCACAAACAGTATTGGATATTAAACATCCAACGAATCCACAAATAGGTTTTTGCACCCTTTCGGAGTATGTTTTAGCTAAAAAGAAACACACTCCGAAAGGAAACCTAATTTTGAAATACCTACTATTAATACTCGTCCCATCATCCATCCTGCAATGGTTGCTACTACTCGTATGCGGCGTGGGAGGATGGTTCCTGTTCTCCACTCAGTTTAAAACCTCAAAAAAGTCCACCGCCATGGTCAACGTATTAGGTGCTGTGTGTGGTATCGCATTCTTTTACGGATTGAAGAATGGTCTCGGTGGTTTGAGTGACATGTTCATGTCACTCACCGGAAAATACGTGTACGGGTATCCGCATTCGCAAGTTCCCCTAATCAACGCGTTTATCGCCATTCCTCGTATACTCATTGGTGTTTTTTGCATGTGTGCCGCATATGGTCTTTATCAGCCGGTATCCGAAAAAGAAGGCGAGGAGTACAGGAGCCAGAGTCAGCAGAATGAGGCGAAGGAAGTTGAACAGGCTCTCAATCAGACCATCGACCAGATAGGCGTAGCCTTCAATCTGCTCAAAGCCGAACCCGGCCAACCAAATTATCACGGTTACAAGCTAGTGAACGAGGACTGCGGTGGTCAACCAGACCCCTTATGGAACACCATGAACCCAGCCAACATCCAACAGGCGAGAAGCCAATACCGCCTCTACGGCAATCCGGGCGGCGGCCTATCACAGTCGAACTTCACCACCAATGAGATTCAATCCGGCCAGAAAGGTGAACAAATCCTCGCCAACATGATTACCGGCAACTGTCCCAACGTGGTGTCCTTCTGGTCGTTGCACGGTCTGAACGAGCGACACCAGTTCACTGACGCGGATATCGACTGCGTGATTGCCGGACAGGACAAACAGGGCAAAACGCATTTGTGGTTCGTGGATGCGAAGAACTATAAAGGTAATGCGGATACCGCCTACCGTAACCTCACCCCAGACCAACTGTTGAGAATTAGCGTCAGCCAGCGTGCGTTCGAAACCGGTGTGGATGGTCGTCCGGATTTGAAACTTTCCGCGAACATGAACTGGCAGAAGGACATGTGGGATTTCATGTTCCACGGCAAGCCGGTTGAAGTGGAATGGCTTGTCTGCATGGTGCCAACCTCCGATAAGGGTGTGCCGGATGTGAATGGTGTCACGTGGCCGGGGAATATTCCTTGCGTGACGCCGGAGGAGCTGGTTCGACGCGTGAACGCTGTCGGCTTGGACTCGGTACAGAACATTCCATTGGATTGGCTTAACACGTTCAAACGCCAATTGAAGCACTGACTTTTTCGATTAAAACATTCGAGAAGGAGAGCGCACGACACGCTCTCCCTCTCTTCGTCTCCAACACATATATACTGGAATCGTTCACACAAAAAAGGAGAAGACCAATGTCGTCACAAAACCTCACTCATACGCTTGCAGAACATGGACTGGTCAAGGCTGACACGGCCATTGAAAGCGACTGGAACACCGTCAACAACCTCCGTAGCAGATTCAGTATGCCCCTCACGTGGGAGAACATTCAACAGATTCTCAATGACCATCCTCAAGTTCGACCCTACCTATACTTGTCCACGGGAATGGACGGACTCGTATTGCTTAACGTTGATACCGGCGAAACGGTCAGCGCGCAACCACTGGTTTTCGCTTCGCTTTCGGAGGATGATAGTGACGGTATGTTCGTCAATCTGATAGGGCAACAGGTCGAACGTTTGGAGAATACGCCTTCCATCGCTTCACTGATTCAACAAGGGGAAATCAACGAAGCGAAACAGCAGATAGAACACGCTACGGCTCTCGCACCTACTGCGTTGGCTGAGTTGGTTTACAGTCTCATGCCTTGGGAAGAACTGGGAGATAGGCAGTTCCAACGCCGAATCGTGTTGACTGTTCGCAAGAATGAAGAATACCCCAGCCAACAGTTTGACGAAAACCTTGTCGAACTGTTGAAGCAGACAACCCCTTGCACTGATGGTGAGGAACCCTTGGAAATGGTCATTAAGAAACCAATTACCGTATATCGTGGTGAAATCGATAAAAGCGTACACATGGGGTTAAACTGGACGAGCAGTCTTGAAGTCGCGGAAAAGTTCGCGGGCAGATTCGGTAGGCAGGGCACTATCTGGAAGACAGTGCTAGAACCTGAGAAAATACTTGCGGCTTACGCGGACGATGGTGAGCATGAAGTGCTCGCCATCGTCTCAGAAAATACCGTAAATAATGTTCGTGAATTCAGTTAGACCTGTATCCTTAACTTCTAGTTGCAGGGGGCATAATATGTGCTGTTGCCC